TGTCTTATACTGGTTGACCTTCTTATCAAACTCCAGGCTGTCGGGAGTCTGCGGGACCTTGCCCTCCTTCATAAGGGCTGCCTCATCATGGCCGGATTGAGATGGCTTCTTGCCATAGCAATTTACGCCATAGCGCAACTCCGGATTATCAAAGTTGCCACCGTTGATACCTACAGTGCCACAGGCATTGCGTTGATCCTCGGGCCCACCCTGTAGCTTATCATAGGTGTCCTTCTGCGTTGGATAGACGGCCATCTGCCCCTTGACCCAGCCATAGTTACACCAGTCAGCGCCACGATCCCAGGCCTCCTTCACCTGATCATAGGTGGCGAGCTCCGCACCCAACGCCTTACAGAGCGGCTCCGCATCATAAAAGGTGAACTTATTGGAACTCACATTGAACACCTCCTTATTGTCAGCACTAATAGGCAGAATCTTCTCTACAATAGAATCGTGAGACGACACCAACGGCTTAGGGTCCTGCGGCGGCGTAGGAGGGACCGTCACATCCTTTGTCTCTCCATCTGAAGGTCTGATACTGGCCTCCACATCGGGGTTCGTCGGAATGCCAAGCGCATTCTGGATTGCCGCCGCAACATACTCATACCCCTCTCGGATCTGCTTATTGAACACGGCAAAGATGATTAAGAAAAAGACAACGAGGCCGGCAAAGATTCCCAGAGGGCTAGCAATGGCCGCCGCTGCCGCTGCGCCTGCCGAGTTGTTTGCGCCAGCGCCGTTGTTTCCCGCCCCATTGTTGCGGGCGCCATTGTTGCCAAAGAAACCACCGGCGTTCTCATTCTTCTTGGAGTTGTTCCCCGCCCCATTGTTTCCAAAGGGCATAAGGCTAGAAAATGTAGATGCCCCGCCGTTGTTGCGAGGCCCATTCACAGCGTTGTTAACCGCCTTTGCAGCATTATTTGCCCCGTTCTTCACGGCATTTACTGCGTTAGTCGCCCCATTCTTAACAGCGTTAGTAACATTTGTAAAGGCTTCTCCCAGGGCGGCTGCCGGACCTGTAGCCTCCCCCCCATTCTTAGATCCCTGTCCAGCGGCGTTCATCCGTCTGTCTCTCTAAAGAAGAGTTTGAAGAATCGCAGGGAGCTGGGATTTCATGTGAGTCAAAAAGGCTGCGACAGACACATCCCAATGAATACCATCCGGGGCCTGATTCGGATAGGCCACTCCGAATCCCCATGCCTTGGGTGCCACCTTTAGAGCACCGGTTGCGCCATCATAGGGGGCGGCACTTACCTCTGCCCCATCCACAAGCAGTCGCACAAGTCTGGGCCTAAATCCCATGGCATAGACCGTCCAATCAGCATTCAGGGCCGCCCGTATAACTCCCGAGGTATCGCTCACGGGGACAAGGTCCACAGGAATGCGGCCTGCGACAATCTCATCTGCGACGTCTGCCGCCTCCCGTTTAATACCATCATAGACACCATCCCGATCCCAGTAAAAAGGTTCGGGAGAAGCATAATGCGCAGTCACTTGCGCACCGGCTGCTGTGAGATTCCGAATGACCAACGTCCCGCTGTGCATTGTGCCATAGACAACCACTTTCTCGCCGGCTCGGACATACTGCTTCAGGCGCTCGGCGTCCAGCGCAATCTCAAGAGGGATGGAGGCTACGGGCAGATTCATCTGTTTCGGCTCCGCCCCAGGGCATAGAATCAGCGCCTTGGACTTCACAACGACCACCTTTCCAGCAGCATCCACTTTTACAGACCAGGATTGTGTCGCAGAATCCCATGCCGCCTGGGTGGCCAGGCCTTGAACTTGTGTCGCCCGCCGAAGGGGTGCTCTCGCTGCTCGGAGAATAGTATGGCTAAGGCTGGAAAGGGTGCTACATTGTTCCGGGTCCGGGACTGGCTCCAAAGGGGTTGATGGGGCAACCTCCTTCAGCGCATTCAGACTTTTGGACCACGGAGTATTGGAAACCACGCTTGTCCAGCGGCGGGCAAGATCACCTCCGTCAAACTGCGGGTCTACAATGGTGACTTTTGAGAGGTCAGCACCGGCCTCTTGAAGAAGCAGAAGGAGGCCGAGTCCAGTGACTCCTGCGCCTACCACACACAGATCGGACATTCTACCGGTGCGTGCTCATTTTAGTAATCCATACACCGGCTGTCTAAATAACTGAATTGTATGTTACCTGCGACATGTGGTATGGATAGGCACCCAGTTCGGAGATCGGTATCTTTTTAGAAAATGTCCATACAAGTGCAGTCTTTCCAGAGTTCTCTGTGATTGTCCAGACATATAAAAATGCGCTAGATGTGTCATTCATCGCAAGGCGATTTGTGCTCGTATCTGGGTCATTAGCAAAAATAGATTTTCCGATCGGATAATAAATCATTCCATCGCTGTTGTTTGGACCAGTTGTGCCTGTAACATATGTGTTATCGGTGCGATTAGTCCAAGATCGTGTAGACATATTCACTGTCCAAGAAGACATTTGCCTTGATCCACGAGTGTAGGCCACTCCATAGTCATTTGTAAATCCAGAGGCCGCTTTCGGAACAACCTCTGTTCCATAAACTTCAGATGTATAACTCACAGTATATGTGCTCGTAGCGGCAATAACCTTGCTAGAGTTGAATTCCATTACGTGTATGACAGCTTGACTAAATCCACCTATAATAAATGCTCCATAGGATGTGCTAGGATTTGTCCACATACATGCGGGGGCATAACATGCGCCTAATACGGAGGTTGTTGCGTTGCTATTTGTAAACATAGTGCTTGCTGTAATCGTTGTCCCACCCTTTGCGAGTATATAACGACGTAATACACGTGTTCCTTCCGTCATGCCATACCATACATTGGAGTCCAAATCTTTGTCGTGAATATACGTCCAGGCATTTGTAAAGCCTGTATATGTGCGGCTTGCTGTAGAGGTGCTGATGCTGGAAAAGTTTTTGATCTGTAGGGTAGTTGCGTTATAGCCGGGTTGATTCATAAACCAACCCGAGTTTGTTGTATAATAGCTCGGGGCAGGGCCCGAGGGGGTCGGTGGAATGGCGGAATCTGTAAGAAGAGTGATGTATCGGCCATAGCCGAAATTTCCTCCAGCAGATGCTGCAAACGGCATCTCACTATTGGCAGAAACGAAAGTTAATTACATTTTGTGATTAACGTTTGTTCCATTGATATGTTTAGTATCTAGAGCCTAGGCAGTCTAAGCACTGTCCTCTTCCGACCAAAGGTCGGTCATGGAGCGCGCTTAATGTGCCTCAGCACATTAAGCACTATCCTCGGGCTGAGTGCGGTTTCCGCCACGAGCCGCAATATACTGACGCTGATCGGGTGTCGTGCACACGCAACCGCCGCCGCAACTGAAGCTGGAGCCGCAGCACTCAGGCTTGCACTGGTTGTTCTTGAACATGAAGAGGCTGTCCGGGCCGGGCTCAAACGCCGGACCCATCAGGGGCTCATTCGGGGCCGTGTAGCGCCACTGGCTGACCGAGTTGCCGGTGGGCAGCTTCACGCCGTCGTAGGCACCAATCGGCTGGTAAAGATCCTTGGCGCCACCGGCGTAGGCCAGATTGTAGGACTGGAAGCCCTCGCTGCCGCCATTGTTGTTATTAGCACCCGTATTGTTCGGCGTCAGCGCATTATTCGGAGGCGGCACATTATTCTGGAAACCCTCCGCAGACAGGCCACGTGGGGCATAATACATCATAATCAAGTTTGCCACCAAAAGGAGCACGAGGCCACTGATCAACACTGCGGTCTTCATGGAGGTCAGATTCTTCTCAAGACTGCTTTTTTTTATCGGGGCGTAGCCAGCTTAAAAGGCCTTCATCTTTGGGCCATATGCTTGCTTGATCCAATCCCGATCGGCCTTGAATACACGGGCGGCCTCAGGCACAGTGCGCTTCATCAACTTCGCCACCGCATCCAGCTTCCGGAATACGCCGAGCACACCGTAGGACCCAACTGCCTTTTTCAGAGCCTCATGGCGGGCAGCCTCCGAAGACTGAAAAGAGTAGCCGTATTTGGCCAGCTCCCCCTTCCGTAGAGGACCAAATGACTTCTTCGTCCCACCCTTTCCAGGCAGACCCAGATCCTTCACACAGCGAGACTCTACAAAGCTACTCTTCCCCTTCGGGTGAACACGGTAGACCTTTCCTGTAGAGCGCCGGACAGTGAATCCTCTCTGCCGAACCGGAGTGCTATACTTACGCACAAAGGCCTTCCGCTCAATCATGCCCGGGGGGCACGCCTTCCGAGACAGACTCCGAATGCTCGGGATATAGGCCTTCAGACGACGAGTCTGACGCTGCGCAGCCTTCTGCTTGAACTCCTTGGAAGACTCCTTATAGACCGTCGTAGAACGCACGCAGCGAGGCGGCACATACTTACCCGATGTGCTCTTATACGCAGCCCGCTTATGGTAACCATCGGGGCAGCTTCCATTTTCCTTTAAAGGGCGTGAATTCTCAAACTGATGGTTCTTGTCCATTCCTACCTGTGTCTGTCAAAAAGAGACTCCTACCGGTGATCACTCATTGGGAACAATAGCGGGGGGTTCTGTCACAGGCTCTTTCTTTACTTGGCGTGTAATCAAACTCGTATTCTTAGCATACGGATATTGGATCAAATCCTGTTCAACATAATGTAAAAAATCGTCTTTGAGTTCAGGATGATCATGTAAATAGTTAAGCCCACCCTCCTTTTGAAAGATTTGCGCAACTGCCAAGTGATCTCCCGTCAAGGATTCATTGTTAATCGCCTTCCGCAGTATATAGGCTAATTCGGAAAGACGATTTAGAATCACATTCAGAAACGTAACTGATTGCCCTGCTTCTTGAGTGTCGGTTGAATCCAGAACCTGAATTTTTACCTTATTTATACACTCACGAAAGGACTTGACTGCGGGGTGAAGCGAGGAGTCCATTTCTGTTTGGACAGGGCGTAAAAAAGACCCTATAAAATATCCGAAGTCCAGAAAATGCCGACCTCTGGAAATCAGCCACCGGCAGGCGGTCCTCCGGGCCTGAGTCGCCAGTCTATAGAGGAGGCGTCCCGGGAAGCAGAAGCACGTGGCCTGGATTTTGCACCCACAGAACGTGCTGCTTATGTCCGAACAATGGTTCAGCGTGTGACGGAGTATCAGGCGGCTGGGCGCACGACAGAGGAGATTAAGGAGCGCCTACCCGAGTTTGCCCGGGATTACTCGCACCTCTTTGAAATGATCACGCAGCCAGAAGGCTATGATCGCCAGAACTTACACACTATGCTGGCGCTGTTGGATCGGATGGGTCAGGGCAATCTGAACCAGCACCAGGCAAGCGTGATTGTGGGGCAGCGACTCCTCCAGAAATATCACAAAAAGTGATTGTCTTGCGAGGAGACTTAATAGGGAGTGGGGCGGTGTATATGTGACACGGGATCCGGAACACCTGACACCAGGCCATACTCGTTTTTAGCGTTTTCGGAAGCTGAGTGCTATACCACTCTTCCGGATTCGCTGCGTAACGCATAGCGCCATTCAAGGCAACAATCTGAGACTCGGTAAGGTTGGTATTTAGCTGATCAAAATACTGAATCTCCTCCGGGGAAAGATATGCCTCCCGCCCAGTAATATAGAGCCCCTCCTTTACCTTCGCTTGAATGCTCAAAAGGAGGTCGTAGATCTGCTTGGGAAGGCCCTTGAATCCACGCCCCAAGAAATAGCGTTCCGAGTTACAGGGCCGACTCATTGCGGGTTTATACAGCGTCCACTCTTTGAAGCAGCGACCCACAATGCTCATAAGGATCTGTGTAGATTCGGAGTATGTGTCAAACAGCTTGAGAACAATAGATCCACCCGTGAAAAGACTACGAAGGCCCACTGTCGCCGAACAAACTAGAAGCCGATATACACTCTGCTCCTGGAGATCATAGTCAATACTAAAGTCAAATCCACCGTCGGCCGTAAAGAGATCCGCACCAGGATGAATCGCCTCTATAAAGGAGTCTTGATTCTGGAGGATATACACATCTCCAGTATTGTCTGCGCCGTAATGGAGTCGCACTTCACGGTGCTTGTGGAGAAAGCTGGCGGCCCTGCGCCATCCTGGGACCCTGTAATCCGTGGGGCGCAGAGTCATCGCCGTGGCCTGCGTGATAAGTTTCTTGTTTCGCTCCGCTAAATCCGTCACTGCCTGGATAAATCCACCCGGCCCTTCGGCCACGTGGGCCGTGCGAATCTTCTGCTGTTGTTTCTGGATCCGCTCAAAAAACTGTAGGACATGAAACATTTCAACCAGCTTATAATACGAGCGGCTGAGAGGTTTGGAAAGGGCTAGAGAAGGGTGGAACGCATCATCGTCGTGTGTAAATACGAGCTCATAGGGATTCGCCATTTTCTTTACAAGTTCCCATTGACGACACTGCTCCAAAGGGAGAATGTCCTGCTTCTTTGATAAAAGAGGTGTGGGGACTGCGCCGACCCAACTCTCATACCGATGCGCTGCTGGCCACATGGACGTGAAACGTCCGTGTTGCCAACTTGTTTTTTGCCACGGAGGCTTTGTCCCGGTGCCGTTCTCCATAGGGGAATATAGGCGGACAGCCTTAACCCGGTGGGACCTACTCAGCATCTAGCAGATCCACCTCCACATCGGGCTCATCAAGAAGCACGGCCTTCGTCGGCATTGCCATGTTCATGCGCAGACGGGCAGTAGAGCACGGGTCACTCGTGTCCTCATACACCTCAGCATTGATCTGCTCCTGGGTAGGGCCCTCGTTCTCCTCCTCCTCGTCCTCCTCGTCCTCCAGGCCCTTCTGGAGCTGCATGAAACTCGCCTCGTCAAACAGCACTTGGAAGAAGCCTGTGCCACCCCGAATCGTCTGACCGGTCATGATGTTTGCGGCCAGGCCCGTCACAGGATCAATCTCGCCAAAGACGGCGGCCGTCAGCAGAATGCGGGTCGTCTCCTCAAAGGAGGCCTTGGCGATGGGGCCAATATCAGTCTTGTTAATACCATTGCGATCCACCGGCATCAGACGGCCCGAGCGAGTCATCACGTCGCAGAGCAGACCCAGGTGGCGATTGCTGACGCCGGCCTCCTCAAACAGTGTTGTGATCTCCCGAATCAATGTGGACCTCGTTGCCTCAATGCCCAGATTCTCGTAGATATCGTGGACGTGGCTGCTGCGGAGCTTCGTGCCATCCACCTGGGGATGATTCATCACGGCGAGGAAGTTGCTGCCGTCCGTATCCAGCACATACTGTGTCACCGGCTTATAGACACCCTCTGCCGCATTGAACTCCATGTAGTCCTTATCCTGGCGGAAGCCCACCGACTTGATGCCAGGAATGCCTCGCACGATAATGCCGTTCAGCAGGCGATTCTGGAACTTCTTGAGGTTCGCCAGATCATCCTCGCTGGAGTGCATATCATCTGGTAGACGGAGGCGCATGATCAGCTTCTGGCTATTGTAATCGCTGTAGATGAGGTTAACGGACCGGTTGAAGTAGTAGCGTAGCACATGGGCAATATCATCCATGCTGATATTCTTCTGGAATAGGCGATCACGATCCAGCTCAAGGCGTAGCATCCACTTGCTCCAACTCGGCGCCGGCTCCTCGCCCGCCGGTGGCGCATCAGCCTCGGCTGCGAAGGCCTGGTAGAAGTGGATCAGATCACGATCCTCAGGGAGAATGGTCTCGTCGTCCTTAGGGTCGTAGTAGACCGCAGTCTTCACAACGACGTCCTTCAGCAGAGTGAGCTCCAGATCCTGTGCCACCTCACGGGCCTTCTCCTTGGATCCACGATACTCAGGCTTCAGCGACACCGTCAACGAGATGGCCTTCGGATTCTGCGTCACCTTCAGCAGCTCTCGCAGACGAGGAACACCTCGGGTCACGTTGGATTTCGCCGCCACACCCGCCAAATGGAAGGTGTTTAGCGTCATCTGCGTGGACGGCTCACCAATACTCTGCGCTGCGATGATACCAACCTGGTCACCCGGCTGCGCCCAGCCCTGCCAGTTCTTCATGATGATCATCTCGCACAGCGCATCAAAGGCCTTCCGAGTGAAGCGCTCCTTCATGATCATCTTGTGTGGGGCGAGGTAGAAGCGCAGCAGCGCTGCCCAGAGGTTGTGATAGGCCTGCGTGCGCTCAATCAGGCGGTCAATACCCTGGAGAACATAGAGCGGGGTCAGATCCGTCTTCACACCCGCAGCCTTATCCAGCTGGAAGTTCGTCGCCACATTCATAATGAGGCGCTCAATGTTTACCGAGGCCTGGAGATGAACATCCTGACGATTGCGCTGCATGCCCTCTACCAGCATCTTGCGGTCCTCCAGGATCTTCTCGGCAAAGGCGTTCAGGGCCGCACCGTCCTCACCCCGCAGCGTTCCCTCGGCCAGCACGGAGGCCACATCCGCACCGTCCAGCCCATAGTCCCGACGAATCTCGGCGTCACTCAGCTTCGCAATGCCGAGGCCCACCGACTCAATCTTCGTGGCATTGATGCCGTCCTCACCATACTTGAACTGGACCACATTCATACGGCTGTCCCGCACTGTGCCGTCATACTGAACGACCAGATCCTCCATAGCCTTCACAATCTGGCGCTGAATGTAGCCCGTCTCGGCCGTCTTCACAGCCGTATCAATCAGACCCTCACGACCTGAAATGGCGTGGAAGAAGAACTCCTGTGGTGTCAGGCCACGGATGAAGCTGCTCTCCACGAAGCCACGGGCCTCCGCACCGTCATCATACTTCTTGAAATGGGGGAGAGTGCGATCCGTGAACCCATAGGGAATGCGCTTGCCCTCAGGCGCCTGCTGACCCACACATGCCATCATCTGTGAGATATTGATCGTGCTGCCCTTGGAGCCCGCACGCACCATCGCCAGCAGACGATTCTCGTCGGACAGCTTGCTGAGGCCAATCTTACCCGACTCCTCTGTAGCCTTGTTCAGCTCGGCGAACACCTTGTCCTCAAACTCCTGCTGGTTGGACTTGCCTGTGTTGTTGTCAAACAGGTCCAAGTGAATCTGGAGCAGGATGTTCTCAATCGCCGCCTTGCGCTTCTTCACCGCAGCCTCCATATCCTTGCGAGTCTGCTCATCGGCAATCAGATCGGAGATGCCCACGGAGAAGCCGTCGTAGACCAGGAACTGCTCCACCGTGTTCTGCATTGCGTCAATGAACTGAACCGTGTCCTTCGGGCCGTAGTCCCGATAAGCAACGTGGACCACACCCTTTGACGGCTTGGAGAAGATGTCCTTGTCAAAGATGCCCTGAAGCACCTCGCCCTGGCGAATCTTCACCATGTTCTCTTTGGCCTTGTTGTCCTTGTAGAGGCCGTTGCCCATCTCCAGGTTGATCGGGGGCATGAGCTGCGAGAGGATCTGCTGACCCGTCCAGCGAGCAGGAGCACCCTCGCCACCCTTGGCCGCCCGAGGCACAATGCCCTCAAACCGCTTGTTCCACATCATCATATTCATGAACTCACGGCGGTTGAACTCCGTAGAGGGGCGGGTCAGGCGGTAGCTGCCCACCAGCGTATCCTGAACGATGCCAATCAGCGGCTTAGCGTGGCGAGGCGTCACGATCTGGTGCGGCACGGCCGCAATCTCGGCCAGCTCGGTGGACGCCTCGTAGCTCTGTGGAATGTGCGCATTCATCTCATCACCGTCAAAGTCCGCATTGTAGGGCGCCGTGACGGACACATTGAGGCGGAAGGTGTTGTAGGGGAGCACCTTCACACGGTGGCCCATCATGGACATGCGGTGAAGCGTCGGCTGACGGTTGAAGAGGATGATGTCGCCATCGTTCAGGTGACGATTCACCACGTCGCCCTTGTGAAGCACGATCTCCTTCGTGTTCACGTGCTTCAGGCTGATCATCCGGCCATCCTTGCGCACAATCGTCTTAGCACCAGGGAACTTGTCAGCACCGTTCTGAATCAGCTTATACATGACACCCTCGTTATACTTCGTCACCTTCTCGGGCACTGTCAGATTCATGGCGATTTTCAGAGGCACGCCAATCTCAGCAATGGAGAGGTTCGGATCCGGCGTGATGACGGAGCGGGCGCTGAACTCCACACGCTTACCCTGGATATTGTAGCGAATGCGTCCCTCCTTGGAACCGAGGCGCTGCTGGACCGACTTCAGAGGGCGACCGCTGCGCTGGGCCGACGGCGCCACGCCAGGGATCTGGTTGTCCACCAGCGTCGCCACGTGATACTGGAGAATGTTCGTATACTCATCAATCAGCTTCTTGTCGGCGTTGTTGTTGATCTTGTCCTGAAGCTGCTGATTCGTCTGAATGATGTCGCTGAGCTTGTGTGTCAGATCATCCTCCGAGCGCTGGTTGTTGTCCTGGATCACCGAGGGGCGCACCTGCGGGGGCGGGATCGGCAGCACGGAGCAGATCATCCAGTCCGGGCGACACCAGAAGCGATTTAGACCCATGAAGTCTACGTCTTCATCGGTGATACGGCGGAAGAGGCGCAGGATATACTCCACCTCTAGGATCTGCGTAACAACAGACGCATTCGGCTTATCGGCCAGGCCAGTCACCTGCGCAGCGCCCAGCTCGTTCCACTCCGCAATCACTCGGGCAATGCCATCACGCTTGTAGCGATCCGGCTGCTGCGCACGACAACCATCCTCCGTCTGGCTACCACACACCTTCACACCAGCACAGCGAGTCAACACGGCCCGAAAGCGACTCTCAGGGCGCACCTTCTCCGCAATGTCCTTGTTCAGATCCTTATCAATCAGCAGCTTTGAGCAGCGCACGCAGACACAACTGAGGACGTTCAGAATCTTAGGAAAGAACTGAATGAAGAACACGGGGCGGGCGAGACGGTAGTGACCAAAGTGGCCGGGACAGGAGTGGTTTGTCTGACCGCAGCTGCGACATGTCTTGCCGTTGTCCAGAACGCCCATGCGAGGATCAAAGAGGCCGCCGATGCGAGGCTCGTTGCCAGCATCATACGTGCCGGCATTCGTCACCTCTACTACGGAGCGCTTCTCAATCTCCTCAGGACTAAAGATTCCAAATTGGATACCAACAATTGATTGGATATCCGAAGTGGGGCGATGAAGTCCCGTAGGCATCCCTGTCTTCTCTGAAAGAGTAGGGGGTTTCTAAGTGCCCGTTTCCCGCAGGGGTCCAGCCCAATTTTAAAGTGTGCGTGGATTCCTTAACCCCTTCAAAGGAGCAGCACACCATGAGGCAAACGATATCCTAACTCCTCCCGCATCATATCCGCAACAAGGGCTTCAAAGGAGTAGGCGGGCTTCCAGCCCAACTCCTCCCGGATTCGCCTAGAGTCGCCAAGAAGCAGATCCACCTCCGCTGGCCTGAAAAAAGCGGGATTGACCTTCACGAGCAGAGTGCCCGTTGTAGCACACCGCCCAACCTCTTCTAGACCCGATCCAGACCACTGAATCTTGATTCCCGCATGGCGGAAAGCGGCCTCCACGAACTCACGGACAGAATGTGTCTCACCTGTGGCAATGACCCAGTCATCTGGCGTCTCTGCCTGAAGCATTCGCCACATGCCCTCCACATAGTCCTTGGCGTGCCCCCAGTCTCGTCTGGCATCCAGATTTCCGATAGAGAGGGGGGTAGCACCGGCGAGGCCTCTGGAGATGGCAGACACAGCCTTGGTGATCTTCTTCGTCACAAAATCCTCTCCCCGCCTGGGAGACTCGTGATTAAACAGAATGCCATTCACGGCGAACATGCCATACGACTCCCGATAGTTTTTGGTGATCCAGAACGCATACAACTTCGCCACTCCATAGGGGGAGCGAGGGTAGAACGGCGTGGACTCCGACTGTGGCACCTCCTGGACCTTACCATAGAGCTCACTCGTAGAAGCCTGATAGAATCGCATCTTGCTGGCGTGCGGGGATGTGCGAATGGCCTCCAGCAGATTCAGAACGCCGGTCGCATCGGCCTGTAAGGTGCACTCGGGCATCTCAAACGAGCGCTGAACGTGACTCTGAGCCGCCAGATTATAGATCTCCAGGCGTTCGGGGACCGGGTCGCAGCAGGCCTTCGCCAGGGCCGCCCGCACAGAGGATGCGTCCGTGACATCTCCATAATGAAGCGTCAAAGCCGGGTTGCTCAAAAGGTGGTTGATGCGACCCGTATTGTTATTGAGCGAGCAGCGGCGCACAAGGCCGTGGACCTTGTAGCCTTTCGCCAGAAGCAGCTCTGTCAGGTAGGAGCCGTCCTGGCCTGTAATGCCAGTTATGAATGCGACACGGCACGCCTCCATTCTTACGATAGTCCTGGAGTTTCAACCTTAAACCGGACGCAGTTCGGGGCCCGTGGTAAAGACACCAAGACGCTCCGCATTCCCGCCCCACGGATCATAACACACCTTTTTAGCCACCCGAGAAAGGTCCAGGTGCGAGGCAAAGCAGTAAATGGACGACTCTACCATGTGAATCTCTGCGGCGCCCTCTAGCAGATCCTTATAGTCCAGCAGGGGCCTATTGACAACGTGCTCGGCCAGCGCCTTCAGCTCCGGCTCGTCGTTGCCGTAGTGGTTCTTGTTGAGATCCAGGATCAGGCGTGTCTCGCCCGCCGCCCGCAGCGTCTCCACAATCGGAAGGATCTTCTGAGATGACTGCTGGTGCACAACAATGTAGGGGCGACCTGTGTAGATGGCCGCAAGGACCGTGGACTCCGACTTCGGAGCCACGTAGAAATAGCTGCGACGAATGTCGTGGGGCAACCCGAGATCATCGTAAAAGGAGAGGGGGAGATCGTAGACACCCTTGTAATCCTCTGCGAAGAAGCCGCAGCCGAACACGGTGAACCCCTCCTCTTCAAACTTCGTCCGGTAACGGGGCCAGGGGGCCAGATCTGCGTCATCGTTGATCATGAGGAGCTTAATAGCGGGGTCGTCCGCATACATCTCGGCGGCATTCCGCTTGTTCCGCTCCTTACAGACGACCACAACCTCGTCGTAGTCGGTGGCGAGATAGCGCACAGCTCCGTTCATCCAGAACATATCTCCCAGGCCGAGATGCGTATAGACGAGGGCCCGCTTCTTGGCGTAGCCCTTCTGCTCCCGGAGCGCAGAGTTGGCGAGAGCATTAATCTTGGCCTTCACTCGGAAGCGGCGATCGTTGTCCTTCAAAATAATCTGGCAAAGTCTGGCGGCGGCCTCCGGGCTGGTGTCCTTTCCGTGAAACAGATCCTGCGTGTCCCAGATGGAGAGATTGACCTCCAGAAGAATCCGGTAGTGATAGGGGAAGGCGTCCACGAAAGGCTTCAACTCCGCCATCAGCGCATCATACTCCTTTTGAACATCGGCCCGGCGCCCTGCATCCTTGATACGCTGGAGCTTGATATCCAGAATCGTCAGCTTATCAAGGGCTTCGCCCAGACTCACGGGAAGTGTAATCAGGGACATTCTGAAAAGGGGGTGGAGTGGAGCTTTGGGTGGTTACCGCAGGAGCAGGGCTAAGGCTGGGCGGCGCTGTAAGGATAGGAATGGCGATGGCGGAGCGGAAGCAGTATAAGCTTTACATCGTGGTGGAGGATCCCGGATTTAAGAAAGAGTCGGGGTTCTATAACTACACCACTCTTCAGGTGGGGGATAGCAATGCGGGCATTGATCTCCTGACGGCGGAGGACTGGTCTGGGGCCGCAGTCCATTTGCTGGATCTGGGCGTGCGGGCGATGCTAGTAGATAAGGCGACGGGGAAGCCTGTTCACTACTGGCTCCTTCCCCGGAGTAGCATCTACAAGACTGGCTATATGATGGCCAACTCTGTAGGTGTGATTGATGCCTCGTATCGGGGCGTGCTGAAGGGCCCGGTGGTGCGTGTGGGGGGCGAGGGAGCTGCGGGATTCAAGCGGGGAGATCGCCATTTCCAGATTGTGGCACCGGATATGGGGTGGATCTCGGAGATTGAGCGGGTTGCGGAGCTGCCAAGCACGGAGCGGGGCGATGGAGGGTTCGGCTCAACCGGAGCGTAAGCGTAGGTTGAGACGGTCTCGGGAGCACTGGCGCTTAGCAATGAAGTATCTGTTTAAAGTAGATGAGCCTGCGCAGCTATCACAACTTTGAAGATGCGGTATCTGATCTCTACGAGTTCTCCTCGGTAAGCAAGTTTTCGGCCAAGGCCAAGGAACTATATGATCTCTTGAGTGAGGAAGTTAAGAAAGATATTAAAGCCTACATGAAGAAGGAAAACAGAACCCATAAAGATAAGAAGTTTATCAATACTGAAAAGGGTGCGGTGGCCCTGCGCAAGCTTCACGAAGAGTTGGAGGATGAGCGCCAGCTATCAGATCTGAACGCCAGCAATATTGAGCCGAACCAGGGCGGGGGTGCCCGGCGAAAGAGCCGCCGCCTGCGCAAGAGCCGCAAGCGGTCCACTCGTCGCCGGGTTTAATTACCGTCGTGTGCTAATCTTCTTAACGGCCCCGACCGTTAAGAAGATTAGGCACTACGACTATTAGGTGATGTGTCCAAGAGATAAGCACCCCTCAAGGGGGGTGCTTATCTTTGGCACTCACCAGTAACGCCAAAGGTGAGTTTACCTGCTGCATCTTTAACCTCCACGGAAACAGCGGAGCGATACTCTACAGTGAAGTCGGCGCAAACCACCTTCACTGTATACGGCCCCTTTGCCACAGCCTTTTCCGGAGCTGCGGGGCAACAAGGGCAGGATCCGGAGCAACCGCTCGGGCAGCAGGGAGCAGGAGGCTCCGGGGCCACCGCAGCCGGCTCGGCCTCTCCACCGGTCTCCGGATTCGGCCCCGGAAGTTCTACAACGGCCTGGACAATTTCAATGTCTGCCGGCACGGCCCCCGCAATGTTTTCCTCCGCATACGCTCCCGCCGCAACAAGCTCCGCCTTCGTCTTTCCAGCCCCCCGCACGACCTGATCGCCGATGTAAATGTGCCGCCATCCATACACCGTTCCGGCCCCGTAATACTCCGTGTAAGTGCAATACACATCCGCCGCTGCGCAATACCCCACCTGGCTGCTAAGCTCAATAGGGGTTGTCATTTCTGCCCTTGGGCGGCAAATTAAGAATAAAAGGATCTAGTTTTAATTTAACTGATATGAATCTTTTTTTTACATTTTGTATGGAAATGGGAAGTGTTCCGTCACATATTTTAATAAGGACACTTACATGTTTAATAAACTCATTAAACTATTTTAAAAATAAATACAAGCTGATTGTATACACGAACTTTGAGACTGAAGAACTTCCAGAAGATGATCATGTGACATATATAGCACTTAATATAGAAAATATACCTAGATATTATAATAATATATGGAATAATTTAAGTTTTTATAAGATAAAAGTTGCCGATGATATTTATAAATCTATAAATAAAATACCTGTATGGGTTGATCTTGATACGGTTGTTTGTGCAAATATTGATCATTTAGATATATACTCAAATTTCTTTGTTCGCAGCGGCGGAAATTCTGAATATATTTCTAAATCATGGAAACAAATACATGTTCCAAATTATAATTATTTACAAGGAAACTTATGGAAAGCATCTCCTGACATAATACAAAATGTCTTTACTATTTGGAATACATTAGAAGAATACCCATCATATGATCTTCAAGATGTATTTACATATTTAAAATGGCATACTGATCTGGGCATGGGTATGAACTTATTAGGTGATACAATTGAGCCATATTCATCCGCCTCTCTAGAGGTAATGTCATCATTAGATTCTTTAACACCAGCATCTATTGACATTATTTCATGCCGATTTAAAAAAGAAGGAGATATGATAACTGCCCTTGATAAAAAGATACTAATCATGTCGTTTACATTTGAGACGCTTGCTTACTTTTATCTACATAACTGTTTTCAGAAGTTTGAGGATCCGGAGTTCAGAGAGTTTTTAAAGGATTGTGGGTATTGGTAGCAGGCGGCCGGCTAAAATTGCCCTGCTGAAAAATCTAGAAAGAATACACTACGCCACCATGTCTCTAGATCTGTATCTCGGCCCCATGTTCGCCGGCAAGTCCTCCGCCATTCTTGGCGTCGTCCGCCGAAACGCCGTGATTGGTCTCCGAACGCTCTGTGTCACCAGTGCTCTAGACAACCGCTACACCGAGGATGCCCGCATTGTGAGTCACAATAAGGATTCCTACCCCGCCGCGGCCATGAAGACACTCACACCCCTTTTGAGCACCCCCGATTTCAAGGCCGCAGAGTGTATTGTCGTGGAAGAGGCCCAGTTCTTCCCCGACCTTCGCCCCTTTGTTCTAGAGGCAGTAGAGCGTTTCGGTAAGCATGTGATCTGTGTCGGCCTGGATGGCGACTCCGAGCGCCGCCCCTTTGGTCAACTCCTTGATCTTGTTCCCTATGCGGACAATATCCAGAAGTTCAAGGCTCTCTGCCGCCGCTGCGGAGACGGCACGGAGGCCCTCTTCACCTTCCGAAAGGCAGGGGCTCCGACGGCCCAGGTGGCCGTCGGTGGCCAGGACACCTATGAACCCCTCTGTCGGAATCATTATCTGGAGGAGCACTACGAGGCCCGGGTGGCCTCCTTCATTGAGGCTGAGACTCCAAAGGTGGAGGCACAGCCTCTTGTGCAGCTGGAGAGGTGTGTATCCTCCTTTGGGGTAGCGGAGGGAGCGGCAGTCTTCGCACAGATTCGGAAGGCCCAGGGGCTGGTTTGAAAATTGACGGTGTGAGGCTAACAACCCTTTTTTAACGAAATGACGGCGCCTACAGGAATGCTGGCAACAAAGGACTATCGGCGGTTTACCATTCAAGGGACGAGCATCACCTTTGACGGAGCGAGGCTAGCTGGGCGGGCTCTGCCAGGTGATATCGTGGAGTGGGATCCGCTAACTGCCTCTTGTCTCTTGGTCAAGCGGCAGCCTGGCCGGCTGTTCCTTGTAGGCGTTCTGGAGCTCGCCGCCAAGGTGCGCTACGGAATGACGTCCCGTGGCGCCCCCATGTATCGCTTCACCCCCTATGATGAGGCCTACCCTCCATTCTTCGTGGGCAGCGCCGCAAAGGACACGACAGTAAATCAGCTCGCCCGGATTGAGTTTGACGGCTGGCCGACGACATCCACATGTCCTCGGGGCATCCTTGTCCAGACCTTTGGCGCTGCGGGGGATCTCAAGGCTGAAGAGGCGGCGTTGCTGACGCACTGGAGCAACGGGCTTCGCTGGCGTCCGACGGATCTGGCCGCCGGCGTTCATCGCCCCGAGGAGCTGGCAGAGCTGCCGTGCCTGGAGGAGGGGGTCACATTCCATATTGATCCACCCGGATGCCGAGACGTGGATGACGCTGTTACGCTCATTCAGCGGGGGGCCAACTGCGTGGAAATCCAGATTCACATCGCAGATGTGGCGAGCTGGCTAGTCGCCAATCCAGAGATGCGACGCATTGCTGCTACCATGGGGCAGACGCTTTATAGGCATGGGGCAGCCGTGCGACCCATGTTCCCCGTGGAGTTCTCGGAGGGCCACTTCTCATTGTTGCCTGGCACGCCCCGAGCAGTCTGGTCTCTGGCGTTCCTGTGGGATCCTCGGCAGGGTGGGGCAGGTCTCGCAGCCGGTGGCGCACCTCGTTGGATTCACCAGCGCATCCGAGTGGAGGCCTCCTACACCTACGACTCGGCCTATGAGGCTCCCTGGGCCCCTGTGCTTCAGGCCATTACCTCCGATATGGCAGGTCGGCTAGTGACAGACAGCCACGAGTGGGTGGAGCAGCTGATGCTCTTCTACAATCGGGAGGCGGCCAAGGTGCTCCGTATGGAAGGGGTGGGGGTGTTGCGGCGGCATGCGGGACCGGACCTGGATCGCCTGGCGAAGCTGGAGAGTATTGGTCTGCCTGCAAATCGCCTCGCCCAGCGGGCCGGTGAGTATTGTGTGGCAGGGGTTGCCGGTCCTACGGAGCACTGGGGCATCGGACTCTCCGCCTACTGCCACGCCTCTTCGCCTATTCGCCGCTTCGCCGACTGTATCAACCAACTTGTGCTGGCGAAGCAGCTGGGGCCTCTCAGCGAGTTCCGCATGGAGGATGCTGTGGATCATCTGAATCAGTGCGGAAAGCGGGCCAAGTCGTTTGAGAGGGATCTGGCCTTTGCGAGGGCACTGATTCGGCCCGAGGCAGATCGTGAGGTGGAGGCGATTGTGGCTGAAGAGGGGCGACTCTGGGTTCCGGCGTGGGATCGGCTTGTGCAGGCCACCACGGATGGCCTGGTGCCCGGGCAGCGGGTGCGTGTCTCTGTCTATTGTGACGCTACGCAGAGGAACTGGAAACGGCGGCTGGTGCTTCGTTTGGCTGCGCTTGAAAATTGACATGGACTGGCCGAACGTTGGGGGGACACAGCAGCCATGCAGCCTCACGCAACACAGCGCTCCATTTTGAGCCGGTTCTTGGAGGATCCCCGAACCACCCGGTTGCGGACATCTGACTCCGTGATGTATAGCCTTCATGTTGCCGTGCTTGTGAAGAGGGGGAAGATCCTCGCCTTCGCAAACAATAAGAACGGATCTCGCTCGTCAGGGAGCGGCTACTCCGAGCGCAGCATCCACGCCGAGCGACACGTGGTCAAGCGCCTAGGGAACATTCAGGAGTTGCGAGGCGCAGATATGTATATCATGCGGATCTCAAAAGGGGGTTGTAGGCTCCAGCCCTCTATGCCGTGTCCTGAGTGCCAGCTCTTCTTGGAGAAGTGTGTGCGGGAATATGGACTTAGGCGGATCTACTTCACTGCGTAGCCTTAGGCCCGACCGGGCACAAACGCATCGGGATCAAAGCGGGGGCCACGGCGGCCGTGGCTACGCCGCTCGCCCCGCACCGCCTGAACACCCTCCGCAGGGAGGCCCGCAGCGGCACGGCCCAGATTGCGCATCGCCCCCGCATTTTTTCGTTCCACATCGGCGAATAGATTCATGCCAGCGACCTCCCGCTCCCGCAGTGCTGCGCCCCGTGTTTTTGTCCGGGCGGCCTTGTGTTCCGCAGCCCGCTCCTCTGCCGCCTCCAACAAGTGGCGATTTTTCCGGGTTCCACGATTGAATCGGAAGCCCGCCATACTGGAACCCGACGAGCTGCCGGAGCGACTACGGCTCCTGCTTCCACTGCCACTGGCACCCCGCATCATGCGCTTGGCATCGGCCACTTCCTCTGGAGCAAACACAGCATAGACGTCGCCACCGTCCACCAGCACATAGTCACCGGCCTCAATGCTGGTCGCCACGGCGGGATTGCGGGCCGCCCGACCCCGCAGAGCCATGGCGCCTTTCAGACGCATGGACTTCGCATCCTTCTCACCCAACACCTTTACGGAGAGGCGGTTTCCATCAGGCTTGCGCTCAGCCTTTCCGACCATCAGATGCCGCTGCATAGGGTGAACACCACGCAGATAGAGTTCCACATCGCTGGCCGAGTGAAACTCGGAGCGGCGGGTGTTTCTGCCGACATGGCCCTTGGCCTTGCGGCTCGGCGACTTCTTGGCCTTCTGCTTGTCCTCGCCACCTGGCATTTCTATCTGTATCTGCGCTTCTTTTTAGCAGATACAGATAGAATGGTGCGGAGATCCACACGGCGCAAACAACGGGGCGGATTTCCTCAGCCTGGAACAATCTATGACGGAGAGTGGGAGGAGTATGTCAATAATAGCGGCACCTCCTCTGGAAAATACAGCATGGGAGATCTGTGGTATAATAGCAGTGCATCACCCCGTTTTTACCCTGCCAATGAGGGAAATACAACGGCGGTTGAGGGGTGGACGAATGTGGAGCCAGAGGCATTTCGCCTGATTAAAAGAGCTCCTCGCTCGTATTTTCCTGTGAATAATGTTGGATTCAAGCCGCCTGTTGCTAAACGCCGTTTGAGACGCTCGGCAGGCGTCCTGAAGTATAACAATCCCCTCTTGAAGGCCACTAGCACCGATCCTGTCGCAGCAGCTGTGGAACAGGCTGCTGCCGCAAATCCCGCCGTTGCGGAGCTCCAGGCCAAGGTTGAAAAGGCGGAGGAGAAGATTACAGCAGCAGCCGCTGCGGAGGCGCCCGAAGTGGAGGCCGAGGAGCAGGCAGAGGATGCCGGTTTCAAGAATACACGTGGCCGTTTCAAGAAGCTGCGAAATGCTCTGACCCGAGGAAAGCCCAAGAACTACCTGGAACTGAAATACAAGCTGATTCGGTTGCCCCAGGAAACGAAAGATAAGCTTGTAAAGATGATGAATCTCTATGCGTTCCTACTCGCATATAGACCGCCCAAGGCCGCTAACATACCAGAAAATCTTAAGATTCCTACAAATCTTGAGGAGCTCCACGAAGATCTGACTCGGCGTTTTTTCCAGAAAGGAGCAAAGCAGCGGGCCTGGAAAGGGAAGGACATTCTACAGAATGAACTGGCCCGGATGTTTTTGGGCAGAGACAGATATTATGTGGAGCACACAACCGAGACCCCGAGTTTTACCGGCGAGCTGAAAGTTCTGGAATCCCCCTTTCCAGAGATTGTCTATACAAACAACTCCGAGATCAACACTGGAAATCGGGAAAAGGAGATGGCGGCCCTCTATCTAGCTGAAAAGGTGGTGCGTTACCATCGCCAGACCGCACATGGCTTCAATAAACTCCAGTTTTCTTCTGCTACAGGCGGCCTTGACTATGTTAGCGTTGTCTATGATGAAGATACTGATGCTCTCGTTAAGAAGGGTCTGAATGCTCTAAAGGTGATTGGCACAATCGTAGGTGGTGCGGCGGGTCTTGGGGCAGGTGCTGTTGCTCTAACGTTTGCTGGACCCGCTATTGCCGGTGGCGTCTTTATAGGTGTATTCTTGCTCTGGGGCTTAGCAGCGGTTGTAGACGCGAAGGCGCATAAAAATGCCAATAGGACACGTCGCTCGGGGCGGAATTAAAGAATCGTGTCAAAGAGTGTCTCTAGTTCTCGCATTGTAATGCTCACACGCCCTACAGAGCTTCCGCCGGCGTAGCGAATGGCCATGGAGTGGTCGGAGCCGCTCAAAAGGAAGAGGGTGTTGCCTCCGACTTCCGTAACTCGGACAGGCTCATCGCTTTCTTGAATGGACCACTCGGGTGGAGTGGCATCTCGGATTCGCTGGATCGCACCTTTTGAAAAGTTGCGGGTGCAGAGAATATAGGAGGGATGGACCTTGGGCATTTTGCTGGGGGTGAGGGTTTCTTTTCGTGAGGCAAAATAGGATGCGTCGGGATTCTCGTAGAGCAACTCGGCGCCTGCGGAAACGGGGCACACAACGGGGAGGACTCTTTGGTTGGGGGAAGTCAAAACAGAGTGCGGCTCCTGTGGCGGCTTCTGCTGGGCCTGCCCCTGGCCGGTTCGGAGTGCGGGCAAAACACTCCCGAGTGCTCGGAAATGTTCTGAAGCATAACAACGTGACTCGCTCTTTAAAGGGGGGTCAGGAGGAGGCAAAGCGAAAGCTTCAGCAGGCCGGTCACAAGCTCGCTGTTGTAAAAGATGATCTGGATAGGGCTATCACGGAGTTATCTGCTCAAAAGGTGGCGAACTTGGATTACTTACACGACGAGGAATCCAGGTATAATGAGTATGGGCGTAAGCGGTCCAGAAAAAATAGAAATAAATACATTGGTAGGGAATCTGCTGCGATTAATCGTCAATATGCGTCCAATGTCCAAATGGCACATAACACACTGCGACCGGCGCTGCTAGAGGCTGAGCAGCAACTAGACTTTATTCAGCAAACTCTGAGAGCCTATGCAACGGCCATTCCCCAGTTTGAACAAAAGGCCCGGAACTTCGCAGCCCGAGGCCCGGTCAAGTATATGGGCAATCTGGCGCCTGCGGCTGCTGGACCTGAAGAGGGGGTGATTGAGCTTCAGGCTGCGACACAAGATGCTCAAAAGAAGATGGCCGCTGTGTCGGCGGGTCTTCAGGACGGTGAAAGTAGCCAAGCGATGGCGAAACTTTTGTATGATCTGGGAGATGTAATAGGGTATGTTCTTATGTTGATTCCTCGGGCGCTCGGGGCAATTGTATCGGCCCTGGGTTAGACCTGATCCACATCCAGTCCTGCTGCGAGCCAGGCCTCCACACGCCTCGGATGCCACGCAGCGGCAATAAGCTCCTCCTTGTAGCGCCCACAGCGCCGCTTCGCACGATCATAGAACGCCTGACGCCGCCTCTTTACAGCACCCTCCAGGTTCTTTACAAAGTCGGCCAGCGCAAAGTGATACATCTCTCCATCGTTCCAGAAGTCCAGATTCCTGTAGAGCTCTCGTTGATACTCGTGAACAATCTTGAGTGCATTTGTCTGATCCGGCAAGGTCCAGGGGGTCGCCAGTTCCGGCAGTTGCTCTGCTACAAAGGGAATGCTGAGTAGCTGGTCCATGACGCCGGACTCATTGAGCTCGTAGAGCTGATCCTCTTTCTTCTGGTTGAGCGAGTTGACTAGAAAGAGGATGAGAAGGTCAAAGAACAGGCGACGATATGTCCCAGGGGGCTCATCCTCAAAGTCAACGTCTGTTTCTGCGTAGTGCTGCTGATCGGCCACGAGGAGCTCGTTGAATCGTGTCAGTGTCCCTGGGACCAAGCTTCCAGAGGCCAGGGCGGCCTCCACCATACGATTTATCTGCTTCTGCGTGGAGAATCGCATCGTTGTTGAGCTCTAGAGGGTGTGGCGGCCCGGATCAATTTTATCACACGACGGTATAGATACCATGGCACGCACCCGAAAGCAGAGAGGCGGCGAAGGATCCAAGACAAAAAAGCAGCAGCGGGCCAATCTGCGTGGACTGCGGAAACATCTCCAGCAAACTCTGCTGGAGGAGGGCCCTCGCAACAATCGTTGGGAGACCTACAATGGGTCTAAGGGTTCTAAGGCCTCTAAAGGTTCCAAGGCGTCCAAGGGCTCCAAGAAGCACTAAATCCGCAGATAGAGAGAGTCACAGACGGCCACACCCCGCAGCAGCTGTTGCTCCAGTCCACGCACCGCCTCTAGAGTCTCTACATCGGCGGCTAGCGTGGCCAGGCTGCGCCACTCCTCTAGCAGATTGACCATCTTAAGAAGTGTGCGCATCAGATTTCCCTCGTAGAAGCCATAGTCGGCACAGAGCTCCGCAGCAGTGGCACCGCCCAGCCAGCGCCAGATTGGCTCAATCCACTGCGTCTGTGGCGTCCAGATCGGCGCACCCTTCCGCTCACACTGCTCCGCCAGCTCCGTCAGCTCTACAAGAGCGGTGGAACAGGCGGCAGGGATGTCCAGCACATTGACATACTGCTGATTCCGACTGTCACCCTCCCCTACAAAGGCGGCAAGGCAGACAATCTGCTCCGGACCAGTCAGATCCTTGAACAGCCCCTTCGCAAAGGCGAGTGGCATCAGAATGCCGTGGCCCTCATTGACCTCCGTGGCCGCCGTGCCCAATGCAGTAAGCTTAAGAGGGGTTGTATCCTGCGGTGCATCCCCGAATGGCTCCAAGAATCCGAGGGACACCAGCTCTCGCAGGCGCAGCCAGGTTTCCGCCGTGTAGTCAGTAGCGTATTTCTGATCAAGCTCCAGTGTAGCAATCTCCCTATTGAGCTCCTTCCAACGTGGCCCAAGCTCCTTCACGAGCTTGATCCAGCGTGGACCCTGGTGCTTGGCCTCCCACGTGCCCCAGGCCGCCTGGGCCTTCTTCCGGGCCGCATTTGTGCTGTTCTGGAGGGCGGCCAGCAGATCCTCACGGGTGGCGAGGCCGTCCAGCTCCTCGTCCGTGATGCCGAGCGCCAGCTGCTCCGCATTCAGCTTTGCCAGGGCCCGCTTGGACTCCTCCCAGTAGCGCTGCTCCCTGTAGAACCAATACGACTTGCGCATGAGCTCGTGCCAGTTGAGAGTCCCTGACTGGATTGTCTTGAGCAGGAAGTCGTAGTGAAACGTCATGCGGCTCTGGAACGTGGACCGACTGCCCGTCATCATCCGCTTCACAGCCTCCAGCGGCTCGGGCTCTCGGTCAGGCAGATAGAGCACCAGGCCCTTGTCGTCCTTGCCACGCCGGCCAGCCCGCCCTGCCATCTGGATATACTCATCCGTATTGAGCATCCGCATTCCCCCCGTGGCATCATCATACTTGCGATACCCCGTGAAGATCACTGTCTTCGTCGGCATATTGATGCCCACTGCGAAGGTCTCCGTGGCGAACAGCAGCTTCACCAGGCCCCGTCCAAACAGGATCTCCACCACCTCCTTCAGCACGGGCAGCAGGCCACTGTGGTGAAACGCAATACCCTTCTCCAGCAGGCCCCGCAGAGCATTATACTGCGGCAGGCGCAGCAGGTCGTCTCCATAGCGGTGGAGGTGAAAGTCCAGAATGTGCTTGACTGCCGCCGTGTCCGAACTATCAATGAGCGTGTGCTCCACGGCGGTAGCATAGCGCTCGCAGTCCTTACGGCTGAACACAAAGACTAGGGCCGGTAGCAGCTCCTGAGTCTCCAGGCGACCAATCAGCTCATTCATCTGATGGCGGAACGACTTCTGCCCGCCGGCGCCACGGGACACGGGGCCGTCCTCATAGCCGCCCCGACGGCGATCTGCCACACGGGCCCGATGATCATCTGCGGCCTTTCCCTGTGACTGATGCCAGAGGAGCCAGGCGTTATACATCCCCGCCTCAAAGCGGTCCTTCGCATCCATGACCGTCAGAAGCTCTTGCCCACGGTAGACGCCGTGCTGAAGAGGGACGATGCGATAGGTCGTGCTGATTAGATGAATCGGCTTCTGCTTCAGCTCCGCCAGCCAGTTCGCAAAGACCTCGGGGCCATCAATCGTCGCCGACAGCAGCACAAGGTTCACGGCGGGCGGCAACAGAATCATCGTCTCCTCCCAGACGGCGCCACGATCCCGGTCGTTGATGTAGTGGCACTCGTCAAAGACGACAGCGTCTAGGCGATCCAGGCTCAGGCCTGCCGTGATGCCCAACTCCTTTGTAGCCACCGAGTCCTGCTTGAAGAGAAGATTGCGCAGAATCTCCGTCGTCATGATCACGACGTCGGCGTCCGGGCGGAACTTCAGATCACCAGTCATGATGCCCACGCTGGGGAACATGCTCTTCAGATCATGAAACTTCTGGTTGCTGAGAGACTTAATAGGGGTGGTGTAGAAGACCCGCTTGCCCTTGGCGATGCTGGCAGCAATCTGATATTCGCCGACCAGCGTCTTTCCAGAACCAGTCTTTGCCGTGACGAGAACGTTCTCGTGGCGACTGATGGCAGCCACGGCGTGCTGCTGAAAGGGGTCCAGCGGGAACTTGAAGTCCATCGCAAGCGTCTGGGGCATCGTGCCACAGGGCTCGGAAGGGTTGACGATCTTCAAGAACGGAGACGACATGATAGGGGGTTGGTGTATTGCTTTAAAGGGTTTGTTGCTGTGTCAATTTTCAAGCGGAGCCGGGACTCTCGCCACGATTCGCCTGGCCTCCGCTGCCGCTGCGGCCCGCCTTCTTCGCCGTCTTGGCACCGGCGCCACGGCGACGACGAGTGTGTCCGGTGGCCAGATTCTGGGCCTTCAGGCGCACGAGGCCCTTCAGCACGCCCTCCAGCTCGCTGACACCAGTCTTGATGGTGCGCATCTTCTGGGCGGCGGCGGCCTCCATGGCCGTCAGGTTCTCACTGATCGCCTGGCGTAGGAGACGCTCGTTGGACTTACCGAGCTTGGACACCCCCTCCTGCATGGCACGCACGACGGAGCTCGCAGATCTGGACTCGGCGGGCGTGTTGGCGGCGCCCTTCAGCTGGGCAGCGGCCTTGCGAACCTCGGCCTCCAGCTCGGCGAGAACAGCTTTAGAGGAGGCTGCTGCGCCGGTGGCGGCAGCAGGCTTGGTCGCCCGCTTCTTCCGTGTCGCCGGAGGCTTGGCGGTTGCTGCGGGGGCAGCGCTGCCGTTCTCCTCCTCCTCTTCAGCCACGGGAGCTAGAGGCTTGACAGGCTTGGCCGCAGCGGCCTTCTTGGCATTGCGCTCCGCCTTCTTTGTGGCGGCCGCATTTGCCTTCGCACCCGTCTTAGAGGCATAGAGGGACTGATTCTCTCCGATGATCTTGCTCAGGGCAGCCTTGAACGCATTCTCTCCCTGCTTCTGGCGCACCGTAGTCAGTCCCGCAGCCTGGTAAGCCTTCGCCTTTGGCGCCTTCTTATCATTGCCGAAGGCCTTCTTATACTCATTGCGCATCACCGCCAGAGTATTCTTACGGGCGGCCTGGAGATTCTGCTGCTTCTTTGTCATAGGCTTCTTGGCAGCAGGTGCGGCCGCCGCGGCGGGCGCAGGCTTCTCCTCCTCTTTTTTCTCTTCCTCTTCATCGCTCTCATTCTCATTATTGGAGTTGCTAGAGTTGTTGGAGTTGCTAGAGTTGTTGGAGTTGCTAGAGTTGTTAGAGTTGTTAGAGTTGTTAGAGTTGTTAGAGTTGTTAGAGTTGCTAGAGTTATTGGAGTTACTAGAGGAGTTGTTGCTCTCCTCTGCCGCAGGACCTGATTCCTCGCCAGACTGAATCTCTTCAAACTCGTCGCTCATTCTCTACTTAGAACCCATACATTCCATACGGGCTAGAGGAGATATTTTCAAATGCATCTCGGGGTGTCACCATTCCCGTGGCCCGTGTTGCCGGTGCCGGGCCAGGAGGTCCCGCCTGCTTCGGTGCCTCCGTCTCAACAGGGGGGAGAGGCGCAGCAGGCACAGACTTCTTGGAAAACGTCGTGATCACGAACGGCAGCAAGTAAAGCAACACACTCACCACTACAAAACTCGTAATAACCGACGTCTCCTTGAGGATCATGGCAGCCACCGACACAATAATCAGAAACAGCGAGTGTCCATAGAGCGCACGGCTTCCATTCTCATTCGCATACTTCTTCAGCACATCAATCATCTCATTCTGACCTGTCGGAATCATCTTGATCGCCCCGTAGTAAAACAGGAGGTCGTGTAGCACCTGGACACCGATCAGGATACAGACAAAGACTAAGGGTGACCAGGGCTTTGTCCCTGCGGCGTTATAAAAGGTCGTGTAGGCAAACCGGGCAAGCTGAATCATGATCAACACGAGGCACATATTTGCCAGAACACCCTCCAGGCCGAATGTATCAAAATATGTGTTGAAGCTGAATCCTCCGAGTCCTCCGAGTCGCCCCGCACCGATCGCAATATTCATCGCCATCAGAGTTCCCGACGCAATAGGATAGAGGTCCTCCACCTCTTTGTAGTTGCTGATATCTCCGAGGCGTATGGGCTCCGATCCGCCTCCCTCCATCTGTTAAAGAAGTGCCATTTTAGAAGAGTATGGACGAACCTGGACGCTGGAAGTGTTATCTTCTGGCCACTGACGGCGACTATCCGAAGACCTATGTTGGAATCACTCCCGACCTGGATCGTCGTCTTGCCCAGCACAATGGTCAGCTCGCAGGCGGCGCCAAAGCCACGCACGGCCATGCCTGGGAGCGCATCGGCCACGTCAGCGGCTTTCCAACACACCGGGCCGCTCTTCAGTTTGAATGGCGCTGGAAGAGTCTCAGTCGTCGCCAACCAGGCACGGCACTGGAGCGACGCTTGAGAGCGCTACAAGTTCTTCTTACTCTGGACCGCCCCACATCAGCGGCGATCCCCTACTCGGAGTATCCTGCCCCTCTAGAGGTGATCATGGAGACGACGAGGGAGTTACCAACACTTTGAAAATGACCTGCCAATCCTTATGAAGCACCTCTAAAGATCCGGCATGTTCGGCTAAAAAGCGGTCTATACCCGCAGCAGTTCTTACACCGTTATACTCCCATTTATAGTCATCAAAAATCACAATGCTGCCCTGCTTTAACTTTGGCCATAGACCGGCAGCATCTTTATATACCTGTTCCGGTGAGTGATCACCATCAATCAATGCAAAATTAATACTATTGCTGGAAAGGTCGGGGATGCGGGCATCCGATGTTCCTCTGAGAAATCGGATCTTGGGCTCATGCGCCGTATTTTCCTTGAATCGGCCCCATTGCCCAACAAACATGGGATTCTTTGCCTGGAAATCCTCATTTCCAAACACATATGCGTCGTTCCATGGATCAATACAATAGAGGACCGATGCGGGATGCGAACAGAGCTTTTCTACGAGAATAAGGCTCCCCCTCCCTTCAAAGCAACCAATCTCAACACACGTCATGGGGCCTGTGGGCGGCGTCGGAAATGCAGTATTTAACGAAATGGGTAATGATGCGGACCAGTTTTGCGTGAAGAGCATCCTAACTCTTCGGCACAAAGAGTGCGTCAAAAGATGCGCTTAACTCTGCGATCTGCGCCTCCTCTTTCCGAGGATCCAGATGTGGGAAGAGCGCATAAAGTTCCTCCAACTTCTGCTTGGCCTGCTCCAGCTTTTCCTTCAGACTCACCTTTTTAGAGCTGGTGGATTTCCAGAGAATCCCTTCCGTCTTGAATTCTATGGCAAAGCGATCTCGGTGATAGCCGTTCGCTTGGACATACCAAATGTGCTTGGGGATCTCCTCGGAACTTACGCCACAGAGAGGCGGCAACTCCACATTTCTCCGTTTGATAACCTGCGCTGCGGCCATCACAGCGGCGCCAGGGTCCGTGGAGTTCACCAGGCGCAGATTGATTCTCCGATTATCCAGACCATTTTTGCTGATGTGGTAAACGGCCTGCTCGGCTCCGGGGCTCAAAAGGAAGTTGTGGAGATAGATCTCCCGCTTTTTGGTTGCTCCTGAAATGTCTGTGTTCCGGATGGATGTGGCGACATACCCGTTGGTGGTGTAATGCCATTTGTGCGCCTTGACGGTGGAAAGATCTGTAATATCTACGGCGAACTCCACGAGCATCCCTTTAAAGAGAATGCTACCAATCGCCGTCGGCCCGACAATACGATAGGCCTGTGTAGCCGGCATTGTCCTGATGGTGCCGCCGGGAAAGATCCGGGTGGAATGGGCGCAGGAGAGTCACTCACGTCAGTCCTTTCAAGGAGTGGTGTGAGTGGTGTTGAACTCACGCAGTTAGATGTTAATCAAAACAAATAACCACGCAAGCGCAGGAGAGCCAGAAGCCTCCTGCTTAGTTGGAGTAGGCCAGACCACCCATGCCGCTCATGATGCGCAGCACGTTGTAGTTCGTGGCGAACACATACACGCTGGAGCTGGTCACCGTGCCAACAGCGTTGTTGGACACCGTCAGCAGCAGCGTGGTGTTATCAATGCGGGACAAGTTGCACGTGCCGCTGGGCTGGTGCAGCTCGGGGGTCAGGGCGAACGAGTAGACGTTCACGCCCACCGCAGGGATGTTGGTGTGGTGCTGGAAGGGCTGCACCTCGTTAAAGTAGCGGCCCTCACGCACCTGGAAGCGGTCGTGGCCGTTCAGCTGCAGCAGCGCAGTCACCACGGGGTTCTTGCCCGCCATGCCCTCCACACGGGTCACGGAGTAACCGCTCTCCAGCACGCTGCGGTCCCACCAGTCGGAGAAGTTGAACGGCTGCTGGCCCTTCCAGGGGTTGATGATGGAGTCGTCGCAGCTGACGAACGAGTCACGCTGCACAACCCACACCAGCTCCTTACAGGGGTGGTTGAAGTTCAGCTTCAGCTTGTTGGCCGAGCTGGTGATGGACTCCGCACCGGTGAACTGCAGGGTCTCAATCAGATACTCGTGGCTGACCTGGGCGAACTTGCGGCGCTCGTCCGTGTCCAGGTAGATGTAGTCCACATACAGCGAGGCCGCCTGCAGGTTGGCCGCCGCCACACGGTCACGGATCGTGTGGTAGTTGCTGGTGATCTGGGGCGTCACGTCCCAGCACAGGTTGCGCAGGTCGTTGAACTCCAGGTTGATGCGCACCTCGTGATACTGCAGGGCGATCAGGGGCAGAGCCAGGCCAGGGTTACGGCAGAACCAGAACTGCAGGGGGATATACAGCGTGTAGGCAGGGGCGCAGTTGCGGGCCTCGTTGGAGGTGTTGGGCTCACCGCCAGCGCAGTCGTCGTCGCAGCCCTCGCCACCCTGCACCAGCAGGTTGGTCAGCTCAGGCACGTTGCCAACCATCTTGGCGTAGCCGGCCTGCTTGCCAGGCTCCTGGGTCAGCTCATTCCAGATGTGCAGCCAGTTGCCGTAGTGCTTGTCAATGCGCTGGCCACCGATCTCAATCTCCACGGACTTCACCAGGTTGTGGCCAACCCAGTTGAGCCAGCGGAACTGGGCACCGGAGCCGTCCGCCGTCTGCAGCGTCACGCTAGGCAGCGTCGCCTGCAGATACATGCGGTGGATCAGGTCACCGTTGCGCTGGATCGTGCACGTCACGCGCTTGCCAAAGCCAGGAGAGCCGTTGAAAGGGTTCTCAATGGACTCCATGGCGAAGTTCGTGTGGCGACGGTAAATCGCCTTGAAGAACGTGATCTGAGGGTTGCCCGTCAGATACACGTCCTGAGCGCCGTATGCAACGAGCTGCATCAAACCACCACCCGTCATTTGTGTTTATACCCCTTCTCTAGAAAAAAAGTTTGGCAGCGGCGGAGAAAAACGGAGAGGCCTGCCGGGGATATCTGGGCCACAGACTCAAAACGAGGGGGCGTGCCGGGGACTTCTGTTCTGGGCGGCTGGGCGCAGAGGGGGTCAAACGCCCCGAACAGCCTAAACAGTCTGTATTTCCTGAAGACAGGACAATGTCAAAGGATACCGCCTTTTTTAAGATCAGATCTACGAAAAGGAGCAATCCAGAGGCCCGAACCACTTTAGATAGTCTCCATAAAGTCCAACTTCAAAAACTAATGGAAAAGGAGTCTGATTTAAATATTTTATTATCTGATATAAAAAATATAAATGGTGAAATAAAGGATACAACCGATGATATTGAACATGAGAAGCTAGTCCAGAGAAAAAGGGAACTTGAAAAGGATCTGGAGTCTGTCACAAATAAAAATGAGATCTATTCCTATTTTCTGGAAACGGGGGATATCCTCTATAACTATTACGACATTCAGGACAAGATTCAGCGGGGCGCAGAGGGGCCTACAACAAGGCCCACGGCTCGTGCGAAGCCTGGAAGTGTTCTGGCTGCTCTAGAGGAGGCTGCGGGGGCGCCGGCAGCGGTTGCGGGTGGCTCCGCTGTGCCACCACAGGGCGAGATGTTGCGGCGAGACAAGTTACTAGAGAAGTATCTGCTGAAGGTGGCACCCGAGCACGCTCGGGCGAGCAATGAGCTCCTGTCCGACCCCTATGGAGAATGCCCCGAGTGCGAGAAGGAGATGATTTTCAGTATGAACGAGGCTCTGTTTACGTGCACGCACTGCGGTCACCAGGAGTTCGTTCTGATTGATTCGGACAAGCCGAGCTACAAGGATCCCCCACGGGAGGTCAGTTACTACGCTTACAAGCGCATTAACCATTTTAATGAGTGGCTGGCGCAGTTCCAGGCCAAGGAGAGCACCCAGATTCCTCAAGAGGTGTATGATGCGCTGATGGTGGAGCTGAAGAAGGAGCGGATTTCTGATTTCCGGACGCTGAAGCCCATGAAGGTGCGGGAGATTCTGCGGAAGTTGAAGTATAACAAGTATTACGAGCACGTGCCGCATATTATCAACCGGTTGAACGGGCAGAATGCGCCTGTCATGACTCGTGAGACGGAGGAGAAGCTGCGGTTCATGTTCAAGGAGATCCAGCCGTCGTTCCAGGAGCATTGCCCAAAGGGACGGAGCAATTTCCTCTCATATTCCTATGTGTTGTATAAGTTCTGCGAGCTGCTGGAGCTGGACGAGTATTTGTCCTGCTTCCCGTTGCTGAAGAATCGGGACAAGCTCTACGTTCAGGATAAAATCTGGGAGAAGATTTGCGAGGATCTGCGGTGGCAATTTATTCGGAGCATTTAGAGGGTTGCGATGAGAAACGCAGATACGATTCTGTATGTTGCGTATTTTATTCTGTTTGCCTATGCTGTTGCCACGCTATATCAGGTCTATATGCAGTCCACGGGGCGTAAATGTCTGCGGTGGAGAAAGAAATACAACTTTATTGCTCAAAAGGAGTATGACACGTTTCCGTGCTTAGAGTGGGCGTAAGAGGGGTTAGTGTGGCGCATCACCTGTTGCTGAATGTCAGCGGCAGATGATATGTCTCAAAAGGGGGTTACCGCCGTCGCAAGGAGCGAGTCGCCCGCAGTCCAACTCTGCGCACAACCCCATTTTTAGCTGTCCAGAGCTTATAGGCCCCATAGGAGAGCAGGGCCGCACAGAGAATACATAGAAAAAGAGTTTTAAGGACCTGGCGGGTGTAGAGACTCCAGGACCACTGCGGTTTACAGGCTTCAGGCAGATCAAAAGGCTTCGGTGCTGCCGGATTAAAACAGTAGTGATTGGAGGGCTGAAGAGAGGCCGTAAGGGGCACTCTCGTTTGAACACCTTCAGAGGAGAAGGTGGTGCGCTTGCCCACATCACAGTTCTCAAACACAGGCATCGTCCCACCGTAGTTGAACGATGCGTTCACGAAGGCGACTGCGGTCATGGCGTCAATCACAATCGGGAGTTTTGAAAGGGTGATGCTGAGCGAAGAGAGAAATGTGGGCTTATATGTCGGGACGTGAATGATTGCGTCGCTATACTTCTGTTGCTCCGCAGGCGAGGCAAAGCAATCAAACACCTGAAGAAGCCGCCGCTGCTTGGACTTCCCTGTGAAGATGCCACGATGAAGGAGTGTCGCATAGAACACGAGCACGTCCCCGCTTTTTATCTCAATCGTCCTGCGCTGGCTGTAGAGGGTGTAGGCCTCCTGCCATGTGGTTGGGGTGAACCGGTGGGAGCCAGGAATGAGTTCCATCTCGGTCGGATCAAAATAGGTGAGGCATGTGAGCGCTGGGATCCGTTCACCAAAGCAGATAACATCTCGGTGGAGCGTGCTTGCATCGGACGAGTTGTTGTTGTTGCTCGGGCGGAACTTCGTGTAGACGAGCTGTGCTCCTAGTTGCTCGTTGATCCGTGGAAAGAACTTGTTTTGTATGTAGGTGTCCATTTGCTGGTAGTTCACGCCACCCTCTTCATACGCAGCAAGGCCGACCTGTAAATCGCTCGGCGTTAAGATGTTTTTTAAGAGGATGTATCCATCCCTTTCAAGGGACTCGTTATTGGCCCCCATCTATTAAAGCGGGTCATTCTATGACATGCTTTAAAAGATTTTGAAACAGGGGTTAATAGGTTACGCTAGTAACCTCTTCACAGGCGGCCACCGGGGAAGCCGACCAGGTTAGCGCCGATACCGAAGCCGGCACCCTGGCGGGCCGTCACACCGATGCTGGGCGACACCACGTCCAGGATGGCGAACACGGCCGCCGCCACCACGCCGAGCGTCAGGATCTCATCCCACGGCAGCGAGCGGCGGGGCACGAAGATGGCCGCAACGGCCACGAACAGGCCCTCCACCAGATACTTAATCGCACGGTTGACAATCTCCATAGTAGGGTCCATGCTCTATATTTCATTCCAAGATTTTTTCAGATCCATACCGGTGCCGGGGCCATCTGCGGAATCCGTCTAAAGCAGAACTCCACATTCACTCCAGAATGTCAAACTCGGAGGCTCGTGAAGATTTCCTGGAGGAGGATCCGGAGGTGCCCGGGCAGAAGTTCGCCCTGCTGAGTTTCCTGAGTCCGGAGAAGGTTCTGGCCGACAAGAACCTCTATTTCTTTGAGAAGTTCCTGAACGTCTACGAGTTCAATGCCCGCACGAAGGCCATTGAGGCCTACGTCATGAACACGGTTCGCAAGATCAATGCGAAGCTGGACGCCGAGGCCGATGCCCTGGACGCCAAGGATCTGAGCGGCGCTGCGGATGTATGCCGCCAGTCCCGTATCCGGGTGGACGAGCTGATGAACGAGTTCCAGGCCTTCTCTAAGGAGAATGAGAAGGAGCTCCGGGGATCCAAGCTGAAGGAGGCCTATGACGACTTCCTCTACGTGAATCGCAGCAAGCTGGAGGACGAGTTCTTCACAAAGAACGAGTTCCGCACGACGGTGCGTGGCCTGAAGGTCCGTGGCGTCTACAGTTCCCAGCCGGAGGCGGTGGCCCGCTCCAAGAAGCTCCAGCGCACGGACCCCCTCCACAACATCTTTGTAGGGGAGGTCGGGAAGTGGCTGCCGTGGGATCCGGAGCCGTCCGATGTGCCCGAGCAGGAGTATGCCGAGGATCAGCTGAACACGCTGATGAAGAAGTATAAGGAGAATGAGGAGGCCAAGGACTCCTTCCAGCGGGAGCGTCGTCTGGCTGCCTCGGCGGCTGGAAAGAAGGCTGCACAGGGCGGGCCGAACATGACCGTGGAGCGTGTGGACGATGCCCCCGCCGCAGCTGCGCCCAGCGGCGAGGAGGCGGAGCGCAAGGCGGCCTTTGACGCATCTGTTGGCAACATGTTCAGCACGGATGGCCCGGCGGATCTGGCCATCGCCCGAAAGCTGGAGAAGAAGAGCTCATAAGCGTGGAAGTTTCAAACTTCGCAACTTTTGAGTTACACAACGGCATTTACGCAGGGCCCGAAGGGTAGTAATCATTCGTGATGGGGGGCGCCCGGGGCTTGCACACGTTCTCCTGGCAGAACTGGCCCTCCTTACAGGTCACACCCGCACAGTCCAGATCCCGGAATCCCTCGGGAAACGACTTTGCAAACATCGTGCGGATGGTCGGCAGGAACGCCACCGCCACCAGCAGAACTACAAACAGTCCGACCAATCCATACGCACCTCTCGCCCGCTTCATCTCTATCCTAGGCTGTTAAACTTTCCTGTTTAGGATGGGGGCGCCGCCGGCAGCACCGGGAGCGGGTAGCGATCAAACAGCTCGGGGACCTTCTCCGAGATACAGAATCCATTCGCACACCTCTTCAGCTCTCCCTGACATGACGGCAAATCGGTGCCACACCGAGGCGATCCAAGAGGGGGCGACTGAAATCCCTCCATCTGGAGATAGGCTCCGATCCGATAATATCTGTCAGCGGCCAGAAGCAACACTGCGACTGCTCCAAAGGTGAGTGCGGCCTTCAACTCCGACTTCATCTAATTAGCTCACCTTCTTTTGAACCGTAATAGACGGCCCCTTTAGCTTCTTTCCAGCATTCGGATCAAAGTTGTTCATAGCCTCTTCCTCCTCCTTATCTCTGTAGTAGTTCGCAGAGTGCTGCCAGAACTCCGCCGCACCAATCCGGAAATCCGGATGAAGATCGGCCTTATACCAGAACACGCAATCCTCTAACTTGCCCGACTGGCTCGTGTTATCAATCACCAGACACTCAAAGTTCTGTGTGCACTGATCCATGATCTGGCAGAAAAACTCTAAAGAGGGGAAGGCGCTGGCATAGTTCTCAAAGATACGCTTACGATTCGTGGAATACGGCTCACGGAGAATAAACACATAGTCTACATTCGTGCGCAGAGCAGGCTGAATACCGAGGGGATACTGCATCGTAATGATGAAGAACACCTTCAGCCAACGCCCGTTCATGAAGAGATACCGAATATTTTTGTCATGAGTCCAGCTGTCGTCATACATACAGTCATCCAGAATCATAAAAGAACGAGGATCCAGACGAGACTTGCCGCCACCCTGCTGATCCCGCTGAATCCGGGCCATGATCATCTTCTGGCGCTTCACGAAGTTGGCCAAAATAATCGGATTATACTCGCCGTGAATGAACAGCGGGGGAATCATTTTTCCGTAAAAGGAGTTGGACTCCTCCGTGCCTGAGATCACAGTCCCGAGAGGCATGTCCTGGTGATGATACAGGAGGTCCCGCACCAGCGTGGACTTACCCGTGCGGCGGCGACCAATAAAGATCACCACGGCATCCTGAGGGATCCGCTTCATGTCAAACTTTTTCAACGATACATTCACAGCAGACGCCATTCTGCTAAGACCTGTCTGACTATGCCGGGACTTTTTTACTTCCGACTTGCGGCGCAGCGAAGCATAAAAGCCTCTGAATCCCGGGAAGAATGAACTCGGGCCGAGAGCAACTTCGTGGCATGCAGCTCCCCAACCCCCGGTATCGGATTGCCAGTCTCCCCCACGAGCTCCGCCATGTCAATGGCTTTCACCATCTTCAGACCTATTTTCCAGCTCTCAGCAAGCTGTATCGTCTTTCCAAACACCAGTCGCAGGATGTCTGGCTGGACTCTCGCTGGCGCATTCGGAGCCTGGATTGCTCCGGAACCTCGGGTCCCTGCCGTCTCCAGGTTGTTCCCAATGTAGACATCTCCGGCGAGGCGGAGGCCGCCACGCCCGAGAGCCGGCGGGCCTTTTTGAAAGTTACCCATCTTCTGGATCCGACTCGCTGGATGCAAGGAGAGTATAGCCTCCCCAAGGAGCCCGGACTGCCATGGCATGGCAAGACCTGGACCCGGGCCTGGAATAAGCTTCAGGATCCCTGGAACCAGGCCTATGTGGAGTCTATTGCCTCCTACGCCCTCGGCCGTCTCCGAGAGGAGGGTGCCAGTCCCCACTTCAACACCTTCTATGGAGCCTTCTGTGCCCGGGCAGACACCTATCGCTACAATCTCACCGACGAGTTCGGCAGCTATCGCAATGCCCGGTGGTTCTGGCATGGTCAGAAGAAGGGGCTTTTCAGCCTCAAGTTACTCAGCACAGGTGGCACCGTAGAAAAGGGGGTGGAGGAGCAGCTCTTCCGTCAGCCATCTGATGAGAGCCTGGAGGGTGATTCCAAGTCCGGTGGATCCTCCTCCGATTCTGAAGAGGAGGTGCCCGAGGAGGAACTGGCCGTCGGAGACATTGCCGCCGATGATACCGCCTCTCTCAAATCCGGTGGGCTGTCCGAGCTGTCCTTCGCCTCGGCCTCCGACTCCGACTCGGAGGAGGCAGACGATACAGACGGCGACTCGGCTACGTCTGGCACTGATTCCAGCGACAGCGCCGACGAGTATCGCATTTATGCCGAGATCAAGAACTATCCGGTCATGATGATTGTGGTGGAGGAGAACCAGGGCACGATGGATTCGCTTCTAGAGGATATCGCCGCCGTGGGTGCTAAGCAGGGGACTGCCGATTGGGATCTCCGCTGGTCGGCCTGGCTCTTTCAGGTCATTGCTGCCCTCTCTGTCGCCCAGGCCGTCCTCGGCTTCACACACAATGACCTCCACACGAACAATGTGGTGTGGACGGAGACTCAAGAGGAGTTCTTCTATTACACGACTCGTGCGGGCCAGGTGTTCAAGGTTCCCACCTTCGGCCGCCTCTTCCGCCTGATTGACTTTGGCCGCTCCATTTTCAGAATTAATGATCAGCACTTTATCAGCGACGACTTCAAGGCCGGCAATGATGCCGATGGCCAATACAGCTTCAAGCCGCTCCACCCCCGGCCAGCCAATGTGGTGGAGCCGAATCCGTCCTTTGACCTCTGTCGGCTTGCCGTTAGCATGTTTGAGGCGCTGTTCCCCGATGCTCCAGAGGATAAGGAGGGCGGAGCTGTGCTGAGCTCGGAGCCGGATCTGGAGGTCAAGGAGACTGTGTCGCCGCTGTATAATATGCTCTGGAGCTGGTTGATTGACGACGAGGGCCGGAATGTGCTGATTGAGCCGGATGGTGAGGAGCGCTTTCCCGACTTTGATCTCTATAAGCACATTGCCGAGCATGTTCACACTGCAGTGCCGGCTCTCCAGTTCACGAAGCCGGCGCTGGATCGCTTCCAGGTGGCTGCGGGAGATGTGCCCGCAGACGTCCGAAAGTGGTCATTATTTGTTTAAAACTTCGGGATACCGACCTGAACCTCCTGTTCATCGTTGCTCCCACTCTCTCCACCCCCTTTTTGGCTCAGAGCCGTGAAGGCGGGGAGAAGCGCCATGATTGTCTGGACCAGATTCGTCGTAGACTCCGGGAGGAGTTGGAGAATCATGGCAAACAGAATGGCACCGATCAAAAAGTCCCGAGTCAGTGACTTTCCGGAGGGATTCTTCTTCTCTACGAAGACGGTGGACCCGGCTCCTAGAGCAGCTATCAACGTGCCGCCAATCAACATTCCCGGCATAAGGGGAGATCCGCCTGACATTTCTGGGCGCTCGCCAGGAAAAAAAGACGCAGTCTTTACGCCGGGAGTTCCTCAAAGTCATCCATCGGCAGAGGGGCCGCTGCCCCATTTTCATCCAGACTCTCAAACTCGTCCAACGGCTCCGGGGCATCATCTAGGATCTGGAGCTCGCCGCCCACAATCTCCTCATCCTCCTCTTCATTCATTGGCTGAAGGCTGGAATCCTCCGGGGTGTCGGAGTTATACACGGCGTCCAGGCCCGTAAACCGGACCTGCGGGCCTCCCTCCGAATCCACAATGATCGTGGGCTGCGCCTGGGATGCCGGACTCACCGGCGGAGTGGCAGGCGGAGCGGGGGACTCTGTAGGGGGCGGAGCCACAGCGGAGGGAATCTCCTCGGACTCCGCTGTCTCAGCAGGGGCCGGAGCCTCCTCCTGTTTCTCCTCGGACTCCGCCACCTCAGCAGGAGCAGGCGCCTCTTCCTCCGGTTCCGGCGCAGCCGGAGTGGCAGCTGGCGTCTCCTCCTCGTCATCGTCGTCATCCCCTCTCAAGTATTCCCGGAGAATGCTCTTCACCGGCAACATTGTGCGAATGGACTGAAGAACTCCATCGTTCAACAGGGACTCAATCTGGCGCATATTCTTCTGGCGCTCAATCGCCGGAACATTGGCCGAATAGAGATACGTGTTGCTCCAAAGGAGGCGGGCACACTCCACCAGCGTCCGGTGAAGAAAGTGATCCAGCTTCGGGATCACAATCTGGAGCTTCTTCTGCTTCGCAGACAACCGAATAGCAGACAGCACCTTCGTGTGCGCAATAAACACGGCCGTCAGCAGCTCCTCCAGATAATCACACTGCGTGGACGTAGAAAGGCTCGTGGTCTCCCGCTTCACCTTGTCAATATTCCAATCGGCAATCTCCTCCAGCAGGTGCTGAAACTTCAGAAGCAGCTTCTTGGAATCCGGCTCCTTCTCTTTCGCATCGTCCAGCAGTTCCAGGAAATACTTCTGGAGCGCCGGCACAAGATATTGGCACAACTGCCGAGTATACTCGCCCTTGGCCTCTGCGTAAACGCCGACACCTTCTCCACCGACGTCCATATTGCTTTAAAGGGGGGTCTTATCAAGCCTCAATCTGCCGCAGGAGCAAGAACTGGCTGATCTGAATCCAGGGCGACGATCCTGCTCCGATGGCCCTGATACATTCTTGGAGTTGGCGATTCATGGGACCGTATTCCGCCAGAAGCCGTTCCACAATCCGGTAGGGATCCTCTCCCGCCTGGCGCAGCCCGGGAATCTCCGTCCATGCCGGGGTTATCTGAAGAGGGGGTGCGCAACACGGAAGTCCGAGGTGGCGGGCAATGGCCTGGGCCTTTGCCTGCCGGTGAGAATGCTCCGTGCGCATGCTAATCACCGAACATCTGGAAAGGATGGGCGGCGAGAGTTTCCAGAGTTCCCGGACTTCCAGGGCGCAGGTTACATTCGGCGAGGCGGTTTCCAGAATCCGGCGCAGGAAGGCCTGGGCCTCCTGGGTCAAATCGTCTGCCCCCTCTATCCAGACAAAGAGTCGTTCCTTGGATCGGACCTGCTGGTGAAGAATCTCCCGACCCTCTCGGAGACTCCGATCCGTGCGAGCATTCCAGCGAAAGAGACTGGCCTTGGCGGCTGCTGCCTCGTCCCGGATCCAGCGAGACTTGCCTGTTCCGGCTTCTCCTTGAACAAGCAGCGCCCCTTTCCAGTTCCTAGACATCCTTCAGAGTGGTGGTCGGAGGCGCTTAGGTCTCCCAGTGTGTATGAAGCACGAGGTTGCCCCGCTCCTCCCGCAGATGAAAGGTGGCCCTGCGGGTCGCACGCTTTTCTCCGGCCAGGACTACATCCGAGGGAATCGGGACACGTGTAGGAGCTCCTCCGACCAGAATCTCTACCCAGAGATCATCTTCGTGTATAATCTGCGCATGCGAAGGAATGGCCGCACGAACCTTCGCATCAATCATCTGGAAAGCCAGAGCTTTTGCCATCACCTTTTGAGAGTCTGTCAGATCCTTAAAAGGGGTTGTTGGAATACTTGCGGAGCAACCCATCTGGGTGAAAAGGGTGAGGCTCTTTACGCCCGGCGACTCCGGCCACGTGTCTTGCGGACACGAGTCTTACGGTGACGGGCTCCTCCATAGAAACTTCTGGCAGCGCTTTGGCGAGCGGCACGGCGACGGCGCTCCTCCTGAATCAGCCCTTCCACTCGGCGTCGCTCCCGTTCGGCGGCTCCAGCAATGTTTCTATTGACTCGGCGTGTCTGAGGGGGTGCGTGGCGTGCTGCGGCTCTCGCAGCCCGCTCAGCCTCCGCAGCCGCACGTAAGACGGCCTCGGCTGCCCGCATAGCCGCATTCACATTGCGGCGCTCAGCAGCAGGCGCAGCCTTGGACTTGGACGCCGCAGCGGTAGCAGCCGCCCGGTTCGCAGCGGCCTGGGCCTCCTCCGCCCGGCGCACTGCAGCCTCCGCCTCCCGCAGATTGGCCGCCGTCGGGGTGCTAGGCTCCTCGTTATTCTCATTGGACGCCACAGGCCCGTTGCCCAGATATGTATTTAATCTGCTCTGGCTGACCTGGAGCTGCTCATCCTTTCCAGTCAAAAAATCATACGCCGCCTGAACGACCGTAAAGCGTTCAGGATCGCCACCCTTGTTTGGGTGATCCGTCTTTGCCTTCTCCCGATAGGCCTTCACGATATCCTTCTTTTCAGCACTCATCGGCAGGCCAAGGATGACTAGCGCAACTTCTCTGTCTGTTGATGCCATCTCTACATTGTCGCCAGAAGTTCCTGGAGCACTTGCTCATCGTGCATCGCATTCCGGGCCAGATTCTGCGACGCCATCAGCGGATTGGACAACACAGAATCCAGCGTGTCCGTGGTGTTGCGTTGGCGGCTGATATCCAGCTTCAGAGGGACACGAGGGCGCACCTGGCCCAGATCTCCAACACCCGTCGGCATGCCAACCACCCGATTGACCGCATTTGAGCGATCATTGACATAATCGGCGTCAATCTTCTTAGTAACCTGGTTGATGTTACCGTCAAAGACCGCCAGGCTGCCGCCATTTCCGTGGAGAGGATCACGCCCCACAGCAATCTGCTCCTTGTTCGGGTTCGTCCGCATGTTGTAGGCAGAGTCGTGGCTGGTGAAGTCCTTGTTGACAGAGTTGGACGGACCATAATACTCCGACTTGGCCGACAGTTGCTGCTTCTGCGTGGGCTTGGCGATATCTTCCGGGTCGTAGACCTTGATGCGAGTGGCACCATCCGCCGCAGGCGCAGCCTGACCGAACCAGTTCCAGTTGATCGTGCCCTCCTTGACGGTCGTGCGGGCCACATCATTCGGATCCCAGACCGTGATGGCCGGCGCACCCTGCGCATAGCCCACCGGCGTGCCCGTCTGGCGCAGACTGCCCACCGTCTCCGCACGACGAGTGGGGCGGCTAGGGTCGTCAAAGTGGACGGTGCCGAGGCCCGTGTCCGCAGGCGCCAAGTTGAGTCCCATCACACGCTCCCCTGTGAAGCTGCGCTCATTGGGTCGCACCTCGTAGCCCCCACGACCATAGTCATTCTCCGGGGCGTCCGTGTCCGCCGTCGTGTAGCTCGTCATGTCCGCATTACGGTATCCAGCACCACCATACTGCTGCGCCATCGGCGTGCGGTAGGATCCCACCACGTAGGACTCTCCAAACTCCTGTGACCCCGCAGGACCCATGAGCTCCGAGCTCGTCTCCGGGCGAGTCGTGTGCTTGAGCACCTGGACAGGGCGACTGGTCTCCTTGGAGAACTCCGACTGTCCCGCCACACCAAACCGCTCGCCGCTCTCGTCAATAAAGAAGGTATCCGGGCGATACTTGCGCACCTCTCCAGCATCCTGGGCCGCCGTGCCGATAAAGTGCTGGCCAGGCACCACCGGCTGGTTGTAAGTCAGCTTCGGGTTGTCTGCCGTGCGCAGATCATCCGTCTTGCGCAGTGCTCCCATCATGTATTGGTTCGTCTCAAACTGCTGGAATCCACCCTTGCCTGTCTGACCGAATCCCTCGTTCACCGCCGGGCCGACACGAGTAGGCTCAAAAGGGCGCTCACCGTTGCGGGCACGGGGATCATTGATACGGCTCTGGACAAAGTCGCTGCTGCTCTCCAGGCCAAAAGGGCTGCCGTAGGGAGTGCTGCCCGTGTTGAACATCGTCTCCACCTCCTTTTTCACAATCTGGGTGGTTCCGGAGCCAGTGTAGGAATCCAGAATGGACGTATTAGCGCCAGCCCCCACGTTCTGCTTCACACGGCCTCCAAAGAAGGGGACCATGTTGTTGTGGCGAAAGTCGGATGTCTTGACTCGCTCACCGGTGAGAGCACTGACCATGTAGTCGCCATCTATGTAGTTCGCATCTGCCTCAATACCGGCCGCATTCATGGCCACGTCAGGAGACATGGAGTCCAGGGGCTCGGGTTGGGGCTGAAGAGAGGGATCCATATTCACCTTTTGCTTCGGTGGGGGTGTGTAGGACAGCAGACTTCCCGTCAGGCCGGGGTCTGGTTCAGAAGGGGCGAGAGCCTGTCCCATGGCGTCCTGGTATTTCAGCCCGAGCTCCCCACCCGATGAGCGGGGCGCAGCGCCAGAGGGGCGATCTGCGAGCGGCGTTCCAGCGGGGCCGGACTGAAAGGCCTCCATACCTGGCTGACACTCTTCGCCCTTTCCAGTAAGTTTTGTTACAACATATCCGAGGCCGACCAAGGCGAACAAGGCTGCTGCCTCCATCTTCTATCGTCGCATGCTAAAATGAAGTGCGCCTTCAAGCGCTCTTCATTTTAGCATTACGCCTATTTGGTGTGAAGCCCGGTTGTCTCCTGGCAACGGGCTTTACAACAGATACACAGGCTATCAAAATCAACGATTGTTAATCACAGAGTTTAATGTCTTGAGGCGAGTCTAGGCGGTCTGAGGACCGGAGTGTGTGCGACACTTCTCCTTATCCAGATTACGAGCCGGTATGAAATAATCAAACGGCGTCTCATAGGTCTGCTGGGGCTGGTGCGGCAGAGGCACCCAGCGGTTCCAGCCCGTGGCACGCAGAGTGCACGGAGGATTCACCAGGCGCTGAAAAAGGAGGGGGACATTCTCATCCGGCGCAGCCTCCAGCGGCACCTTATTCATCTTGTTCGTCTCCGGATTGTAGAGGACAGCATTGTCACGGACACGGGAGCTGAGGCGATTCACACCTTTCAAGTCAGACTCCACATCCGTGCGCCACTGTCCCTGCGGCCAGCTGTTGCCCGACGCCTGAATCCGGGTGGTTGCCTCCACAGGAAAGCTCACAGGGCAGTTTGCGTCCGGAGGATTGAGGTAATACCGGAGTGCGTAAGAGGTGATACGCATGTCATCCACCTGGTGAAAATCATCAAACTTCGGGCGTGTCAGTGCTTGCTGCTTCGCCATCTCCTTCTTGATTAAGGGATTTAATACTTCTCAGGACGGTGGCACGACTCTTTGATCAGGGGTTCAGGTCCAATCACCGAGGGATAGGCCCACTGCTGGTAACTCTTCAGCGGCACCGGAGTGGCGTCAATCTCAATAGAGATCTTGGGATTCTTGCGCTCAATCGTCGTGCCCTTGGGGGGCAAGTGCTTCCGGCCCGCACAGTCCGTGTTGGGGCGAGTGATACCGAGGAGATCGGATTCTACGTCCGCCTGGCACCCCGCTGCCCGAGCGACCTCATTGCCGCCAACGAGACCTAGCATATGCCGGGCCTCCTTCACGTGCCGCACAGAGCCAACAAACTGATCCCGGGACTGCGGATTCTCGGCCTGTTCAAGTCGCTTAGCATCCATGTTTGCGGGTGGAAACGCCTCAGACAAAGATGCCATCGTTCTGCTTATGGAGATCGTTTAATGCCGACGACGACCACGCGTCTTCCGCACCGACTTGCGGCTCTTGCGGGTCTTGCGCTTGCCGCCGCCTGATAGACGGCTACACTTGCTCGCCGCAGACACGTAGGCCGTGTGATTCTCCGTGCGGCCGCACTCGGGGTGACGCTCGAGGAACCGCTCCACCGCCGCATGTCTCTTCTCCTCGCTGCTATGGTTGCTATTGTAGTTATTACCCTCACAAGCAAGCGCCTTCCAGAGACTTTGGCACTGTTCCTTGCCCATTATACTGTATGATTAGCAATTTACATCCCGAATGTAAGAGCGGGAGGGCAGGCCACCCCGAATCCAGCCGGGAGACGCAGCCTCCGTGATCAGATTCTCAGGCTTCTGGATATTGTTCTTCACCGTGGCCAGCAGAGGAGTGAACACGCCGTCAAACTGCTGCTCCGTCACCGTGCCGCACTCCTTGCCCTGGCGCACCTGCTCCGAATGGAGCAGCAGCGACTCCACGTCGGCATTGCCACGGCCACCGCCCATGTAGGGCACACCCAAGAAGGGGCGGGCCTGCGGGCGAATGTTACAGCGATTGTTCTTGAACTCGGGCTGATTCTTCAGCACGGACTCCGCATCAATCTGCTGGTTGTTGGAGCCAAAGCCCTCCCGGGCGTAGATCAACACCTCCTTTGTAGCCAGAGGATTCACGTCCCGAGCGTTGGGCACCAGATTTGTCGTCGTATAGCTGCCGGGGCCCACGGACTGACGGAAATACTGCTCAATGCCGCAGGAATCATCACGTGTGTGCGTTAACCGGTTGAGCTGCATGGCTCTCCTTCTACCGTAGGGCGCCAAACTTTAGAACTCAACGCCTACGATACTTCCAAAAGGGGGCACAATAAAGTAGAATGGCGACATCGGATGGCGGTCCTCTGGCCAAAAAGTTCTGCCGGTGCGTAAAAGGGGTCCGGAAGACTGTGAAGCTGCGGCGGGGAGCAGGGCGGGGCCAACAGGCTAAGGAGTCTGCTGCGATTGCAATCTGCACTCGGAGCATTCTTCAACGAAAGGGGCGGACACTGCGGAAAGTTCGCTGCAAGCCCTCCAAAGGGGGGCCGGTCCTGCAAACTCAGGATCGCCTCCGCCGTTAGCGGTTCACATTCATCCAGGGCAAGGCACCTCCATCTGTGCCCGGGAGACAGGCCTCCCGCCCTCCTTCCTTACAGGTCTTACCAGGTATCTTGTAGAGCCACGTTTGGTAAGACGCCTGATCATTCGGGATGCCCGTGCTCGGCATTGTAACAAACTGGCGCTGCGACTGCGAGCGGCCAAAGACATCTGTGGGATCACGGTTAAACTCCGTCCGGAAGAAGTCATCCAGTGCCAACTTTACAGAGGGATCCTGGACTGAAACAGCCTCACCACGCATCGGATTATACAAAAGCTCATCCACCAGCACGTTCATAAAAGGGTTGCGTGTGGTCGGAAGAGTTCTTGCCGTTGCCGGGGCTCCTCCGAGCGGAATAGGATCGTTCACACCTGCGGGTTCGGAGGGGGGCGCTGCGGTAGCAGCCGTAGAGCTCGCATCCTGGAACCCCTCACAGCGACTCCAGGCGTGGTAAATCGCCCAAAGCAGTGGGAGAGAATATGCGGCACCAAGCAATAGAATACCGTAAAAGGGGTAGGAGTTTCGCAGCACCACGCTAATAGGGATGGCAACAACCAGCGCCGTCAGCCAGATGAGTGCGAGATGATTGACGAGCTCACTAATACAGGGTCCCTCTTTGCGCTGTTTTAGCACATATCCAGTCTCCCAGAGAACACTGGACTGTTCCCAGAAATAAGGATCACATAACGGATATACTTTCATGGCGGCGATCCGACCCTCTCTACCGCAGAGTGCTTAAATTAAGCACTTGGATCGCCTACTTCTTGCCCTTGCGGCCCTCCAGCTTCTTGCGCAGGCGGCTACGTGCCAAGGCCAGGCGTCCCTCACCGTCATGGCCGCTAGCCCTCGCAGTCTCCTCATCTTCAAAGGAGAAGGCGGAGCGGAACGACTCCATCATCTCCACGAACGCCGGGTTGCTCTGGAACTCCTTCATCAGCTCCTCTGCCTCTGCCACCAGCTCCTGCGGCTTTAGCTCCCCCCGCTGAACCTTCTCCTGGAGGCGTTTCCCCACACGGGCCATCGCCTTCTGAAGCAGATTCGGATTCGCCGCCCCAGCGCCCATGAGGATCTCAAATGCCCGAGTGGGATCTTTCTCCACTGCCTCAATGTCCTCCGCCCGGAGTCCAAAGTCCTCGGGCTTGAACTCCCGGACCATATCCTCCGCCAGCTTGGCCAGCTTGCCCTTCAGAAACTTCTCCGGCAGCGGCGGCAGCGTAGACCCGTCCCCTCCAAAGAGATTCATGAACTTCTTAGCCATGCCCTCAAAGTCGCCCCGGTCCAGGCGGCCACGCCAGTTGCGCATTACATTGTCCGCCCACTCCTTGGAAAATCCTCCCTCACCCTCCTTCATACCCGCCTCGTAAATGGCGCACAGGTCCAGGATAGAGATGTAATCAAAGACCGCCTTCTTGGTCTTCTCCCCTACAGAGTCCCACAGAGCCTGCGTAAGAGTGACGCCGGGCAGCACGGGGCCGGGGCACGGTAGTGCGTCTGAGGGAGGCACGTGCTTTGTCAGCACATTTTCGGCATACCCACTGATCTGTTGCTCAAGAGGAAGTGCGACAGCCGCCGCAATCTCCGTCTCCAGCTCCGGGAAGGTTCCACGAAGGTCCGCCGCAAACTCTGCGTATTTCTTCTGAAACGTAGAGTCTGAGGCCATTTATCTCTTTGGGTCTTGGAAGCTTGGGTGCGCAGTCTTTACGCCCTAGAAGCCACTGCGGGCCGCCCGAGCCTTCTCGCACAGGATACACAGAACCTTGAGGTAGTTCCAAATAGCCTTGCGGTTTGCATCGGTCATAGTCGGCCAGTGCTTATCAAAGATAAGCAGCGCAGGGGACATCTCATTAAACTGCCCCGAAATCTTGGACTTAGCGTAGCCAATCACAAAGTCCTCATCCTCACGGCTGATCGCCTCGTGAAGATCACGATAGACATGCTCCCAGAAGAGCTCCAGAATCAGTTTCGGATTAATCTTCTTGGCGCCCTCAATCGCCTCTAGAGCCAGACGAATATCCCGCTCCTCGGGGTATGTGCCATTCAGCTCCTGGAAAAAGCGAATCAGCTGAAGATTGAACGCACCGAGGGGACTGGACATAGCTCTCTACACCGGAGATGCGATCATGCTTTAGATAAACGCAACCGCAGAGGGCGGTTACTGGCGAGCAGGGCCTCTAGGCATCCCCGTTTCACGCTCTCTCTGGTAGGCCTCCATCTGCTTGTCAAACATTTCCTCCTTTTTAGAGCGCCGTTGCGAGGTTGGAGCCGAGGCTCCGGGGAAATCTTGACTCATCCGATCGCCCGCAGCAGCCCCACCCCCTAAAAAGGAGAAGGCCCCAGGCATGGACATTCCACCATCCCCTTGTGTGCTCGTATCTGCGTCCACTCCTACATAGGAGAGGCCCTTGAAGAAACTTGTATTTTCAATGGGATTAAAGGCTTCAGGTTCGCCGGCGCCAGCAGCAGCGGCCCCGCCTGCCTGGCCGCCCCCTCCGCCCCCTCCCTCCTTCATCCGCTTCTCATACAGCCAGTTCATTACGTCAGAGTCCGTGCGAGGCTCAGGCTCTCCAGCAATCACCAGTGTTGGCGTCTTTTTGAGCCACCCAGGCAGTGGCGGCCTACTCGGACTCGGATCTACACAAATATACCGAAACAGCCCCTTCCATGGCGTCTGTGCAATCTCCGTTACAAACGCCTTGGACCATTGGCATTTGTTGGAATAAAAACAAATGTTTACCGGCTGTTGCATGGATGCTCCGAGTCGGACTCCCTATTGAACCTCCATACCGGCTAGCCGGAGACTCAAACGCAGCGCCCCCGCCCATAAGCGAAGCCGGCCCCGCCTAAAATTGAGGTTGAAAGAACCAGTAGGTTCCAATAGAGAGATGTCTGCTGCTACTGTCGCAAGTCCTGCGCCTGGTGTTCGCCCCTTCCTTGTGAAGCGCCGGAGCGCCGCCGTCGCAGCTGCTGCGGCCAATGCGAATGCGCCCCCTGCGGACAGTGTCTTCAAGCAGGTCCGCCGTGATGAGGACTCCCGGAATGTTATCCGTTTCCTTCTAGAGCCCACTCAGGTGCCCTACGCTAATACTCTGCGGCGGCTGATGCTGTCGGAGGTGGAGTCGGTGGCATTCAAGGCCGACATTATGGAGGATGGCTCAACAGGGGATGTGCGGATCATCAAGAACAGCACACCCATGAGCAATGAGATGCTGGCGCATCGCATTGGCCTAATTCCCATTCATGTAGAGACGCCCCAGGACTGGTCGCCGGCAACCTATGAGTTCAAGCTGAATGTGGTGAACGACAGTTCGGAGCCCCGAGATGTTGTCGCCGCTGATATTGAGGTCTACCAGGATCGTGGGCCCGAGGAGGAGCCGCTAAAGGTGCCGGGTGCGCAGTTCTTCCATCCCGACCCTATTACGGGTGACACGTCTCTGATTGCGGTGTTGAAGGGGCGAGTGGGCACACAGGAGCCAGAGGCACTGACCTTTACAGCCCGGGCATCGGTGGGGACAGGGCGTCAGAATGTGCGATTTATGCCGGTGACCAGTCGTTGTGCCTACGGTTACACCCGAGATGATGATCCTGAAAAGGAGAAGGCCCTCTTCGTAAAGTGGCTGGATAACTACAAGAAGATGAACTACTCGGAGCTGGAGGGCGACGAGGCGAAGCTGAAGCAGATGCAACGGGAGTTCAAGACAATGGAGGTCCAGCGCTGCTTCAAGCAGGACGAGCGTGGCGAGCCGTATAGCTTTGACTGGATTGTGGAGAGCGTGGGTGTGCTGGATCCTGTCTACATTGTGGGGCGGGCTCTAGAGGTCACCCAGGCCAAGCTGATCCGCTATGCCTCCATTGACGCTGGCGATCTGCCTGAGAATCTGCGTGTGGTGCCCGCCGATGCCCGCATGAAGGGCTTTGACTTCATCTTCCAAGCAGAGGATCACACGCTAGGAAACCTGCTGGCCAGCTGGATGGAGGAGAAGATGATGGATTCGGGTGACGTGACCTACGCCGGCTACAAGGTCCCGCACCCTCTCCGAGACGAGATGGTGCTGCGGGTGGGCGTGGCAGATGGAAAGGATACGTCCGCAAGGGCAGCCGTGGCAAAGGCGTGCCGAGAGGCCGCTGCAATGTTCAAGGCCTGGCGGACCTCGTGGGTGGCCGTTTCTTCCGGCGTCTAAACAGAGATGGAGGGGGGAATCTTCGTCGCCTGTATTAATCTAAAAAGCCGTCCAGACCGCTGGAAACGTTTTTCAGAGCAGCCTGAGATGGACCGGATTCGCAAAGAGTTCAAGTTTGAGCGCATAGAGGGTGTGCTCGGCTCCAAAGTGGAGATCAGCAAGGATGAGCGTATATCTCTGCGGACAAAGCGCAATATTCTGGAGGCCACTCGCAGAGGTCATGAGGAACTGAATTCGGCCGGTGGCGTGGGATGTTATCTCAGCCACGTCAATACATGGAAACAGTTTTTGGACCGCCCAGAACCCTATTTAATTGTCTTTGAAGATGATGCGGAGATTGCCCCTGGATTTGTGGATCGCCTCTATGGCGCCATGCGTGATACATCGCTCCTATCGCAAGTGCCTGATGTCTGGTATTTCCGTCCCACAGAATACAATATCTTTTTTAAGGCAGACGGTAAAATGAAGCCAAAGCAGATTGGCCCCTGGGATATCAATACTTGCTCCACATTTACGGGCTACCTCCTCTCTAAAGCCGGTGCTAAAAAACTAGTGGAAGGCGCATTTCCGATTGATATGCATGTGGATCATTACACGTGCTTGAACAGTCGCCTCGGCAACACCTTTTCAGTCTTTCATCGGAATGTTCAAGTGGGTGTAGCTACCTTAAAAGAAGGGGATTCCGATATTCATCTTTCGGGTGACTGCACCATTTGTGATATTCCAACAAACGTCTCAGGGCGTGACTATATTATTTTAAATATACCAGGCTTAATCCTGGGAGTTGGTATTGGACTTACACTGTATTGGCTCAAAACGGGTGCCCGGCGGCGAAAGTTGTTTTAAGGGTGGCTGTCTTCTCACACTACCGGTGAGTGCCACTATCTTGAACGACCTTGATCATTCAAGATAGCGGACACATGACCTAATAGTTGTAGTGCCTATTCTTTTACACGGTTAAGGCCGTGTAAAAGAATAGCACATAACGATAAAAAAGGAATGGATGCCATCCCCTTTTTAGTGCCCGCATTTGGAGCAGTAATCTGTATTCAGTCAATCCTCTTTGGAGCCTGCTTGCGTCGCACAAATAGACGCCTACAAGCGGTTGAACAGGAGGTATCTTATCTAGGATCCAAGGCCCAGTCCATCGCACCGGTCAGCCCTACCCCCTTTCTAGGCGGATATTCCTACTACCCTACTCCGTCTGCTCCTCCGCTGCGGGTGCCGTATCCTCTGTCGGTGTAACGGCCGGCACATACTCCGCCGTCTCCATCAGGCGCTTCTGCTCAAAGCTGCGCATCCCGTTTACCACCTCAATGGCATTCTGGAGACGCACCGTGAAGCCCTTCGGGCGCAGCTCGTCCCGCCACTTTACGTGGAGCAGGAAGACCGCTGGGCGCAGGGCGTCGGGCAGCTCCTTGAACTGGCGGCTGTGGGCCTTGTGGACATCACGGTAGGCCAGCAGCACATCCATCGTGCGAGCCCGCAGCTTCTGCTCCATGTCCCAGAACAGCTTGCGATCCTCGCTGTAGTGCTTCAGATACTCGTCCACCTTCTTCTGAGCCCGCAGACGCAGGAAGCGCTCCTCGGTGGTGGCCTCCGAGCCCCGCAGCTCCCGCAGCATCGTATAGGTGGGGCTGCGCATGCGCCAACGATTGCCCTGCGCATCCTTGAACACCAGACCCTGCCAACGCCAGCCACGCTGCACCGCCTGGCGGCGCAGAAGGTCCTCCGCATCCCCGTCCTTGTGGAACTGCTTAATAGGGTAGCTGGTAATCTGGAGGCGCTGGAGAGCCGCCGGCCACAGCGCAGGGGTCTCCAGCTGCGTCACGATGCCGCTGGCCGAGACGCTACCGATGTGAACCAGATAGAGCGCAGGCGACACAGTCTTTGCCACCACACGGTGCTCCGGATGCTGGACCACGAAGCTGGTATAGGTGCCGGCACCCAGGGCCAACGTAAGCTGCGCCCGATCCTTTAGAGGGGTCGTGGCCAGCGCCTCGTCAAACATCTCGCCAAAGGTCTTCTTGCTGTAGAAGCTGTTGTTGCCGCCCAGCTGAGTCCGGGTGGCCACAACTAGATTCTGATCGGCCTCCACAAAGGCATTCACCATGAAACCATCCATGAACTCCTCCGTTGCCGCAAGAGGGGTGGCAACAGGCGGCGCACCCTCACGGGCCTTCGGGGGCGCCAGGCAGACAGGGCGGTTCGTCGCCACATTCCACACCACGGAACGGAAGAGGCCGGCGCCCAGCTCAGGGGATGCCAGATTAGACTGCCCCTTCACATAGCGCAGGACCGCATAGTTGCTCCCCTCTGCCGGCTCTACGACACGAATGCTTCCGCCCTCAGGCGACTCCAGATGTGCCCGCAGCTCCGACCACGTAGGGAAACGCTGGCAGAGAGTCTCAAAGAAGTTCACCGTGACCGACATGTTCCTAGCTCTAATAGGGCTGAGCTCGGTTTAAGCGCTCAATTTTGCGGCAGGTGCGCAGCAAAAGGTGCTGAACTTTCGCATCCCGTTGTAGGGAAAGAGCAGATGGAAGCAAACGAGGCAGCCCTTGAAGAAAGAATGGGGGCCCCGATTGGCTCGCCGCCACCTGCGGCGGCCGTGGTTCCTCTAGAGGACGCAGAGGATGTGCCTGATTTTGAGCTTGGCGACAAGGTGGCGATCGTAGGTGGGCGCTACGATGGCACACGGGGGCGCATCTACTATATGAATGAGGACCTCATCCGTATCATGCCAGACGGAGTCTCCGACAGAGTGATTGACATCGCCATCGTGGAAGGAGAGCTGGACCCCGAACTCGGCATCACTAACTTTTTTAGCACTGGAAAGCGGGCGGAGCCGGCCTTCGTGGCGCAGATTGACGCCCGCAAAGGATATCTCGTGGATGCCTTTGATGCAAATGGAAAGCCCGTGGGAACCTACACGATTGAAGAGGTGGATGAAACGGAGGATCAGCTCACTCTAAAGGATGAATCAGGGGCGATGCTGACGGAGGTCATTCTCCCCTTTATAGGTATTAGCCAGGATCAACAATTTGCGGTGCTCCGTGTCCGTCAGCCTCCTGGTGCGATAGATGACGAGGCTGCCGCTGCCGCTAATGCAGCCACGGAGGAAAATGAGGGATTTGAGTTTCTAGAGGAAGTGGTGCCTCCCGAGCCCGAGGAAGAGTTTGCCGGTCTCCAGGAGATACCCAAGACACGCCGGCTCTATAGCGATAATGTTCAGCGCAACGACATGATCAAAGAGATGATTGCGGCGCTAGATGTCTCCGCCCGTAAAAATCCGAAAAAGCAGATCTTTGTTCGCAAGCTGGTGGAGCAGTGTATTCTGCTGCGCAATGAGATCGTAAGCTACAATCGCTCGGGCGAGCCTGAGGGAAAGAAGAGTGCGTCCTATCAAACTGTATCCGAGTTACTGGAAAAGGGGGATGCGCCTCTGGCCCGCCCCGTTGCGGATGCTAAACGAAGCCTCTATGCCCCCCATTCGGATGCGTATATAAAGGCCGCAACTACCGGTGAACGAGGAGTTCAAGATGTCATGGATCTCACCCCTCTTCAGCTGGACCTTCAGTATCAGGAGGATGTTATGCTGGCTGAAAAGGAGTTTATGGCGAGCCGCCTGGGCACCGCCCCGGCTGCGCCTGCGGACTTTGCGGGGGCCTTGCCCGCCTGGTTCACCGGCTGGGAGACCTATTTCCGCCTTTACATGCGCAGCTTTTTAATGAATCAGGGTCTGCGGTTTGGCCAGGACACCACATTCCGTAAAGACAAGGAGTTTCTGCGTGGACCGATTGGTCTGGGGGGGACAGCAACGGTGGATGCGATCCTTTCTGATATTGCGGATGCGAAGGATGAGCCATCTGCTGCGCAGGGTGGCGGCGCTGCAGAAGGACCCGAGGATGAAGACATGTATTTTAATCTTCCCACGGGTCGCATTAAGGTCGGCCTTCAAAAGGGCCTGGGCCCCCGTTACACCCGTTTGAAGAAGGGTGCGCCGACAAAGATTGAGTCTGGTGACGACCTGGCGATTATGAATCAACTCCTCTTTCCAGCCAGCACAGCACGAGATCTCGGTGCCACACGCTCGGGTCGCCTTACACGGGACATTGTCATGGGAGCTCGTCAAGGAAAGTCTATGAAGCAGATATTGGAGGAGTTGGGCGGTGTGCCCGAGCAGGCCACGACCGGTAGCATTCTGGCTATGGGGCCTGGTGGAAATACGACGGGGAACATTGCCATTAGCGACTGGCTGAAGGCGCAGCCGATTGTGGTTGGCGGTCTCGGCGATGTGCTCGTAGAACTGGTAAATCTGGGTCTAGCTGAAAAGGAGTTGACGACGGAGCAGCAGGAGGTTCTTCTGGAGAAAATGGATCAATATCGGGCGCTGCTGAAGCAGCATCTCCAGCAGCTCCAGGAGGCAGCGGCCAGAGACATTGCCGGTCTTCGTCTGGAAAATCAAAACTTTCTCCAGGGCGAGGCGTTGGAGCAGTTTGAGGCCGTTCTGTCCGAGGAGCCGCTGCTGGCCACGGCCGCAGGTGAGATGCGAAAGCGTCTGCCAGCCTATAAGGACAACGACATGGCGGCGTTTATTTATCTGAGCACGCAGATGTCAGATTTAATGTTGGCGGCGATGGCAGGCCTCCCTGGACCCATTGCCCGAGAGCGGAATCGCAAGGTTCGGGATCAGTTCCTTGTGGCCCTGAAGGCTGCTGCGGCCAAGCGGCACGTCCAGGAAATGTCTGGGGCCCCGCCGCAGCCGATTAATTGCCCCCACGTTCAAAGTCTAGATGCCATCCGCAAGATCAGAGATGACTCGGAGCGGATGCGGGCGCTGGCGAAGTTTCTGGATCTGTTCAAAAGGGGGCGAAAGGACAACTGGGTGCTCTGTTCGGCGAGCAAGGATAACCACATCCTTTTGTGCCAACACGAAGTGCTCCAGTTAGACGAGTTCTTGCGTCCCAAAGAGAAGGATGCCATTCACAAGGAGCTCCTTCTTGGATTTAGTGGGGGTCAGTTCAATGGCCAGTATATGTGTAAGAACTGTGGCCAGCCCATTTCCAGCATGGACTTTGACAGTGGAATGGAGTTTGACGAGGACGGGCTGCCCCAAGCGACGGCGGCGGCCGTTGGGGCGGATGCGGCTGAAGAGGAGGCGGAGGAGCGTCTGAACCAGATGTTGGAGGGCCCGGTGGATGCGGAGGAGCCCATCACCTTTGACACCGAGCTCCAGACACTGATCTATAAGACCTGTCGGCAGACCTTGACCAAAGTCGGCATTCCTGCCAACTCCGACGCCTATCAGCGAATCGTCCAGCGTGTAGAGGCCGATATTCAGCGCCAGCCGAGTCGGGAGGACTACGCCAAGGCCGCTCGGGCCCGAGAGGCTGCTGCGGCAAAGGGGGCGGGGCCGGCGAGAATGATTGACTACGATGTGCTGATCAATCGTATTCTCGTGACATCGGCAGGTGCGCACTGCTTAATAGAGTGCCAGACGAATATTCCTGGCTACGTTGTGCGGAGTCGCCTCCCTGGCGCCCGTGCGGGCTTCACAGGCTACCCGATTGGAAAGAAGGAGGATCGCACCGGTATTGAGTATATCGCCTTTGCGATTGCAGGCATCCGAGATGCGGAGGCTCCTTGGAATCTGACGGGATTCCAGCGGGAGCCGAGTGTGAAGAAGCGCCAGGACGCCATTGCCGCTGGCATTGATAAGATGGCCACGGAGGCCATGAAGGTCGCCAGCGTCCAGCAGGCTGTGGCCATGAAACGTGCCTATCTTGAGCAACTCTTTGGGCGCACGGAAGAGGGAGGATCGTTGACCGAGGTCCTGCGACCCGGATTCCGACCGGTGCCCTATGCCCCCACTGCGGCGGAGGCGGCGGCAACGGCGGTGGTGCCTGCGGGTGCCACTGAAAAGGAGGCAGTGCGAGCCTGGATTCAGACCGGCCATCAGATTGCGAAGGCGAATGGCAACTATATCAAGGGCAACCCCTTTTCAGAAGTCACCTGCTGTTTTGGACCGGTAGATGCGCCTCGCCGTTTCTGGGCTGAAAAGGAGCGGGACATGCCTGCTCTGCCCGCCAAGACTGCTCCCGCAGGACAGAGCTGCAGCTATCTCGGCGTCCATTTCTCGCCTCGGAAGACTGAGCGGCTCATCGCCGAGACACCGCAGGAGCTTCTATATCGTGTATTCTTAAAAGTCTGCTATGACGGGCCTCGCAAGGGTCTCCCGCACGAGCCTGGCTACACAAACAAGTGCCCTCATTGCGGTTTCGTCTTTCCTCAGAGCCTCTATACACCCCTCCCTGCTGCACCGACCTCCAAGGACCTGTTTGAAGAGTGGCACAAGGAAATGGAGGCAATCGTTACTCGGGGCAAGGCGGCTCTTGAGACGCAGAAAGTGCCCGTAAATCCGGGCACCTTTGAGGATCTTTTGGACACAACACACACCCTCTATAAAGTGGAGATGCCCGAGCGGGCGCCTCCTGTGGCGGGCATGGCACTCTTGGCCCGATTCCAAGATCTGACACTGGAGCCGTTTGAAGGATGGCGGGCCCTGATGGCTGACACAATTAGCAGGGTCTCCATGTTGCCGCCGGGTGCCAATGACACGGATGTGGCCATTGCCTACGGCCCCCTTTCCAACTTCTACGCAGCCGCTCTTCAGCAGATTCAGGAGCGCATGGGGGCCCGGGCGTCGGGCATTCTCCAGGCACTTCTGCTCCAGAGCCCTGTTCAGATTGTAGAGTCCCTTCAGGCCTATATCCTTGTCCCTTTCCAGCGTGTTTTGAATAAGTTTAAAGCGGCGAGTCTGAAGGTCCAACCCGGCCTTGATGTTGGAACGTCAACCGTATCAGATCTGGAAAAGATTCTATCCTCGCATTTAACCTATTTGAAGGAGATTGAAAAGAAGTGTCAGGGGATTGCCAAGCCGAAGATGGAGAGGGTGCGGGACGTTCTCGTAGTCACGCTTCATATGATTCGGGATCAGATTCGGAGTGCCTATATGCCCGGATCCACCATGGCCATTCAAAACTTACTGGGAGCTCTGGTTGCCGGCATTTTTGCGGAGTTCATTAACGGAAATCTGGGGGCGATTGATGGGGCGCCCGGCGTGGACCCCTTTGCCCGCTCTCCTGCGCAGATTCTGGACATTTGCCTGGGTCGCCTCCGGGACGAGGGTCTCAACTTCACGGAGGACCAGATCCGTGACATGATTGCCCAGCGTAATGAGATTGAGAAACAGTATATGATCGGGCGTTTCCGGGACTTGAACGACGATGAGAAGCGGGTGGAGCTGCTCAACAAACGCCTGGGCCTCGGAGCGTGGGCCGTCGGTGGCACGAAGGCCATTCGGGTATACAATGAGGAGCACTACGAGCTGGAGAAGCAGCAGCGCCTGGATATGGGCTTCAACGAGTTCACCTTTGGAGGGGATGTTCCAGCAGGGGCAGGTGGTGTAGGGGAAGTCTTTGGCGGAGCGGGGCGAGACGAGGACGGCTATGATCACCAGCAAGAGACTGCCGATAATATGTAGAGCGGAAGGCGGCGTAAATCCTCTCTAAGAAACCTGATCCAAACAACAGAGATGCGGGTCTTACTCGGCAGCACCATTTTGTATTTAGCCGGCATTGCGGTCGCCCTGTATTTCAGGCCGGCCCTGATGTTTTATCCCGATGGGCGCTGGAAAGAGTTTGGCACCACTCCATCGGAGGATTCTACAATGTTCCCATTCTGGCTGTTCTGCGTAACGTGGGCCATTGTCAGTTTTTTCGTTATTCGTATCATTCTTGGACCCGACGATGTAGATCCTGGAAATATGGGGCTCATGGCTGCTACGGTCGGATCAGCCTCCTCCGCTGCAGCGGTAGCTCCCGGAATTACATCCGTGTCTCGCTCTCCGAAGTCAAACAGCGTGGTTGAAGAGGAGGATGCTGTGATGCCGATTCCTCCTCCGGCAAATAAGAACCGGCGGCGCAACAAGGAAGTGGCAGCTCCGCCGCCTATTCAGACTAAAACGAAGGTAGTGGAGGTGATGAAACCCGGATATTATAAGCTGGATCGGGAGGCGGGGCTCGGAGAAAACGGGATCCCCCGCTACATCTACATGGGCCCTACCCCACCGACAGACTCGGATGTCTCGGAAGGAGAGGAGGAGTCCTGAATCCGGCGGCCGATATAGACCTGAAGGAGAGAGGCCACAACGAAGTTGAAAAACACAGATGTGGCGGCGAGAGCGTTGAGCGGCCCGATCCAGGCGCTGTGCATCATCTCCAAAGGAAGGATGAACAGACTAATCAGGAAAATCCCAAGAGGGGGTGCCCAACACTGGCTGAAAAGGTGGTGTGTTGTAACTGTGGAATGCGTCGTATAGGCTATACAGGCATTACACAGAAAGGTGAGCAGGAGACTCGCAGCAGGGGCCACGATACAGCCAAAGAGCCCAAAGAGAAAATGGGAGAAACTCGGAAACATGAGGGCTAGACCAAAACTAATGAGAGTCAAAAGGACGCCGTGAACAAATCCGAACGTGAGTCGCACAGCATATTGGATTTCGTTTCCTTCCATTGACCAGATGGCAGAAACAGAGGATCAAGCGCCGCCCGCAGGAGGAGCACCCGGTGCTGGTGCGCCTCTTGCCCCGGGTGATCAGGCCGCAATGGACCGTTACAAACCGGCGCTCCCCTATGACGAGGCTACGGTTGCCGCAATCACAGACTTTTTCCAGAAGCAGAAGAAAAAACCGAAAAACTATATTTTTGATACAAATGGAAATCTGGTGATCAAAAACGACGACGGATCTACAAAGGGGAATGTTCAACTCAAACGATTTATTCCTCTGGATCCGACCCTGCGAGCGCAACAGGAGGAGGGGCGGCTGGAGCTGATTGCTGCCATTGAGTCTGAATACGAAGAGACTCTTGAACAGCTCCGGATAGCTAAAGAGGGTTGGGTTGACTCGGGAGATATGCGGCCTGTGATGGAGCTCAACCAGAAACTTATGGATCTGGATGCCCGGAGAAATGCCGCCCGCAGCGCTGTGCGAGAGGTAGTGCTCTACCCGAATCCGACAGTTCGGGATGTGGACAAGAGCCAGCCGAAGGAAGATCGCAAGATGGGATTTGGAGTCTATGGCCTCCGACTCTATCCTTTTCAGCTTGAGCACGAATACGGTCAGTATGTTCCGGATGAGGATGCTCCGGCACCCGCCGAGGGCGAGGCTGGACCAGCCCCCGCCGCCGATCTCTCCATACACCAACCTCTAAAGGATGGGCGATTGGCACGGATCTTTTTTGATCCGGCTGCCACGGAGGTAAACGGCTTCCTCAGCCCGATGTGGCCCGTGGAGTTTACTCTGGATGGCAGCCGCTACTTTACGGCGCTCCAGGCCTACGAAGCGGAGAGGGCCAAAGAGCTCGGAGAGGCCGCTCTCCGAGAGACGATTCTGAAAACCCGCTCCGCCCGGACCATTCGTATCCTTGTAAAGAAGATTGCGGGGAAACATCCGAAAGATCCCAAAGGACTCTGGCTCCGGATTCTCACCGCCGCTTTTCAGCAACACGAGGTCCTCAAGCAGCAGCTGCTTGCCACCGGCACCGATGCGCTGGTCTACGCAGATCTCCAGGCGGGGCCTTCCGGTGTTGGACTTGCGAAAGAGGATCGTGCGATCTTGGATTCGGCGAAATGGAAGGGAGAGAATGCCGTGGGCGTGGCGCTTGAAACGCTGCGCACTCAGCTGCGAGAAGGAAATGCGGGAGAGGCTCCCGAGGAGGATGCTGAAGAGGGGGTGATTACAGAGGAGGAGCAACAGAAGGCCAAGGTTGGCGCTATCATCAATGCTCGTCGCAACGGTGCTGCCTAGGGAAGGCCCGCCGCTCACGCTTGAAGGGGATACGGCTTCAGCGTAGACTCATTCGCATCGCAGTCCACCTCTGTAGGTTTGTAGATGTAGCAGACACCTGCCCGATCTCGGTAAAGTTTGTCCCCCACCTTTTGAGGATGAGGGTATTCATAGAGGACAACGGCTTCAGGTTTATAGAAATAAAGAACTAGAAATCCAAGCACCAAGCCCGCTACAAAGGGCTGCCACATGAAATGTTTCAACATCTGTTAAAGGGTGATAAAACATCGGAGTTGAAGGCAGGAGTAGGAACTATGTTTGAGTTCCTAAAGTCAAAGAGGTTTAACTATGTATTTAGTTTTATACTTGGACTGGGTATTATGGCTTTAATGAAGCCTGTTTGCCGTGGAACGGAGTGTCGTGTTCAAAAGGCACCCTCTCTAGAGGAGGTCACAAAGACGACCTATCAATATGGTGCTAAATGCTATCAGTTCAAGTCGGAGATTGCCGAATGTAAACCCAGCGGTGTGATTGAGCCGTTTCAACAGCGTCTGAAGTTCTAACTCCTTTTTACTGGAATCCTTCAGAATGAGCACGCTGATCAGTGAACTGGAGGAGAAGCCCAGCCTCGGAGACGGGGATCTCGTCCAGAATATTTTGAAGGAGATGAACGGCGTTGGTGGCCTGTCGCCTCAGCAGCCGCATGCGATGGCGCCTCCTCCGGCGGGCGGGGCGAGCGGGGTGATCAATGCGGCTATGCCGAACACAGCGATGGCTCCCCGAGTGATGGATCCCGGGCCGTCGCAGGCCCACATTATTGGCGGCCAGCATCCGACCCCCGGCGATTTTGCTGCGGCGATGAAGGGGGCGGGCTCGCTGGGTGGCGGACCTCAGCCCGCCGATAGTTGGGGGGCTAGTCTGGCCGAGTATGCGCCGACGCCTCGCCCTGCTCCGGCACCGAAGCCTGCTCAAAAGGGGTGGACTCGGCGCATCTTGGATGAGGCCCGCACGCCGCTGCTCGTCGCTATGCTTGTCTTCCTCTTCAGTCTTCCTGTTGTGAACTTCCTGTTTGCACACTACATCCCCTGGATGGTAAAGGCCAGTGGAGAGTTGACGGCCATGGGTAGTCTCGTCAAGTCGCTGGCTGCGGGCATTACATTCTGGGTCCTCCAGCGCGTGGTTGTCCCCCTTTTGAGCTTGTAAACGCTATCTTTTCTATCATGTCGTAGATAGAAGGATCAGTCCTATGAAGCCCAGTCAGAAGGAAGTCAAAGAAATCGGCATTGTCTTGCTCTTACTGGCCAATGCCTATGTAGTGAACTCCGCCACGGGTATCGCATCTCTTGTGCTCGTTGGAGTCCTGTATTACTTCCTACACAGCTACAATGCCGTGCTGTTGGGTCTTGTTGCCAGCCTGGCAGTGAACTATTATCTGGGCACACGCCGCCCGAAGGAGGGATTCCAGGCCAAGGACCCGGTGAGTGTCAGTCAGCGCCTCCAGCAAGTGCAGCAGAAGGCGCCCCTGGCCCCCAAGGTTCCGAATCCGGTGGGAGTTTTGGACTCACCTGAGATCCTGGATAATCTGACGGTGAGCCCCGGAGGTGCGCCCCCTGCCGGAACGGCGGAGGTGCTCCCTGCGCCCGCTGGCAGCCGTCAGCTGATCCGCCCGCCGGCTGAATCCTCTGTTCCGGCCACAGGGACGCTGGACACGGTGCCCATGGCGAACCCCGTCCTTCAGAATGGACCCGATTCGCAGGCGGTCAATGCGGCCATGATTTCCACGGGCACTGCGTTGCCGCCTATGCCAGCCGGCTCCAACGCTGCGGGACTGACAGCTGGTGCTGGACCCGCTTTTTAGAGCGAACCCGAATACCGTCGTGTTAAAAAACCGGAACGGCCCCGACCGTTCCGGTTTTTTATACTGCGACTATTAGGTGATGTGCCCAAAATAGAGCACACCTCAAGGGGTGTGCTTCATTTTGGCACTCACCGGTAGAGTCTAGACCTTACCGAGATGCCATCAAAATCGTTTGGCAAATGTCCTCCCGGTGTGGTTTGTCTGAGTCCCGGAATCGTGGGTGTGGCCCTCGGGGCCATCCTGATTGCTGCCATTCTGATCTACAAGATCATGGAGCCTCCCAAAGTTATTGTTCAGGCTCCCCAAATGCCTGCTTCCCTCCCCGCAGCCCCTGTGGACCCTCCTGTTCAGATTGTCTCCGTAGCTCAAGAGGGTGGTGACGATCGTTACACACGGGCGCCGAAGCCGGAGCGGCATTGGATTACTAGACCCGATCTGCCAACCGGCGCAGAGATCTATGGAAAACTTCCCCGGGTCCCTACACGTGGCCTGCCAGAGACATATCAGTCCATGGGCGTGGTAAAGATGGAAGATGGTGCCATGCTTCCTCTCTATGGCCGCCGCACGGCCTCTCGCTCCGATCGTTTCCAGTATTACACTCGCACAGACACCTATAATCCCGTCCAGCTCCCCGTAAGTTACAAGCGCCGTGATTGCCAGGATGATATTGGATGCGAAGAACTCTTTGACGGCGAATCCATTCAGGTAACACCTACGGGGCAGCGTGGCCAAGTGACAATCTATCGGTTTGATGGTCCGACCTATGTTCCGGGTGTTCTGTAGAGAGGCGGGATGCCAGCAGTATGCCCGACAACTGGACTCTATTCATTCCCGATTGATCTTGGATTTTCAGCAACAGATTCAACCTATACGGGCGTAGACGAAGACCTTGCGATTGATATTAAATGGGCCAGCCGCAGCACACCTCCACAGCTCTCTGGAAACTCCGTGGAGGCCCAGCAGGCGATCCTAGATGAAGTCACCGTTACAAGCAATATTGGAGGAGGCACCACACTTCGCTACAGAGGATATGACTATAAGTTGGATTCCGTCCGATTCTGTAAGGCAACTCACACGAAATGGCTGATCCCCAGCGACAAACGGAGCAAAAATAAGATTGATGTTATTCTCTCCTTTACAGTTTCACAGAATGCAAATAATCCGACTGTTCGGAATATAGTCTTTGTATCTCCGCTGTATAATGTTGATACGGATACCGAGGGCACACGGTCCTTTTATTTTCAGGCAATGACGCAGGCAAATCTATCAAACTTCTCTGTGCGAGAGGTTCTCCCCAGCTCTGATACAACCCGGTTTGCCTACTATTCAACCTGCCTGGAGCCATACAACAATATGAATACACCGCAGTTTCTACTCGTCTTTGTAGCTGTAGAGGGAGTGCCTATCGGTCCTGGTATACAGGCAGCAATCCAAGAGTTGGTTGGTATTGATAATTTCAATAACTTCCCCAACTTTACACCCACCTATTTAGCCAACTCGTTATCCATTAACCGTGCTCAAAAGATATTAAACACAGATGCCGAGTCATTTAATAATTTTGTGGCATCTAGCACCGCCATTTTAAACTACGCAAAACTCTCTGGCAGTTATCGGCAGGTTCGGGCCGAGCCGACTCGGGAGGACGAGTTAGACGCCTACAAGTGTGTGCCATTGGACCCTGAGAAGGACATCAAAGATGGGAAACTCACGATCAATCTGAATACAGGTGCGCCACTTTCTACGATTGAGCAGCAGCGCTTGGCAACAAAGGAGGAGGGTCTGGATCCAAAACGTATGATCAATCCGGAGACAACGGAGGTTATTATGACCATTGGAACTGCCGTGATCATGTGCCTTTTTGTTGTTGTCGTTCTATTTTACGCCATTGTCAGTATCTTTACAAAACCGGCTACCCCTGTTGTGCCAACTGCGGCGCCAAGCATTCCTGGCCCCCCTCCAGCCACTGCCGCAGCGGCAGCTGCTGCTGCTATTGCGCCAAGTGCTTCAAAGGGTAGTTGGCTAAAACGGATTGTCATGTGGTTATTTGCCATTCTTATCTTGGGTGGGTCCGGATTTGTAATTGGACTGCTCGTTGCGAAGTAAATCTACGACGACATCTTCTCAGCCAGGCCACTATTCTCAAACGCCTTCACGGCATCCTCTGTGGCCTTTGGCGCAGAGCTGAGGACTCCCTTCTCGTTGATGGAGTCCCCAACTCGCTCAAATGTATTGGACCCGGCATCTCTCTCCGGATCAAATCCGTGCTCCTCCTCTTGAGGCTTCTCGTGTTCCGGATGAACTTCGTTATCCACGAGGTCGTCCGCAGGCTGAAGAGCCTTGTCATACTCTCCCTCTTGAGGGGATGTCGGGCTGGCGGCCACCTTCTTAATCTTGCTAATCACACGCCGGCGATTCTCTAGAAAGAGAGCGGCCGTGGCAAGGAAAGCACCGAGGCCCAGCACCGCATTCATCCGCAACACGGCAGTGGCAGCGGCCAGAAGAATAAACGTTCCAACCGTGGTGCCCACAGTCATCTTCAGAACGGCATTCGGCAGATAGGGTGCTGCCACAAAAATGACCAAGCACACTCCAATGGCAAGCAGCATATCTCTGTTCTTCATGCTTGAGATCCTAAAAAGGGGTTAGAGTAAAATTGGCACACTTACCGCAGCATATGGTCAGCATCATGGCAGCTACACGAGTATTGACGACAAAGGGATATTCTATTCTCAAGGCGGCGCTTACACCGGAGCAAACTCGGCGGATTCAAGAGGAGTTGACGGTAGCGCCAAAGCTGAATACGAAGTTTGCAGGCAAGGCGGCGCAAGCGGCGGCGACATTCAAGGTCTATCGGGAGTCTCCCCAGCGGTGGTATCTTCCTCGGCAGTGGGGTGCGACGACCTTTGGCCCGGCCGAGTCCAGCGTTGTGCCAGAGGGTCTGGCGCTTCCGGATCCCCACTTTGGTGGCACGCCCTACCCCTATCAAGTGGACATTATCAACAGTTTCTTGGCGGCCGGAGCAAATGGACTCATCTGTGTTCCGTGCGGAAAGGGCAAGACGTTCATGGCGCTGAATGCGGCCGCCCGAATCGGGAAGCGGTTTCTGGTGATTGTGGACAAGGAGTTCCTGATGAATCAGTGGCGGGGCGAGATTCAGGCGCTGATGCCCCAGATTCGGGTGGGGATTCTTCAGGGACCCAAGAGGGAGGTTGCCGCTGCCGACTACGACTGCACGATCTGTATGATTCAGACACTCTGTGGGCAGGATATTCCAGAGGGCATCTTTCAAGATTACGGCTTTGCCATCTTTGACGAGTGCCACCATCTCGGGGCCCAGCACTTCTCTAAAACACTCCAAAAGGTCCAGACTGCGAAGATGCTCGGTCTCTCTGCCACGCCGACCCGAGAGGATGGGCTGAGCAAGGTCTTTACCTGGTTCCTGGGCGAGCCCGTCTATTGGGAGAAGACCCGAGAGCCCGATCCCGGCGTGGAGGTGAAGAGTGTCTGGGTAAAGGTGAAGGATGCCAACTATTACGACGTTCCGACCGACTGGAGAGGAGAGCCGGTGATGGCACGTCTTCTTGGAAATATCCTTGGTTGCGAGGAGCGCACGGTAGAGATTGTCCGCTGGATTCTTCGGCTGGCTGCCGACCCGAAACGGAAGATCCTTGTGCTCTCGGAGCGAATCGGCCATCTGAATGTGATTGAGGAGCGGCTGAAGGAGAAGGACCCGGCACTCACCATGGCCTACTACATCGGCGGAATGAAGGAGCAGGAGCGAGAGGCCGGTGCGGCCAGTGCCCGGATCCTCCTCGCCTCTTACGCCATGGCCAGTGAGGCTATGAATATCAAGACGCTGAATACGGTGTTGCTTGTCAGCCCCCGCAAGTCGGTGGAGCAGAGCACGGGTCGGATTCTCCGGGTGCGCCCCGATCAGCGTGAAGTGGCCCCCGTAATCGTGGATTTCATTGACGATCACAGCATGTATCAGGGTCAGTGGTTCAAGCGGTTGCGCTACTACAAGAAGTGTGCTTACAAGATTGAAAAGTGGAACATGGGCGCAGACCACCCGGAACGGGGTGTTGCAGCCAAGGCTATTCATGATGTGGAGGATGCGGCCACATCCGCACCAGGAGGCTGCCTCATCTCGGATGATTAACGAATGGATCGGACCAATGCGGCGGCTTGTAACACGTCAGTCTGCGCCGCCATCCGCTCTATTTCCCTTTCTTTAAAATCCTTGCTTATTTCATTCATACGTGTTGTTGTGCTTAATGTGATTGTATTAAACTCTGGTGAGCCAGGGGCAAAGGCCATTGCCTCATTTTGTGATTTTGTAAATACATCTTCAGTGACAATATAGTCTTTATATTTGGCATATTCTACATCTAGCAAATCTGCCACTGTTTGGAGCTTAATACCGAGGCTTACATAGAGATTTATTCTAAAGTTAAGCGTGCTCATCGTAGTGCTTTGCCCTGCTAGAGTAGAAAATACGACTCGCTGAAGAGTGGAGTTGGTAGGAGTCGCACGGAGTTGGCCTAGGGCACCCTGTGAGGTAGAGTCGGCAAGGGATCGTAGAGTGCGAAGATCCGCCTCTTGAATGAAAAAGTCGGCCTTCGTGGCAAGCGTTGATTCTCGTAAAAAGGTGTATTGGTAGCCGCTTGCATCTCGCATGTAAGAGTCTGCTGTGGCCCGTTTTGTCCGAGCGATCGCCTTTAGTGATTCTGCCCTAGCAGATGTAGAGATAAAAATGGAGTTGAGAGTGGAGGCCGAGTTGAGCGTGGACGTGAGGGCCGTATCCGCTGCTTTGGCCTCCTTTTCAGATGCGAGTGTGCTCAAAAAGAATGTGCTATAGAGACTTTTTGCGGTAGATTCTGTAATAGCAAGCCCCGAAATATCGGATACAGCCTCAAAGCGCTGCTGTTTTACTGTGTAAAACTCAGAACTTGCCATCTGGCGAATCGCTTGAAAGGAGTCTGCGGTGGAAATATATTCTGCGTATAAGAGGCTTGATATACGCACAGCCTCTGCCGCTACCGATGCCTTTTTAGCAAGAGGAGCATACTCGGCAGATGCGCTGGTGCTAATCGCCGTAAGTGCCTCCCGTTCGGCTCTTTTAGCCACTTTCTGTTCTCCAAACGAGCGGGCGGCTACATCATAGGCAATAATTGAACTTGTGGCTGCGGCAAGAGCTGCCTGGTAGGCAGCTTCTTCTGCAGCCTGTGCCTCGGTTGAATAGGGGGCGAGTGCAGTCGTTGTGCTATCGTAATAGGCTTTCTTTGTATTGTAAAGGGCGGCAGCAAGGGCAGCTGCCGGCTGCTTTGTAGGATCTGTGCTGGCCACCGCCGCAGCTTCATCGCTTGCTGTCTTGGCCATATTCATGGCATCGGCCTGGGTTTTCTGGGCCTGCCTATACTCATAGATCAAGAGTGCCTGAGCGGAAGCCTCATACTCCTTTTGAGCATACTCATAGACGCTTGTAGAGATTGCTAGATTTGTTTCATACGTAATATATTCCTCTGTAAAACGATTCACTTCATCTGTTGTTCCCATAAGAGTTGAGATTGTTTTTATACGATTAGCTTCCGCATCGTCATATTCCTTTTTAGCCTCAACAGCAGCTTTTAAGAGGGGTTCTTCCTCTTTTATTTTTTTATTTAAAGTATCATCTGCCTCAATGCTGGCTAAAACGGTTGTGCTATAATAGTTTGCGGCTGTAATATAGGCTATACGAAATTCTTCTTTGCGCATTGCCATGCCAGCCTCAATCACGGCCTCCTCTTGAATAATAATATCTGCTTCCTTTATTTCTGATTCTGCTTTTTGTAGGGAGGCAGTGCTTTCTGCCAAGAGGCCATTTGCTGTAGAGACAGCAACAATAGAGTTAGAAAGGTCTGTTACTGCTGTAAGATATTGCTGATTATAAAACTTAAACTGGGATTCTGATTCAATCGTGGCGGCCGTTGTAGAAAGGAGTTCAGCGTCAAACGTGGGTTTTAGCTCTTCAAGTGCTGTAATGGATGAAAGAGTGCCTGATAGATCTGAAGAGAGGGTGGATAGTTCAGATTGATTTCGTAGTTTGAGGCTAGTCAGAGTAGAGACTATATTTTCTCGCTCTGTTTGGTTCATACCTCTGACTACATCTTCTGATGGCAAGATGTATTCGGAGGCATCAGTGCTCAGATCTGTCATCCCTTACACTTTTCTGAGATTCTTTTTAGCCCGTTTAGACGATCTGCGCCGTTTGGAGGTCTTTCTGCGGCGGCGAGTTTTGCGTTTGCGGCGCCCACCCTCTTGCGTTTCTTCATTCGCAGGGGGCTCCTCATTGGCAGGAGCTTCCTCATTGGCAGGAGCTTCCTCGTTGACAGGAGCTTCCTCGTTGACAGGAGCTTCCTCATTTGCGGGGACTTCCTCGTTGGCAGGAGCTTCCTCATTTGCGGGGGCTTCCTCACCTTCCTCGCCCTCCTCGCCTTCCTCACCTTCCTCGCCTTCCTCACCTTCCTCGTCCTCCTCACCCTCCCCCTCTGTAACCTCACCACTTAGATCCGCCGCTGTAGGGTCCGTTTCAGGAGCTAATAATATGGCAGGACCAGTGCTGGTTGGTTCTATTGCCCCAGTTGCAGTCGGAGACAGTGATATCGGGGCTGTAGGTGTTATGTTTGTAGGGGTGGGTCCAGTCATAAGAGGGCCCGTAGCAAATGCGGTATCCAAAGACATAGCACCCGTGGTTACAGCTGTTGCCCCAGTTGTTGTGTAATATGTAAGTGTTGTTCCAGCAGTGGGTGATGTCGCAGATTGTGATACACTGGCACCTGTTGAGTTTACGAGTCCTGTAGGGGGTGGTAAAACGGCAGGCGCAGTAGGACCCGTGGCTGGACCAAAGTAAGTTAAGACTGCGCCAGTGGGCGTTGTGATTACTGATGTTGGTATAGCTGTAGATGTGGGCCCTGTTGTAGATAAGGCTGTTGCTGTTGGTAGAAGAGGGGATGTAACAGGGGCTGTTGCTGTTGGTAGAAGAGGGGATGTAACAGGGGCTGTTGCTGTTGGTAGAAGAGGGGATGTAACAGGAGCTGTTGCTGTTGGTAGGGGGGTTGTTATGGGGCCTGTTGCCGTTGGTAGAAGAGGGGATGTAACAGGGGCTGTTGCTGTTGGTAGAAGAGGGGATGTAACAGGGGCTGTTGCCGTTGGTAGAAGAGGGGATGTAACAGGGGCTGTTGCTGTTGGTAGGGGGGTTGTTATGGGGCCTGTTGTGGAGGGTTTAGTGGGGGATGTAGTTGATGTAGTAGTCGTTATGCTCGGGGTAGATTGGGTTTCAATAGTTGTTGTGACCATCATGGGTGATCCACTTATACCTGCCGTTGCCATAGGCTGTATCGGGGTGCCAGCCGTGCTTAGCATAAATCCAGGGGTTGTAAGACCTGCTGTAGCTTGAGCAGTTGTCCCTGGTAGAGCCGGTTTCAAATAGCTAGGCGCCACCTGGGTTGATGTTCCTATAGGGGAGGTGATAGGGGGGGTGGCACCTGTAACGACTGGAAGAGACAATCCTGCAAATGGTGCAACAGCCTCCTTTTCAGCGGGAAGGATGGATGACGTCCCTTCTGTAGGCGGTAGAAAGGGGGATGTTACGACAGGCGCCCCTGCAGGCTTCTCCTCGGTAATTGGTGGTGCTCCAGGCAGAGGCACCTCTCCAGGCTTCTCCTCCGTAATTGGTGGTGCTCCAGGCAGAGGCACCTCTCCAGGCTTCTCCTCCGTTGTTGGTGGTGCTCCAGGCACAGGCACCTCTCCAGGCTTCTCCTCCGTTGTTGGTGGTGCTCCAGGCAGAGGCACCTCTCCAGGCTTCTCCTCCGTAGTTGGTGGCATTCCAAGGATGGGCACCTCTCCAGGTTTCTCCTCGGTAGTTGGTGGCATTCCAAGGATGGGCACCTCTCCAGGTTTCTCCTCGGTAGTTGGTGGTGCTCCAGGCACAGGCACCTCTCCAGGCTTCTCCTCCGTAGTTGGTGGTGCTCCAGGCACCGGCTCTTCTGCCGCTGTTTCATCCTTCTTCACACGTGACATGTCAAGGTCTGTAATGTTAGGGTAGTTCAATATCTCCTTGTATTTTTCATTAATATAGGCCGGATCTAGTTTGGCAAACATGCCCAGCATTCCCGAAATCATTGCCGGCGCCTGCTGCTTCCCTTGATTCCAGATAGCTCCATCTGCTGCAAAGTTGAGTGTGACAAAGTCGTCAACAGTAGAAATAAATGCTGCCATTTCTCTCTGCAGTTTAGTAAACTGATCTTCAACCACCGTGCTACCAACTCTAGCCTGCACAATAGCTGTAAAAACATCGGCAACCTTCTCTTCAAACTGCTCCAGAATAGGCTGTAGTTTAGCTGATTCGGGGCCCGACCAAGGATACTTCTTCTGTATATTTCGCAGGCCCTCCTTCATGATGATATATTGTGCAACATTCTGTAAAGGCTCACTCACTCCCGCCTGCACTAAGCGACATGCATTGAGTTGAATCAACAAACTCATGGCCTTATCTATCATATTCAAATCCCTGTTTTGAATATCACGTAATTGTGTGCGGAGAGTGTTTAGTGCATCATCGCTTGGGCCACTATTCGCAGCAGTCTGGATCAAGGAGAGGCGAGTGTCAATCTCCATAAGTTTAGAGGCAACAAGAGTTGCACCCCGATATTCGTCACTATCCTTTGGAGCAGCTGTTTGTGCTGCCGTGAGGACACGCCGCATCCGCTCCATGCGGCTAGTCGCCCGTGTAACATCCTCCACAAACCCCCCACCAGGTGTGCCAGGTGCCACGGCCCCTGTTGCCACCTGAGTCTCAGCAGCCCCCTTTTCAGCTCCCACAGAATCAGCCACTGCCGCTGCCCCTTTTGCGTCTGAAGCAGCCTTTAGCGCATCGGCCTCCTTTTGTGAAGCCTCCGCCGCCGCCGCCGCTGCCGCATCTGCTGCCTCCTTGGTCTTTTGTGCCGCAGCCGCTGCCGCCGCCGCTTCTGCTGCTGCCTTGGCCGCTGCAGCCTCCTGCGCCGCCTTTTGAGCCTCCGCCTCCGCCGCTGCGGCCGCCGCCTTTGCATCCTCTTCAGCCTTCGCAGCCACAGCAAGTGCCTCTGCGGCCTCCTCCTTTGTTAGCGCAGGTATAGGATCAGGAACTGTGCCGAGCTTAGAAATAGCTGTGGCATTTCCAGAATCTGTAATAGCCGTGCGCCATGTATTAATCAAGGCTTGGATCTGATTACTTAACGCAGTTGCGTCTGTTTTCTTTGAACGGATCGTATTGTATTTTTGTAAAACAACCTGATACTCTGAGTTCTGGCTTGCTGGGGCCGCCATGGCAGTTTCTGAGCCAGTTTTTATGAGATTGATCTGATCATCTAACGGCACCATGCTTGTGGTTACAGAATTTATTCTTGATTTTATATCAGCTGATGCTGTCGTTCTTACACTCATCGTTGCGACCACAGTAGACGTTAGATATTCATTCAATGCCGCTATTCCATTTAGTATGGATCTTAGAGATTTAGATTCATCATTAATCTGTGTTAACATCCGCACAACCTCCTGAGATATCGCCGCCTGGATTAACTTCTTTGCGCCTTCCATTGCTGGATTTAGTTTTTTATAACTTTCATCAATGGGTGCGGCATATGTATTAAAGACAACTAAGTTTAGCTTTGGCAGCTCAGTAAGGTTTGGTTTGCTAAGTGTTTCTATGGCCGAATTTACCCTGTCTATTAAATAATTCAGATTTTCCATTAATGGAACTTCATATGATGATATTACAGATGCATTAGGTCCAGACTCATCTATATTGGGCCACATAATTTTAGAGTTTGTATTAATATCATCAATATAGGTGCTCAGTTGTTGTTTAATAGTAGAGCTTTGAGGCATTGAGTTATAGATTTGCGCAATAAATATATCTATGGCAGGTTTATTTTGAGATAAAAATAGTTTGTAGGTATTCATACGATCACGAATACTACTACACTCCTTAATATAATACTGGGTTACTATTGGAATATAAACACTTATCAAGTCTCTGTTTATTTTAGCCATAGTATCTTTTACATTCTTCATAACAGTGCGTGCCTTATCTCTAAAATCATTAAACTCCTGTTCCAACTTCAGCGCTTCATTAATAGTTAGATTACGATAAGGCGCAAGTGGACTAAATGCATTCATCATATTCTGTTTATTATAATTACTCAAAAGCTCGCTACTATATGCTTGAAGTTGGTCCAAATCTGGTTTTAGTTGATCAGTATATGTTTGAGGTGAAGTTATTTTTAATATATTTCCAACTCTACTTTCCATATCGTTGCGGAACTCATCTGGAATAAACGCCTCATAGGTATTCCAATTTTCATCTTGCTTTTTTACATAAAAATCACCCGCTCCAAAGGACATACGACCAGTTATCGGATCCGTCCCTTGCGTATAGTCTGGTGCAGTCATTTTATTATATAAATCTGAAAAGTCCCTATTAGCATTTACTTTAATGGTATCTACAATACCCGACAAATATGTATTCATTTTATCTTCCACCGTGGAAATATTGGTAGTTAAGCTTAACTTAACAGCAGCTACATCAGCCGCAGCTGTAAGAATCTCACCAATTAATGTATCTCGCTTTGTAGGATCTGTTTCGCTTGATGCCTGCCCCTGCTTTTCAACTGCCTCACCTTGTAGCTTCTGAGCATTCTGTATTTTAGAAACAACTTCATCCATGATATACTGAAATTTATCAATCGTCACGTTAACTCCCTTTTCAGAAATCTTAGACATAATCGTATTTTTATACTGATCTTCAAACCCATTAATCTCACCCAAATCTGTATCCATTTGTGCCAACGCTTCATTCATTTGTTTCAATTTCATTTGATTTTGCTGAATAGTAAATACTGCGTCATTCAAGGTTTTCAGCGCAGCAGCAATCGTGTTGGTTTTCGTATAAAGTATTTCTGAAGAACTTGTAATACTTGTTTGAATCTCGTCACGATCTCCCTTATCCTCAACGAGTTTTGCAATGCCATTAAATGTTGCTGAGAGGCCATTAATATCTGTAATCAAAGGGGGAATTACTTTATTTGCGGCGGCGGTTGCTGCTTTAAAGGGGGGTTGACGGGCCAGTGTTGTAATACGACTTGTGATTGTCGGCGTCCACCCTGTAATCATCTTAAACTGATTTACGAAGGAAAGAATATAGTTAATATCATTATCGTTCAACAGGGGTGGAATTAACAGCGACAGGGCTGAAATAGGAATGGGAATCTTATTAGATGTTGACTCATAAATAGTCTCAAGATAATACACCACTTTTTGCACCTGTTTTGCGGAGTCATTGGGTTCATAATACGTCATGCGAACTCCATCCTCAGGAGTTGAACTAGGAACCTCTATGAAGTTAAGATCAGGTCCCATCAGAGCCCGCCCCTCTTTATCCACGAAAATATACTTACCTGTCGCTACTTTATAGCGCATAGCATAACAGCTACGATACATCGTATCCAGATCAAATGAATGATCATAATCAAAATATCCAACATACTTCTTAATGTCAGCTTCGTTTACTGGTGCCATACCCCCCTCTGTAGGAACCATCAGACTATCATCTTTATAAAATATATTAGGCACAATCTTCAAGAATCCATATTTATCACCAATCGCATTTCCCTCTGGAGTCGCATAGATGAAAATGTTCTTCTCTTCGTGATGAAGAATCGTTGCCTGGCCATCTTTTGTCAGCTTAATTATAGGGGGCTCTTTTTCATTTGTGTCAATCTCTAAATAGGGGAAGTTCTTGTTATTTGCATCATATGTGTAGATGTGAAATCCCTTGTAAAAGATGACAGATCGCTGGTAACCTTTGGGGGACTGAATCAGGACCACGATAGGCGTCTTTTCCTGGGAGTTGTTCAGAATATAGAAGGACTCACCGTTCAGCATACCCACAGGGGGTAAGACAATCGGTTTACAATAATCTGTGTTGTTAATGCTGAGCACCTTATTTTTATCCGTGAGACTCAGAACAGGAAAGCCTGGAACAGAGTTATCCACTATCATACCGCTCTTCTCCAGTTTGAGCTCCTCAGGAAACACGTCTAGCTTTGACTCGGCATCACTATACTGTTTTCCAATCTTAAGAGTATAGGAACGCCCACCCACCTCTTTAGAGTATTCTTGCTTTGTGGTATCAAAATTGTAGCCATACAGCTCGGGAAAGTGGGGCGTTACACGCCCAAAATCGTCCAAGAGATCTGTGCCGTCCTCCTTAGTCTCAATGAACTTGATGCCACTAATAATCTGATCGTCTCCGTTGAGCTCACGGATATACTGGACGACGGGCGCATTTGGATCAAGTGCTGCTGCTGCTGCGACGTCCGTTGTTGCTGCGGCATCCTCTACAGGCGGCTCCTCGCCTCCATATTGAAGGCCGCTCTCGCCCCCACCAAATAGGCCTCCACCATAATACTCAGATCCCATCATACCTCCAGGTCCTGAAGATGACATTGCTTGCTGAGCCAAGAAAACGGCATCAGATGTTGTTTTAACAAATGTTTGAATTGACATCAACTCATTGATTAGAATTTCAAGGTTTCCAAAGAGTGTAGAAAACTCCTTTCCATCCTCTTTTAGCTGTGTAATCATATTTTCAAGAATATATGTAAACAATTTTGCTAGAAATGGCTTAATCTTTCCAGACTTAAAATCGGCCAAAATATTCTGGATAGCTGTAATATTAGAGTTCAACTGAAAATACAACTCAGCAAACCGCCCCTTTTTAGTCTGCGCAAGAAAATCTTTGTATTTCATCCAAAATGTCTTCATCTGGGGTGAATAAAATGGCCCATACGGGTGATATTGTTCAATTTGTGACCCTCCATACCCTCCTTCCGCTGAAATTTCAACTGGGACCTCCGCAGATCCATTTGCAAACGTATTTTCAAGACCCTCCATTGTAAATTCACGGAATGAATCAACTGTGGGTTCATTCCACATATTCATTGCACGTGTGCCTGACATCCATACATCTTGAGATTCAGCAAATCCCATATTAATCTGTGCACTTTCACTACGTAGTTTAAAAAACTCATATAAAAATGTGGCGGGCGATCCATAAATGGCTTGAATCTCCTTTACTTTGCCCTCATACGCAGCTTTCGTGACTTGAAAATCCTTACTTAATAAGTCAGCTTTAATCGTGTATGGATTTACAATGTTGGCTATGGTGGTCTGCCCAATAGCCTTCAATACCGCAGCATTGTTTGCTTTCAGCGTGGCCATTCCATCCTCAATCGGTTTTAAGAAGTTGCGCATGTTATCCTCCTGCTTTGCGGTGAGTGATGCAGTCCATGCGGTTTCAATCTTTGTTTTATGTTCAGCCTTGATCTTTGCAATGCGAGCAGCCGCAGCCGCCGCCGCCTGCTCTTGAGATAATTTCTTGGCAGCCTCCTCTGCGGCCTTGATCTCTCCTGGTTCGTTTACAAGGCGTTCTCTGTAGTTTTCAATGTCAACGATTGGATTTAATAAGTTATTAAATGTCTGCTGCGCATTACGCCATGAAAATGGGTAGCCTGGAAACATACTGTTGAAGGACCACTGGGAAAAGCCCTGTGGCCAGGTCCCGCCACTCGTGGTTTGAAACCAATGCTTTATAATATGCTTCTTTAAATCAATCACCTTCTCTTTCACCTGATTTGCCACAGCATTCATGTTCGTGGCTTGATTGCTACGATCATTCTCTTTTCCCAACGCAGTAATATACTGATTTCGCAAATCAAACAGCCCCTCTTGAGATGCCTGTGCTCTGTTATAAATATCGTTTAGCGTGGTTCTAGCCCATTCAACTGGCTCAATAGGGCTGATATCAGAAGGAAAATACGGGCTGTTAATATCAAGAATGCCCTGTCGGTTATATTTATAATAGATTCTCGCATTCACTTTCTCTATTTCTTCTTCAGTTAAGATACGATTATATACAATAAGTTCGTGTATATCATAATATGAGCGGTTACCTTCTTCTTCATATATGAGCGTAGAGGTTTCTTTATTAATTTTAACAGAGGGGGGATTCATGATAACCTTCATTCCAAGCCCATTTGGCACAACTAGAAAGCTTGTTAGATCATCCGAGCTAAAACTCAAAGGGGTAGTCTCTAACTTTGTGGGGGAGCCTATGCGAAACACAGGGTATCCTGCGTTATTAGCCGAATAAGGTAAAAAGCTATCAATACCCGTTTTATATCCTAGATAAATAAGGCGTAATCCCCCAACTTGCTCATAACGTTGTGTGTAGTTGTTATACTTGTTTATGGGCTGTGCCTTTGAAATGATCTTTGCCGAGCCCACAATACTTGGTATTTCGCTGAAGGCTTTGAAGTTTCTCTTATTAGGATCATCTGTGAAACACTCGTCCACGCTATTGGAATAATATCTGTAAAAATGCGGCAAGTAGAAGGGGCGATTTAACGCATTCATCCATAGAATACAGTTTGGTATAGTTGCTAAATCAATCTTTGACACATTATTTGCATCATATCCAGGCTTAAGAATGATACCGGTGTTAATTAAAAGCTTTTCAACAAGTCCATCTTCTTTCCAGACTTTACCAAGATAATCTTTTATAGCATAGCCATCATCTCGTATGTAATTTTCACTAAGTTCGCTAATATCTTCGTCTCCATATTTTGTTTGAAGGGGGCCCTGTTTCTGTAAATATACATATCCTGCCCCTTCCTCTACATTTGGATATAGCGAAGGAGAGACATATTTTCCTCCTCCGCCCGACTGCACGGGCGGACCAACGGCGGCGCTATCACCCATCTCGCTACTCTACTATTCAGTCGTTAAAGAATGCGCCACACCTTTTCCGAGCAAGACAAATAATAGATCTCACAGAGATCTTTCACTTGGCTTTTTATACTATACTATACTCTACTTACGGCCTGTGCGCTTGCGCTTCCCCACCGTCTTTCTGCGACGGCCACCACCTCCCGCCGTCTTCAGGCATGCCGGATTCAGTGTCCTGGCTTCATAGGGGGTCTGGAGCAGCGACGGAGAACCCGTGCTACCCACCCATGTGCTGGGCGTATTGGAATACCCCGCCGTGGGGGCCGAGTAGAAGGCGCTGTCCACGCCGCCCACACCTCCCTGCTGCTGAATAGGGGGCTGTGTGCTGGGTGTGTGAGGGCCCGGATTCAGAGGATTCGGTGTGCTGCCCTCGCACGGGATGCGCACGGCACCCGCAATGCCACCCGCCCACGGCGCCGCCGGATTCAGTGGCGTCAGATCCAGCGTGTAACGACCACCACGCTGCTTCTTCATGCTACGCCGGCTACGGCGACTCTTACGCTTGCCACCACCTCCCCAGTTGCCCGGGAGGCCAGTGGGCGTGGGCGGTGTGATCTCTCCAAAGCGAGGCGCAGCACGGCATCCCTCGCCCGCAACGACCTCCAGGCCAGCATCTACGCCAGGAATAATCGGAGCTCCCCAGCTGTAGGCAGCCGAGGCGCCACCTCGTTGCTTTCTTCTCCGTGTCTGTTTCCGCAGTTGGCGCTTGACCATCCCTCTAAAGGATACGCACATAAAACTTCTAGGATGGACATTGCCACCACGGAGCTCTTTGATCTTTTTGGCGAAACGGGCCTTTGCACGATTTGCCAAGAAGATCTACATGAGGGAGACCGAGTTCGGACTATCGCCAAATGCCAGCATCTCTTTCATGCCCGTTGCCTAGATCCGTGGCTTGTGCGCAAACCCGAGTGCCCTCTCTGCCGCACAGAGTTAGGCGGGCCCACGGCTGCACAACTCGTTCAGAGCCTAGATGAAATCCACCAGATCCTAACGCAGCAACAAGAGCCACGACTCGTCCTTCATCGGACGATCCTAAGCTTTGTGTTGATTCACGGGTTCTTGAAAATGTTTCCTACTGCTGCGGCCTACACACCTTTTAAGCATCAGCTGCGCAGCCTTCTAGAGAACTTTACCCTACATGATACACGCCCTATGCTGATTGATACGACCTGTCGTGCCAACCTTTTACGCCAATATAGGCAGCTCCGCACAGTTCTTGCGCAAAAGATGAATCTTTCATATTTGAGTCTCTATATGAACGCAGATGTGAGGCTCTGGAGAGATAGGGTTGCTGCGCAACCTGCGCTGCGGGAGTTTTGGATCTAAGCAAGCTTCTGCAGGGCAACCGTTGCGTAGATGGCTTACGCCAGCTTGATAATCTCATACCCACCAAACTCGGGACGCCAAGCCGCCTGAACCCAGAGATCCCCCTTTGTAGCCCGGAGTTGCTGGCTGAGGGAAAACTGCTGAACAGAGGCTCGGCTAATCGGGAGGCCATCCTCGCCATATAGATCGTAAATGTCTGGCATCTTGTCCACAGCCACCGCTCGGGCCCGACGAGAGGCCTGGGGGAGCGCTACAGGCTTTGGTGCCTCTACTGCTACCGTAGCCGCCGGGCCAGCCTTTCCAACAATGACATTGCGATCCTGCTTGAGCCCCGCATGCCCCACCCGCACCTTCGCCTGCTCCTCTACAAAGAGGTGGAGGCGACGCCGCCCCACCTGCTCCGGAATGAGCTCATAACTGTGAACACCCGCCCCATCGGCCGCAGCCAACTCCTCTAGAGAAATCGGCTGCGCCACCTTCGTGAAAATCCCGCCCAGGAGACGGGCATCGGGAATCCAATGGCGCTCCACAAACTCCTTCAGAAACTCCCGACGACGGCTGAATGGCAGCTCCTTGGCCACCGCCCGCCCACGCCACATCCACACATCCTCTAGGCGCAGCTGGTGAAGCACATCATCCAGCGTGGCAATCAGCACGCTCCCCCCACCCTCAGCGACATAGGTGCTAGACCGCAGGCGCAGAGTCCATCCAACGAGTCCCCGTTGCCGCAGATTCTGAAGAAAAATGGCCGGCTTTCCAGGCATAAAGACAAGAAAGCCAGGCTCAGCCCGCCCCTCGTTTGCCATGGCATAAAACGCCCCCCTCTTCAGCACGCCCTCCAGCTTGTCCATATCAAGGCGCTGACGAAGAATGAGGTCATCTGAGCATGATTCCACGAGCTTGCGAGCAAGATCCTGGAACGATGCTGGTGCCGGCTTGCGCCTCACTGCGTGCGACTCCCTGTGAGAAGAGCTTCGGAGACTGCCCTCGGAAAGGCCCTGCGTGTCCATCGTGTCCTACAAAGGTAGTGCGCTGCGGCCTTAGGCGGTGGCATACTCCACGCCGTCCCCAGTGAGATCATTGGCAAAGACCGCGCCGACAAAGGCGCCGCCATTTTGAGCAAACTCCGGGGAGAAGGGGGACAGATTCACATTCACGGCGCCGCTTGCTACGCCGCTAGATACACCCGCAGACACACCCGTATTGCTTACACCGGGACCAAACGACAGCTCGGGGTAGCGCATGGAATCCGTAATAGGGGCCTCCATGTTCTTGTCATCGTAGGGGTCTACTGGCCGGGGCTCCGGAGAGATTGTCGGAGGAACAGGGGCCTCAGGGCGGGCATTCGGAGGATTCGGTCCCGAAGCGCTCACCTGCCGAGGAGGCTCCTCCACCACCGGCTGTTGAACAGGGGCCGCAGGGGCCGGCACGGGCGGCGCAGGAGTATTAGCTCCTGTGGCAGGAGGCACAGTTCCCCGATTGTTAGCCGCTGCACCCGTCACCTTTCCAACCACAAAGGTCTCTCTGCGGCGACTATCCCTCCAGAGGAAGAAATTCGGGTAGTAAGCCTTCAGAATGAGATAGCCTATAAATGCCACAACTCCTGCAGCAAGTGCTAGAAGTGGCGAATCCAACATCTGGTGCTTCCAGCGAAAAAACAAACTTCCGGAAACCTCAACTACAGATAGAAAATGTCTGATAAGTCTTCCCCCCTGGAGGCCCTAGTCACGGAGACTCGCCATGCGTTTGTGCTTGCGAAGTCTGATGGGAAACTTGATGCTGGCGAGGTCGTCCAGATCGCTTTGGGTGTCGCCCAGAAGGTGCGTGGCCTGGCCGCCCTCTCGGGATCGGAAAAGAAGGCTGTGGTGCTGCTGACTCTGAAGAGGGGGTTGGAGGCTGCGGGTGGTGTGGCGACGCTCCCTGGGTTTGCGGATGCGACGGAGGACGTGAAGGCCGCTGCCGAGGCCCAGCTCCTCGGTGCTGCCGGTGCTGCGATTGATGTGGCTGTTGCTGTGGCCTCTGGGAAGTTGGATCTGCGAAAGCCTGCGGCCTGGAAGGCCTGCCTCCCTGCTTGCCTCTCGGTGGCGTCCGTTCTTCTCCCGAAAGATCAAGAGCTTCTTGGACAGGCGCTGAAGCTTGCACAGGCCTCGGTAGCTCCTCAAACTGAAGCCGCCAAGCCCCCATCTGAAGCACCTGTAGCTGCCCCTCCTGTAGCTCCAGTCCCCGAAGAGGGTAAAGTTCCTGAGACACAATCTGCTGAGGCACCCAGTCCTGCGGCATCGGCTCCAGAGCCTCCCGCACCGAGTGCGGAGGTGAAGTTTGAGTAGAGCGATCCCGCACTCTGTAGCAGAACCAGTCATCATTGATTAAATACCCTACATACTCTCCGGCATCACAGTAAATGACACTGTCGTGTGATGCTGGGGTGGCGGCCCCACTTGTTGTATCTTCAGTCCAGGTGCATAGCAGCATTAAGTATTCTCCGTGCGGAATGTTTAGCCCCGCCGGTATGAACCGGAAGCAAAATTGACGGCCAAAAGCCGAGACGCAGAGTGTAGAGAGAATGACCCGTGCAAAGAAAGGTGATATTCCATGCCTTGTGCTGACTCAAAAGGCGGAGGTGAAGGAGGCCAAGCTTGCTGGTGCGACTCTGGCAGACATCAAGGCTTATCTTAAGAAGAAGGAATCCCCTGAGGTGCTTGGCACCTACAAGCAGAAGACACTTACGCTATTCCTCTTTGGCCACACCAAGGGCAAGGCGGGAACGGAGAATAAGCATGAGCTGCCGCCGCCACATGACTCTCTTCTCGCTTTCGGAGACATTGTGCTGCTAGCCTCCAAGGATCCGAAGTCCTATGAGCAGCCTATTCCGTTCAAGGCAGAGGATTATGAGACCTTCTACACAAAGGCGTTTGGGGGGTTTGAGGATTTGGAGGGGCCTGACGAGGAGGAGGAAGAGGAGGAGGAGCCCGTTGTAGAGGATGAACAGGAGGAGGTGGAGGAGGGAAAGGAGTTTGATGAGGTGGATGAGGAAGAGGAGGAGGACGAGGAGGAAGAGGAGGAAGAGGAAGAGGGCGGGGGAGAGGAAGAGGGTGTTGTAGAGGATGAGGAGGTGCCGGTTGTGCCTAAGGCAAAGAAGGCCCCTCGTAAGAAAGCTACAAAGGCAAATCAGGATATCTTCTCATCGGCAAACCTTGGTTCTTACCTCTCTCACGTGGACGTGACTCCCGATCAGATGCTTCAGCCCGAGAAGGATGCTCCAAAGGGTGGTGTGGTGAGCCAGCGGGCCTCTGTGCAGCGCAGCCTCACGAAGCTCTTTCAGAAGAAGTTGACGGCTGCTCAGATTGTTGGCCTGGAGCGGGCGATCTATAATGGAGCTCTTCACGAGGCAGATCGTCGCCATATCACAAGGGTCTGGGCCTACCAGCCGTTCGTGGATCTCTACCAGATGCACGGCCGCCACATTGCCGCCAACTTCCTCCCGGATTCCTACGTGGGTAATACCGAGCTCTTTGACCGCTTCAAAAAGGGAGAGGTTGCTATGACGGATCTCAGCTCTATGGACACCTATCAACTGTTCGCCAGCCGTTGGAAGGACAGCTTTGAGCGCCAGCAGATTCAGGAGAAGTCGCAGCTGGAGGGCAATAAGGCCATGGCGACCGATCAGTTCCTCTGCTCTCGCTGCTGGAAGCGGGAGTGCACCTACTATGAGATGCAGACTCGCTCGGCGGATGAGCCTATGACCATCTTCATCACCTGCCTGAACTGCGGAAAACACTGGCGCCAGTAAACCTCGGCTGCAAGTAAAATGTCAGGGCCGTCAACGATTCCTATGATTACGCTGGGTAAGGACTCTAGTGCACCATTTCCGATGGTAGAGAGTGTCTGGAATATGTTTGCTGGAAAGGGGATCCGCACTTCCTTTTTGAGCGTAGGCACATCTTCTTCGTGCCAGGCTGATCTTGAGCTCGCAGAGAGCATTGGGTGCCCTCTCCACGTATTTCCTTTTACGGAGACGGAGAAGGAGCAGTGGGCTGAGGTCAGTGGCATCCTGAAGGCACGCAAGCGTGATCCGGCGGCGGCAAAGTTTCCCTTTAGTGAGGGGGCGGAGGCTAGATGGGTGCTCCCTAAGAATCTCCGTGTCCTCCCGGCCCTGCCCTGGTGGAATAAGGGCACTATGGATCTGAGCGGATGTGGAACTCTTGCGACGGAGAACTTTGGAAATGCGGTTCGCTCCCTTTGCACGGAGATGAAGATTAAGGATCAGGAGAGCCGTGTCGATATTGTGAAGGTTGATACGTCGGCATCTGCCCCTGGACTAGAGATCGGCCTGCTCGGCGCCATGCTTCACACGGGATATCGCCCCGCCCTTGTTGTTGTGCACTGGAATAAGCTCCCCGACGTAGATATGTCTACTACGATTGCGGCGGGCCACCTTCAGAACTGTGGCTACACGCTTCTGAAGCGCCAGGGTAATAACTTCCTCTATTATTTCGTGGATGAGGATGTCTACCAGACATGCTCGTGGGAGGATGAGAATACCACGAATCCGCTGATATCCGAGATCAGCCGCAGAATGGCAATGACACGCCAGATCCGTTCGTCTAGAAATGCCTCTGCCTAACTTCTTCCCCCTTTTCAGAGAGGAGGTCCCGCCGATGGAGACCCTCAATACATGGGAGTCCCCTCTAGCTCAAAAGCGAATCATCCTCTTTTCCATACGAAAGCAGATGATTGGACGGCGGTCCTACTCTGATACGATCTACGCAAAACGACGAGGAAAACTGGCCCCTAAAGATAGGGATGAGGAAGGATCAACCTCCTCTAGAGGATCACCAGCACAATCTCCAAAGGAAAACCCGCAAACACCGACACAGGCTGACATTGAAGCCCGGGCTTTTGCGATTACTGCATGCTAATGTGAAAATACCTCCGTTTTTGCCATCGGTCGCAGCTGGCGATGATTTTTACTCCTATATCAATGGCCGCTGGTTACGCTCTACACCGATTCCAAAGTTTACAAGCTCCTATGGAATCAGTGAAGAGGTAGAAGATTATATCCGAATTTCGCTGTTAAAATCTCTCCGAGAGTGCCGCAGTTTGGCTGAAAAGGGTGAGCAGCCGGCCAACCCTGAAGAGCATCTACGAGACAGTCTGGGTCGCCTGATGATGTCCTCTATGCGCCCCGAGAAACAAAAATACAGTATTCAGTATTTGAAGCGGGGCATTCGGAGCATTGGCTGTCTGCGGGACAAGGACGACATTGCCCGTGTATTTGGATTCATGTCTCGCTTTCGGATTCCAACCGTGATGACTCTGGATGTGGAACTTGCCACTCGCCCTTCTGGAGAGCGGACGTATCTACTCACAATAGATTCGGGTGGCGTAGGCCTACCTGATCTTTCTTATTATAGGGCAACGGGGCCAGGAAAGACAGAGGTGCTCTATGCCTACACTAAACTTCTCCGAACTGCTACAAAGGAGTTGGATCTGGACGATGTGAGTCATATTATTCCGCTGGAAGCCCAGATTTCGGCGATGCTGGAGGGTGACGAGGTGGACACTCGCAACCGAGAGATTCCATATCTGCGTTTCTCAGAGTTAAAACGGCAGTTCCGCAAGGTGCCCTGGGAGACGATGCTGGAGGCCTACGGCCTACAACCCTCCGAAATGTCTCGGATCATGTATCGTGTGCGGTCAGAACAGTGGGTGCGATTCATAGAGGCGCAGATGGAGGAGACCCCTCTTGAGCAGTGGTATTCCCTCTTTTCATCTCACACACTTCTTCACGCAATGCCCTATCTGCCCGCACCCTTTGACACACTCCATCACGAACTTTTTGGAAAGAAGCTCCAGGGTCAAGAGGAGAAGTTGCCACAGGAGCTTCTTAGCCTGAAGGTCGCAAAAGAGAAGATGAGCGAATCTCTTGGGCACTTGTTTATACGGGATGTCCTGGATGAAAAGTTTCGGGCTGAAACCACCCACTTTGTCCGGAAAATCCTTGACATTGCCGCCGATCGGATGAGCACGGTGGAGTGGTTTTCTCAGAGGACTCGGCGACGTGCGGTGGCCAAGCTCCGGGCCACAGATCTCTGCGTGGATTACTCCGAGTTTGTCTACCGCCAGCCAAAACGGAATCCCGCTCTTCAGACGGACAACTTTCTTGCGAACATCTATCTTCTGGAGGGTGCCGCCACGGATACTCGCCTGGATCTGATTCGCCATCCGTCAGAAGAGGCGCTCCGGGCCTGGTCTGAGCCCCCCTTTTTAGTCAATGCGTTCTATTATAACGAGAACAATCAGCTTGTCATCCCCGCTGCCAGTTTCTTCTGGCCTTTTTACAATCTTGCGCATCAGGAATGGCTCGGTTGGAACTACGGAGGGCTAGGGGCCATTATTGGCCATGAGATCACCCACGCCTTTGATAAGGAGGGTCAGGATTATGACGAAAAAGGGCGGGATATGGCCTGGTGGACGAAGGAGGATAAGCGGGCCTATACTGAGAAAACGCAGGATCTCATTCGCCTTTATAACAAGGCCACCGTGATGGGCCGCCCCGTAAATGGTGCGGCGACGCTCAATGAAAATGTGGCTGACCTGGGTGGTTTGGGCATTGCTCTGGATGGGCTCAAAAGGGAGATGAAGCGAGCCGGACTGTCGGCAGCGGCTAGGCGCCGGCAACTCCAGGAGTTTTTCATCTCGTATGCGGTGAGTTGGCGGACAAAGGAAAAACCGGAGAGGGCCGTTCAACGGCTCTTTCTGGATAAACATGCTCCCGTTGAGCTACGAGTGAATCTGATAGTCTCCCAGTTTGACGAATGGTATGAGGCCTTTGGTGTGCGAACGGAGGATGATCTCTACATTCCTCCGGAGGAGCGCATCCGGATCTTTTAGTCCAGAATGAGCAGGTCGCTCAGGCGCCAATACTCAAAGCTTCCATCAGGCATCGGCCTCTTCACAATGAAGGGAAGGCGTCGCTGCTCCAGCTCAAGCTTGGCAATCTCAAGAGGGGATGTTACATGGCTGGGAACATCCACAAAGGGGCGGGCACCCTCTGCGATCATGTTGGCCCGGGCACCCAGAATCTTTGTCCGCTCAAATACCGTCAGAAACGGGGGGCTCGTGTGCTTTGGGTCGGCGCCGCTCCCTGCCGGGGCGGACTGAAGAGGGATGCTGGCCCGGACGGCCTCCTCGTAGTCCAGAAGCGACTCCGGGTGATACTTGTGGAGAATACCGAAGGGGTCGTTGGCGCCGGAGGGACCCTCGTCCACGTCCAGCTCGTCAACCGCCTCCTCCACGCCCTCCATCGCTGCGCCTGCCTCGTCCTCACCACGCTGCATGCTCTCTACTGAAATGGGCTGAAGGCTTTGGCCCGTCGCAATTTTACTTTGACGGCTCTCGGTCCGGGCGGGCGGCGGCGTAAAATTGCGGCGGGGGCTTATGGAAGTCTAACTTATAAAGTCCAGAATGTCTCTTGCTACGGACACGATTCCTGCTTCCCCCGCTTCCCCGGCCCCCCCTCCTGCGGAGGAGGTGCGCCGTTACGCCGCCTTTGATGAGATGGGTCTCTCGGATGAGATCCTCCGGGGCGTGTATGGCATGGGCTTTGATGTGCCCACGCCGATTCAACAGGTTGGCATTGTGCCGATTAAGGAGGGGCGGGATATTCTGGCCCAGGCTCGCTCTGGCACGGGCAAGACTGGCACCTTCACCATTGGCTCCCTCACCCGGATTGACCCGAGCATCAAGCGTGTTCAGGTTCTCGTGATTGTCCCCACGCACGAGCTGGCCAGCCAGATTGCCACGGTCGCCACCTCCCTTTCCAGCTACGCCGGGATCACCGTGTATACGGCTATGGGCAAGACCCCTCTGCGCAACGACATCAAGGCGCTGGAGAAGGGTGTTCACTTCCTGGTGGGCACTCCGGGTCGTATCTACGATCTGATGAACCGTGGCTCGCTGACCCGGGAGAATATCCGGGTGCTGATTCTGGATGAGGCGGATCAGATGCTGGAGGACCGTTTCAAGGAGCAGGTCACGGCCATTCTGGAGCTCGGCTTCCCGAAGGACACGCAGGTGGCGCTCTTCTCTGCCACAATGCCCCAGGACGTGGTAGAGGTTGCCGACAATCTGCTGCGCAACCCGGTGCGCATCCTGCTGCCTCCGGAGCAGGTGAAGCTGGAGGGCATCATCCAGTTCTACGTTCCTCTTCAGAAGGAGGAGTGGAAGTATGAGGTGCTGTGTGACCTGTATCAGCAGCTGAACATCAATCAGGCGCTGATCTATTGTAACAAGCGCCAGAAGGCGGAGTGGCTGGCGGAGAAGATGGCGGCACAGGGCTTCCCGCTGTCCTTCATTCACGGTGAGATGGAGGTGGAGGAGCGTCGCCGGCGCATGGCGGATTTCCGGAAGGGCTCCGTGCGTGTTCTGATTGCGACCGATCTGCTGGCCCGTGGCATTGATGTGCAGCAGGTGAATCTGGTGATCAACTACGAGCTGCCGCCGCAGCAGGAGAACTATGTCCACCGTATTGGCCGTGCGGGCCGCCACGGCCGCAAGGGTGTGACGATCAATCTGATCTGCCCGGAGGACGAGTCGCAGCTGGACGCCATCCAGAAGCACTATGCGATGGACATTCAGCAGCTGCCGAATGATCTGGGCAAGCTGCCGCTGTAGGGCCTAGAGGGTGATCACTGAAAAGAGGTAGAATGCCGTCCTCCTTTTTGTCTAATCTTGAGTGGCGCCGTGCGGTGAAGAAGTTCGTGCCTGGGGCGGCCGTGGACACGCAGCCCATTCGGGATGCGATTGTGGCTGCGCCCACGTCGTTTGGCCTCCAGCCCTACAAGGTCATTGCTGTGCGTGATCCGGTTCTCAAGGAGAAGCTGCGTGCGGTGAGTTACGGGCAGCCCCAGGTGACGGATTGCGACACTCTTTTTGTGTTCTGCGCTCGCAACAATGTAAAGCTGCGGGCAGAGGAGTATCTAAGTAGCACGGGTGCGGAGGGCATGCGTGGGATGCTGATGGGTTTCCTGGACAGCCGCCCGGACACGACGGCCTGGGCTGCTCGCCAGGCGTATATTGCTCTTGGCTTTGCCCTGGCTGCGGCGGCGGAGGCCCAGATTCCCAGCTGCCCGATGGAGGGGTTTTCTCCAAAGGATGTGGCTCAGCTGCTTGGCCTGCCTGGCTCTCTTGAGCCTGTTGCGCTGCTGGCCGTGGGCCAGGCGACCCCTGGCGACGACGGCACCTATCCCCGCTTCCGCTTTCCTGCCTCCGATCTGATTGAATACCGGTGAGTGCTATCATCTTCGTGCCTAAGGCCGCCCGGACAAAAAAGACTAGAATGATCAAGGCCGCCTTGCTCGCTTCTTGTCTCCTCGCCGCCGCCGCTGCGCAGACAGTTCCTACACTGAACCAGACCGCCTATCTGGGACACTGGTATCAGGTCTATTCCGATCTTATTGTGGAGGCGACCTTTGAAAACGCCTCCTTTTGCGTCACTGCGGACTATGGGACAAATCCCAACGGGACTGTGTCGGTGCTCAATAGGGAGAGACAGGGAGCTACCACCGGTGCGGAGCGCCGTGTGCTAGGATGGGCGGAGCAGTCTAGCCCTGCCAAGCCGGGTGAGCTGACCGTTCACCTCCAGACAGCCCCCTTTCCAGCCCCCTACTGGGTCTATGCTATCGGCCCAGCGACTTACAATGGAAGTTCCTACGAGTGGAGCATTGTCTCCGATCCGCTCAAGGCCACGCTATTTGTTCTTGTGCGAAATCTCACGGCGTTTATGGAACGCTGGAATGACGAGATCCTCTCCTTTTTAGCAGGCAACGGATTTACAAAAACATGGAATGTTCCTATCCCAACGGTTCAAGAAGGGTGTTGGTGACCTCACTCGTCCTCTAGCTGCGGACGACGACGATGACCACTGCTCTTGCGCTTCACCTGCTGCCAACCCTGCTCGTCGTCATCATACTCGTAGGTCTTACGAGTAGCGTAGTAGGCGGCCTGGGCTGCCAGGCCACGGGCACGGGCCTCTGTGATGCCTGGGGGGAGAGCGGGATGGCTGGCTACGCCAGGAAGAGGGTTTGCACCCACTACGCTGGCGTTATACCGAGTCCAATCAGGACGCCCGTAGGCATCCCGATCGGGCCCAATCTCAATCTTCGGGGCCGCAGCGGCCTCGGGCTTGGGGATGCGAGACGTCGTGCGACGAGCGTTGGACATTTGGGCTGGGGCTGCTATGCTTCCTGTGGGGGGCCCGCCGGGCCTCAATTTTAGGTTGCCGCCTCGTCAGCCGGCTCCCGCACATCGTGCCGACAGACGGGGCAATGCACATCCCTCTGGAACCAGGTATCAATACAGCCGACGTGAAAGCGATGGTCGCAGGCATTCAGGCAACGGGCCTGCGAACCCGCCGGCATCTGATCCTGGCAAATCGCACACACCTCCTCTTCAGCATCCACGATCTCCACTACGGTGTTCTCGTCAATCTGCGCAGCCGTGGGGCGCACTGGCACAGGCTCTAGAAAGGGGGCGGGGAGACCAAGAAGGCCTCCGCCACCACCGCCGCCGGTCATCAGACTCAGAATCGCATTGGCAGGATTCATGGGCTGGGAGAACATGTTGAGAAGATCCACTGTAGCCGCCATCTCATCCACCATCTGGCGACCTGAGGCCTCCATCGCAGCGGCTGCGGCTGTGCGATTATTGCGAGCAGGCTGAATAGGGAATGCAGCCCGATTATCTACAAGGGGCGACGGGGCCGCAGCGGCTGGGCCTGGAAGCCCTGGTAACGCTGGGCGGCGAGAAGCGCCGGCGCTATACTCTCGCTGCCCGGCGGAGAAGAGATCAAACCGCCGCCGGACCTGCCCCCGCACATAGGCTAGGACATCGGCCACGTTCCGAAACCTATCGGGCTCGTAGAGCAAGGCTGGAAAGAAGTTGTGGAGGTCGTCCAGAAGGTGGACGTCGTAGTGGCGCTGATATCCCCTCTCGCTCATCTGTATTCCTAGCAGGCTTGCGTGAAATTGAAGGGTCCAATTTTGCTGTAGCGCATTACTACAGAACCGCACGTATGTCAACCCCTCTTGAGACATCGGGCGGCTATGGCGGCCTTGTGAATATGGGTCTTACCTGCTATGCGAATGCGACAATTCAGGCCATTCGCCACGCCTCTCCCCGCTTTGCCTGGCTTCTTCAAGAGGGACACTACACCACTCTCTTCAAGAAGGAGGAGGAGGCCAAGCCGAAGCGCAAGCTCCAGCAGGCCTTCACTCGGGCCTTTGCGGAGGTGGTTCAGATGCTTGGTAAGTGCCAGCGAGGCCAGCAGGTGCGCCCTGGTGATCTGTGGAACAAGGTGCGGCCTGCGGTTCAAGACACGATGTATGAGCATTTCGCCATGAAGGCGCCCCACGACAGCCACGAGTTCTTCCTCTTCCTTCTGGAGTCTATTCACGAGGCCACGGCACAGTCTGTAGAGATGAAGATCCTGCGGGCCCCGCCTACGACGGAGGAGGATCGCCTTGTTGTTCAGGCCCTGACCTCCTGGCAGAAGGAGTTCTCTAAGGAGTATAGTCCGTTCGTGGATATGTTCTACGGCCTGAGCCACTGGCGCACCACGTGCAAGGGGTGTGGCACGGTCTCGCATCGCTGGGAGAGCTTCAACTCTCTGAAGGGAGTGGTGCCGAAGGGAGGCCTCACCGTGGATCCGCCCACTCTCTTGAGCATGCTGGAGGGAGAGATGGAGCCTGAGACGGTGGAGGGGTATCACTGCGACAAGTGTCCCGAGCGCACCACGGCCAGTCGCCGCTTCCATATCTGGCGGCTGCCGCAGGTGCTTCTGCTCGTGCTGAAGCGCTTTACACCGGATGGTCGCAAGATTCACACTCGTGTAGCGGGCCCGCCGACGGGACCGATTGACTTTGCGCCCTACTTCTCTCCCGAGAGTCCTGAAAAGGGTGGCATCACTCGCTACACGCTGCGGAGCATTGTGGATCATCACGGTGGGGCGACGGGTGGCCATTACACGTCGCAGGCCTTTCACCGGGGCGACGACAAGTGGTATGTCTACGATGACGAATCCATTGCGGATCTGCCTAGCGGCCCCATGTTCGGAGACAGCACCTACATGCTGTTCCTGGAGCGGAGCTAGAAAGGGTTCAAGGCTAGGTTAAAGACATTTTTCGCTTCTGAATAGATGACCTTTACAAGCAAGCTTCAAGCGAAGCCTGTCTGCTTGCGTGTAAGCAAGCCGACCCCCTCCGTAAATCTGATTGTGGGAGGACAGGGAGTCACCTTCTTTGACGCATCCGGTCCCTGCGCCCTCACCTTTTTAGATGCGAGCGGGGCCCCGAGTTTGTCCGTTGTTTTTGAAGTGGGGCGTGTTGTTACAGAGATGAACTCGACAGGGCAACTCTTTATAGATCCTCAGTGCACGAAAGGGATTGTGGCACAGCGGGGGGCCTACTATTGGGTGAGCCTGGATGCGCAGAATCGGTGTATTATGGCGGGAATCGGTGAGGCACGTATGGAGAATAAGGTCTATAAATATGTGTTTCAGTCTGGCCAGAATATGCCTGATAAGAAGTGGCTAGAGAGTCTGGTGGCGGTGCAGGCTGTTGGGCTCCAGATTACACGCCTTCTGCGAGATCCGATTACACGCTATGTGCCACTCATTGTAAAGCCGACGGAGGAGCTCACAATGGATGAGATCGCATTTGGGCACGTGATGCCAGTGGCGTCGCTGTCGGCCACACAGCAGCAGCTCTATAACACAATTGCGGGGCCAAAGTTCGTGCTTGATGGGCCAGATTTCCCCCAATTCACCCAGGCCATTGAGCGGAGCATTCGGACTCCTGGCCTCTGGTGCTACAAGCGCCTGAAAGAGAAGGCCACGGAGTTCAACAAGGATAAGCCGGACCCGAGCGAGACCTATCTCCGTATCACGCTGGGGGAGAACAACGGCGAGTCGCCTGGCATTCCCTATGTGATGGAGATCTGGCCGGTCGGACATTATTCACCTGTCCATAACCACGGCGGATCTTCGGCAGTTATTCGTGTTCTCAACGGCAACATTCAGGTTAGCCTATTCCCGTTCCTAAGCAAGGACGTTGTGGCCCCGTTTTCCAAGGCGATCTTCTCAAAAGGGGATGTCACATGGATTAGTCCCACCCTGAACCAGGTTCATCAGCTCAAGAACCTGGAGACGAACAAGGATACGTGTATTACGATTCAGTGCTACATGTATGAGGAGGGCGACACGAAGCATTACGACTATTTTGACTACGTGGAGGCTGAAAAGGGGATTCAGCAGTTTGAGCCCGATTCCGACATGGACTTCTTGGCGTTCAAGGAGACCATGCGGAAGGAATGGCTGGAGCAGAAGGCTAGTTGGAGGTGCTGGTAAAGAATATGTATGCGGCAGTCATTATGATTTTTTATATGAAAATCGTAAAGAATGCCCAAAGAGGACGGCACAACGGACGCAAAGCAGTGTCCCTGGTGCGGCCGTTGGGCCTTGAAAGACGCAGCCTGTGACTATGTCTTTGCCTGTGGCTTGGATCAGAATAATAAGTTTCACGTGGGTGCTGGCTGTGGACGGACGTGGTGCTGGACATGCGGGAAGAAGTATTGCTCCCTCTATTGCGATCCTGTTACGGGCAAAACGTTGCCCGAGGCGAAGAATCATCATAATCCTCTGTGCTGCCGTGCGGAGCCAGGCTTCAAAGAGGATGACTATTGTCCCGGTGGCCACAGTAGCCACTGTGCTAGGCGCTGGTAGGACAGGCTTGTCCTAGACTACGCTACCGTCGCCCCAAGTCCCATCCGAGAGTTACACTGGCGCAGCAGTCGCACCAGCTCCGCCAGCTGCCCGCCATCCAGAAGAGCCGCACCCCGCTTCCACGCAAACCACACCGCCTCTAGAGCCTTCACTGCCACAGACAGATTTCCATGGGCTAGCGCATGCGCCCCCACCAGGCGCACCGGCTCAAAAGTGCGGTCCACCGGCGCCACGTAGTTGGTAATCATCTCCTGATAGTCACCGTAGTAGTGCTCAAAGATCTCGGGCTTGTCAAAATAGACTAGGCTAAACAGCTGCTCGTCTGCGTGCCCGTATCCCTCTTCCAGAACTCGGAGAAACTGCTCCGTGATGGCGGAGCAAAACTGCTCCATGAACTCCTTCCGACCCGTGAAAAATCCGGAGCACATTCCACAGCGGCCCCAGCGGAAATACTCCGTCGTATTCCGGGCCAGCTGCTCCGGCTGGTAATCAATCCAGCAGGTGCTGAAACGATCCCGGTTCACCGGCCACACAGACTCCAGGGCCGCCACATTCCGCCAACCCATCCGCTCAATACAGATATTCAGCCAGGCAAAATGCGTGGAACCAAAGGTGTTCTCGGCCATCGCCTTCTGGAGCATCGCATACCGGGCCATACAGAGCAGATAATACGACGCCGTATTCCTGTCATCAAACTGATAGGGATGTGTCTTCCGATTCTCAATAATCTTGGACCGCCACTGTGTCAGAGGGAAATCTTCAAAGGACATGGGAACAAACTTGGTGTGGTTCTCCAGCAGCCACGCAGGGCGCATGGCCCGCAGCTCCTCCACATGCTCGGGCTCGCAGTAGACGACCAGATTCTGCTCAACCGCCATCGTCGCCCGAGCATTTGCCAGATAATGACCCGCAGGGCGAGCCTTGATGCTCATTGACGCATCGGGCATTGCCGTCAGATCAAAATAACCCGTCACGACCGTCCAGTTCCCAGGCTGTGGAGAGGCCGCAGCGGGCCAGAGATCCAGTGTCTCCTGCGAGGCCCATTCGGGGAATCGGATGATTCCTGTGCCAGACCAATGTCCCAGCGCCGTCACATCCACCTTTTCAGCCCCGGGGACCTTATACCAGAAGTTGTCCCGCATCGGCTTGAAATACCAGATGTCGTCGCAGATTACAAAGCCCTTGTAGCGCTGCTCACGGAGCCAGCCAATAAACTCCAGCTCTCGGGTGCCCTCATGAGGATCAATGTCCAGAAAAATGAACGGAGCGGCAAGGAGTTTCTTCCGCCACTGCTCCCGCCCCTCGGGCGTCATCAGATTGTCTGTGCCGTATGTGATGGTGGAGACCTGGGCCAGAGGATACTTGTGCTCTAGATCAAACGAAAAGATCTGATTCTTCTTACTACCACTGGCCAGTGCCAGGGCAGAGGCGCCACGATGGGTGCCGATATCAAAGATGCCGGCGTCCGAGAACTGACCAGCCAGCCAATGAAGCAGCTTGTAATGCTCCTTTCCAGCCTCTCCGAAATACTCATCCCAGTTAATAGCCGTTCCAACGCAACGGCTCGCCGCCAAGTTCACCTGCTGAATCTGATTGAGGGTGGGTGCCGCACTCATCTCAGAAGCTATAAAGGTGGTGGTTTAGGAGGTTACAGAACATCGGCGAAGCCCTCAATGTGTCCGTCCCGCAGGAACAAGGTCTGGACACGCCCCATAAACCCCGACGGCTCGCAGATACGGAAATGGACATGGGGATCCAGCAGCCCCTTCATCGGGACCTTATAGGGCTGGGGCGGCCCACGGAAGCGCAGGAGCGCATTGCCCCGATCATCGGCCACTGCCACACCCGAGTTCTCGTAGCCACCATAGGCCTTGTCCCAGCTTACGTAGTCCTTGCCGAGCGTGGGATTCGGCTCCGTCGTCCAATACAGAACCTTCGCACCCGGGAGAGTTGTGATCGTCACCTGGTCATTGGCCCCCTGTGGAGTCCGGGCGGTCAGGGCCGCACCCGGAACCAGCGTCTCTCCTAAAAAGGGGAGGTAGAAGTCCCGCCGGAAGAGAAGACCCACTGCCGCAAGGCCCACAATCATATAGACGACCTTTGCCCACTTCAGGGGCAAAAAGAAGCGCACAAGATCCGTGCCTGTCACCGCAATAGAGAGCCAATTCACGCTGCCAACAAGAACAAGAAAGACTACAAGCATGTAGGCCTTCTTTTGAAGATAGAGGCCCATAGGATCCCAAGTCTCACCGGCCATTCTGGTTGGACGGAAGAAATCTGGGATGGATGGTAGAAATGAGCGCCTGTGCGATTCGCCGTTGGGGCTCTGGCACTCCGTGCGACAGACCCACGACAACTGCCGCAAGCAAAGAACTGGCCGACAAGTTGGCCGTTATGCGAGCAGAACGGGAGAAACAGGATTCCATGTGGTTACAACCAGCAGATTCTAAGGAGAGTAGCGGACCCGCCGGGCATGGTGAACCCCGCCCGCTACAACAAACGCAACGAAAGCAATAGCCGCACCACCAAGTGCGATGTAAAGAATCATGTTCTGATCTGGGTGAGCCTGGAATCCCTCCTTTGGAGAATAATACTTGGCGACGACCAGCACGGCGACTAAGAGGGCAAGGCCTGTTATAACTGCGCTGCGCATTTAGTTACCCCCTCTTCTGTTATGCTGGATCAAATAAAGCACGGAACCCACTGTGGCGGCCAGCGCAATCCCGATAATCACCCACACAGCGGTCTCATTCGGATGAACATCTCCGCTCTGCTCGGGCGGCACCACGTTCTGAAATCCTTCTAGCGTCATTATGCGGCTAGAAAGGGCGTAGAGCACGGCGACAACAATGGCCCCGAGAATCAAGGCCTTCATTCTATTTTAACGCAGCAAAGTAGATGCCGAACTGTAATCAGTATTTTGGCAAAGTCTTTGCACATCTGGCCACAGCGATGGGAATTGCTGCGGTCAGCGCAGAGTATTCCGATCTGGGACGCCAAATCTTACCCAGAAGCTCCAAAGGGGTTGTTGTCATTGTAAACATTGTCGCAATGTTTGGACTCTTTTTTGCTACTCTATGGGCGACTCCTGGAACACCGCTCAAATATATTCTGTTTGCGGCCTTTGCGTTCACAATAGGCCAGATTCTGAAGCCCTATGTAGAGCGTCTGGAGGATAAAGACGCCTTAACACGGACACTTATTTTGGCATCTGGTCTCTTTGTGGGTATGATGGCGGTGGGATTCTACGATAAGCAGAATCTCCTCGGCTGGGGGCCCTACCTGATAGCGGGACTTCTCGGTCTCATTATCACGCAAGTTATGATTGGGCTGATGGAGCAAACTGAAAAGAGGAAGACAGCGATCAACTATGTTCGCCTGATTGGCCTAGCTCTCTTTGCAGCCTTGACCGCCTACGATATTCAGCGCCTGAAACGACGCTCCGAGTTTTGCGCTAGACTCAAAAAACTGGGTGTGCAACCTGACTACCCTGTAGAAAGTATCTCTCTCTTGCTAGATTTCATCAATATCTTTACACGCATGGGAGGCGGCTCCGACTAGGTATACATCCGAGACACGCTCACATCCATCTCCGCCTTCTTCTTCTTGAGGAACATGTCCACATGCGCCTTCTTAACCATGAACGGCAGCGTGAAGTCGGGGATATGGAAGGGCAGATCCTTGGTATTGAAGATGCGCAGCATGTTCACCTTCTGTGCCACGGCCTCAATACAGCGCTTCAGCTCTCGGACACCCGACTCGTCGCTGGCATACTCCTTCACGATGTGCTCCAGGACCTCCCGAGGCAGCAGCACCTTCTCCTCCAGATTCACCTCCCGCAGCGCCGCAGGCAGCAGGAAGTTCTCTGCGATGGCCAGCTTCTCCTTCTCCGTGTAGCCGGCGAGCTGGATGACCACCATGCGGTCCAGCAGCACACGGTCAATCTTGCCGAGGTCGTTCGCCGAGAAGGTGAACAGCACCTTGCTGAGATCCAGAGGGATACCGCTGAGATACTTGTCCTCAAAGTCGGCGTTCTGGACAGGGTCCGTCAGGTGAACCAGCAGGTTCTGGACCTCCTCACCCTTTGGAGTGGCGCTGATCTTGTCCAGCTCGTCAAACATTAGGATCATAGACATGGACTTTGCAGCCACCAGCGAGTTCACGATCTTGCCGCAGTGAGACCCCTCATAGACCATCTGGTGACCCATGTAGGTGCTGGCATCGGAGTCGCCGCCCAGCGAGATAAACTGGAAAGGCCAGCTCAGCGCCTTTGCGATGCCATTCTTGATCAGGCTCGTCTTACCAATACCAGGAGGGCCGGACAGCAGCAGCGACAGGCCACGGGCGCTCGGGTTGGCAATCTTGCTGGCAATGAACTGGAGGATCTGGATCTTTGCCTCCTCCTGCCCGTAAATCGCCTCACCCAGATACCGACGAGCCTTCTCCATGAAAGCCCCACAAGTCTCAGAGCCGTCAGACAGCCTCACGGGGATGTCTCGGTAGAATCCAAGAGGCAGCGATGTCAGCTTCTCTAGCCAGGCCCGGGCCTTGTAATACTCGCCCGCACCCGGCTCCATCGTCTGAAGAGAGTTATACTTTGCCAGCACCATAGCCTGCGTGTCAGGAGGCAGCTTCATCCCGATGATCTTAAACATCATGGACTGTGCCGTGCCTGCCGCCGGCTTGCGCTCCAGAGTGGCGAGAAGCTCCTTCTGCTTCTCGGGCGCCAGACCCTTGAACTCATCAATCTGGTCGTCAATCCCACCCTCCTCGTGCGGCGCCGTGACCAGCTTCACGAACTTCTTGACATCCTCCGACTCCTTCTTCATATTGTGGCGCTTGGGGATCATGCGCTCCTCGTAGCTCTCGCCGCCACCTCCAAAGCTGATGATCAGACCCGGCTTGCCGTCATCGGACTCGTCGTCCTCGTCGTAGTCATCATCCTCGGACTCCTCCTCCTCGTCCTCCTCCTCTTCAGACTCCTCCTCGTCCTCGGACTCCTCCTTGCGCTGCTTGCGACGGGGCGCAAAGCCACGGCGCTTTGGGGGCACCTCCTCCTCGGACTCCTCCTCGGACTCCTCCTCCGACTCCTCCTCTGGCTCCACAGGGCGGCGACGACGAGCCGAAGCACGTCCGCCCACCAGCTCTGAAGAGGAGGAACTGCTGCGAGTGCCCGTCAGCTTCTCCCGAATCCGCTTCTTTGCCTTCAGAGCTGCCTTGCGAGCGCTGCGCCGGATCTCCTGGCGCTGCTCCTGCGTCAGCTCCGTGTCATCCGTGGAGGGCTCCGCATCCGAGTCGTAGCTCGCATCGGAGTCGTCGTCCGAATAGGCGATAAGGCCACGGATATTGCCACGGCTGTCTACACTGTCGTCATCATCGTGCGCACCACCGGCACGGCGCTTCGTAGGGGGGGCTGCCTTCTTGCGATCCGGGGTCTTCCCCGCCTCGCCAGAATCCTTCTTTGCCTTCCCAGACTTCTGCGGCATCTTACTGAACTGGTTGTTTTTCATCTTTTCCAGAACGCACTATACCTACTAAAAAGGGGTCGTGGGGCCGCAATTTTAGTGCGCCCGGCGACTGGAGCGCCGGCTGGACCGACGGCTGCTGCGACGGCTGGACCGGCGGCTCTTCACGCCGTAGGCCAGGTTAGACAGAGCCTGGTTCGTGTGGCTCGCAAAGCTGCTACCCACAGAATCCGCAGCACCGATGCTGTTGCGCACCAGCTTGCCAGCCGTGCTGCCAACAGTGTGGGCACCCTGACCCGTCGCCGCCAGTAGGTGGTGAACAGGGCTGTAGACCCGGCTTACCAGACGCAGACCACCCTTGCTCTTGCGAGTCTTACGCTGACCTCCACGCTTAGCCATTCTACTTTTGTCCCAGGATTTCTTTTACGTCCATCAGAGTAAACCGGGCCTTTGCCGTAAAGCTCGGATAGTTTGCCCGGTTTTGGAGAAGATCCTCCACTGCCGCAGAACAATCCTTGGCAAGCGCTGCCCGGGTAGATACGAAGAACGGGCCATTCTTGTTCTTGAAGACCTTACACATCCGGACAAGGCAATCCGCATACTCCTCTATAAGCGCCTTCTTGTCCGCCTGAACACCAATTAAGCGCATTTGAGACATCAAGCGCTGGAACGTCTGTGTAAGGTGATCGGAGGTAACAATCTCCAGGGCAGCCAGCTCCGCCAGGAACTGAGAATAGCCCTGCCGGTATTGCTTCTCCTTATTCTTCGCAACGAGGGTGTTGTAGTTATCATCTCCCTCTGCCACTTCCGCCACATCGTCAAAGATCTCCAGATAGTTGGCCTGAAGCTTGGCCATCTCCTCCAGAATTACCGTGTAGCGGCCGGAGATTTCCGCCAGCAACTTCGCATACAGCGGGCAATAGAACTCCTCCGAGGCCGCCTTTCGGAACACCAGCATCATGAAGTCCCGAATCATCGCAGCCAGATCGGGCTCGCCGGAGCCCAGAATCTGATAGAGGAAGTCCCGAATATCATCGTAGGTGGCGGCGCTAAACTTGTTCAGCTTGGACAAGATGATGTTATTAAGGATCCGGTTCTCAACAGGCTGAACGGAATTCTTGAACCGGGACTGATACCTTCCTACCGGGGGACCGGGGGTAAGCGGAGTGTCTCCGCCGCTGCCAAAGGACCGAGCCGATGGATTCCGGGGGATTGGCGTTGTAGGGGACGTGCTGCCAGCGCTGGCCTGCGAAGCCAGTGAGCCGGAAGTATTGCTACGAAAGACGGGCCGCCCACCCTTAGGCGAATACGGAGCATTCCCACCTCCACGTCCCGCACCTCCTGTTCCCCGACGCCAATCCCCTGCAAAGTTCCCACCCAACTCACACATATCCTTCAAGTTTGCGATCGCACTACAAATCTCCGCCTTCGGGCGACCTACTGTAGACGCTGTGGCCAAGATGGCCTGAATGGTGGCGAGCGGAGTAGAGGAAGCCGCCGCCGACATACTCTTTCCTCACAAATGGACCTTAAGCACTTAATCGCAGAGTAAAATCCCCAATTTTGCGTCCCCCGTTGCGGCTGCTCCGGCCTTCTGGAGTTCTTGCTGTCAAACAGACATATGCTTGATTACTCAAAAGGAGCACATATCGTCCGTGATGCCAACCTTCATCGTGCCGCCGAGTGGCTCGGCTGCCGCCTCGCAGATGCGCCGAAGGAGTTAGAGCGGACACTTGCGCTGGCTGTCCCTGTCCCGAATCGGGCACTCCTTGCCTTTCGCTCCGGGCAGATTGGTGAGTTACGGGATGCTTTTGCGCCGGATGGAGAGGCTGAAAAGGAGATTGACAAGCTATTTACGGAGGCCGCCGAGCATGAGGCTGAGCTTGCCCCCTTCTTTGAAGATTCGTCAAAGGAGAAGGATGATCTCCAGGAAGACGCCATCGGTCAGCTCAGTTTCCAGCACGAACTCCTGAAGCCGCTGAATCATCTGCCCTGGCTCGTGCTTGGCCTCTCCCTCTTTAAAGTGTGGGTTGTGCCTGCTATGACTCTGATATTTCCTATTGTCGCTTGGGTGCTTCCATATATACTGCTGAAATATCTCTATTCACTTCCCATTAATGCGAATCAGTATATGGAGATTCTACAACATATGTGGGCGGGGAATCTGTCTGCGCCGCCGTTTGGCCTCGGAGAGAATGGTGCGCCCGCACTGCCGAGTCTGTGGACTCCGAAGTCTATTGCGCAGGGTATCTTTTTCGTGATGTCCTTTGCCCAGAGCATGATCCAGCCGATTCAAAATGCGATTCATCTCTACAAAACGGATCAGGTGCTCCGGACCGTTGGCGGGCGCCTCGTGCGCCTCCGGGACATTGTAGCCCGACTCCGGGAGATCTGCGAGAAGTCAAAGATCACTCCGTTTCTGATTCATCCGACCCTGGATGGCCTGGACGGCGCCGATCTCCGCCAATCCTTCTTTTTAGTGAAGGACCAGCCGGATCGCCTTCGCCTGGTGTTCCGGGATCTCGCCAAGGCAGAGATCCTGTGGCGCATTAGCCGCAATCGGCAGTTACAGCCAGTGCGTTGGCTCCGGTCCGGTCTCCGACTCCGGGGCGCAGTGGATATTTCTCTGGCCGTGGCGGGGCGAGACCCTGTTCCCTCCTCCTTTGAAGTAGAAGTCCAGGGAACATCTCACGCTGTGATTACGGGCCCCAATGGCGGCGGGAAATCCTCTTTTATGCGGGCAGTGCTCCAGAGTGTGGTGCTCGGACACGCCTACGGGTTCGCCCCCGCCGCTGCGGCGGCTATGCCCCGCTTTGGCTGGATCGCATCCGGCCTTCAGCTACGGGACACCCCTGGCGTCTATTCCATGTTTGAGACGGAAGTCAAGTTTGCCGCCGACACGCTACATCGGAGCAGCAGCCGAGGCCCCGGCCTCGTCCTCTTTGATGAGCTCTTTCACAGCACGAATCCCCCCGACGGGATCCGCACAGCCGAGCGCTTTCTCAAGAATCTGTGGCAGCGGGCGGATGTGCTCAGCTTGGTCAGCACACACGTCTTCCGCCTTGTGGAGGAGGCTCCAAAGGGGGTTGTGCAGGCCCTCTGTTGCCAGGCCACGGAGACTCCGGACGGCGAGATTCAGTATTCCTACGCCGTGGAGCCGGGCATTTGCACCGTAAGTAGTGTGCGCAAGGTCTGGCAGCGCTTTGGGCTTCGGGAGCCGCTTGCGGCTGCGGCTGCGCCGCCGGCCTCAAACTCTCCGACGGAAGGAGAATAGCCGGCAATATGAACGAGTCCATTATTGTCGGTGTAGCGCTGCTGATTCTGCTGGGTGCCACGGCCTTCTATCTATATAGCCGTGTGGCCTACACTGAGAAGCGTCTGGGCCTCATGGAGAGCATGCTGGTGGACATTAAGATGACGTTGGAGGGAATGCTTCAGGAGGAGGGGGACTCAGGTGGGGCCATCCCGATTCGGGGTGGCCAGCCCGCTCCCGAGACGATTTCTGTCCTGCCGCAGCCGGGCGTTCCTCTAGAGGGGGATGCCACGGTGGAGGTTCTTCCGGAGGAGAGCTTCTACTCCGCCGTCCTGGAGCAGGCGCATGAGGGTTCGGGCGAGGGCGAGTCCGCTGGTGTGCCCTCCGACGCCGTGCCCGCCGCCTTCACGGAGCCGGCCGCAGCGGCGCTGGATGCTCTGCCCACGATCCCTGGCGAGACGAACTACGACTCCATGTCCCGCTCCGATCTCGTAACGGAGGCCGAGCGTCGTGGCCTCCGTGTCCCGAAGCGCACGGGGCGGGGCGAGCTGATCAACCTACTGCGCCGTTCTGATGCTGATCAGAATCGGAGTGCTCAGGCAGGAGCGACGGCGGAGGCCGTAGAGGATGCAGGCGCTACTGGAGAGAATTCTGGCGATATGCCTGGCAATGTGGACCAGGCTGAGGCGCTGGGCGGCGCACCTTTGGAGTGAGTCTGAGCAGGGCAGTGGAAAGCTCGGCCTACAGCAGAGAGGATGGACGCAAAGCTTTTCCGACTTCCTACAAAGCCTAACTTCTACGCTGCCATCGGGACTGCCAATCCCTTTGACGTGGACCAAAGAGGACGTTACAATCAGGTCCCCACCCCAGATAGCCGCTATCCAGGCTACGCCGCCCCGATGTCGGATGGTCGTCTGGTGAGCGACTATCAACCGCACTGCTCCCAGAACATTCCCACCGGCAGCCAGTTTGCTACAAAGGAGTGGATGACGAAGAATGCGATGGACATCATGCGCATCAGTCGGGAGCGCAACTCCAAGCAGACGGGAGCGATCTATGGGGCCGATCCGACCACGGTCCCCCCGCCTGCGATGGTTGTCACCTGTGCTAGAGCGAACTGTAGTCGTATGGTGACGGAGGCACCTGGGGGGATTGGGATGGAACGGGCGGGGGCGGCAGCGCCGGAGCTATTTGGAACGTGGGAGGTGCCGAATGCCGGGGCTCCGCCGCCGACGAAGATCACCCTCACGCAGAAGTATGAGGGCGGTCGCAATACGCCCCGGGGTGGACCGGAAATGCGCTAAGGGACTTCAGCCGAGGAGGCCCAGCCCGCATAAACACATCCTTTTGAGAATATCAGATGCCAGATCCACCTGTGAGGGTTCTGGCTTTTGATATTGGGATCCGGAATCTGGCCTGGTGTTTCCTGGAGGCCGGAAACGGGCTAGCCACCATCCGGGGTTGGCAGAACTATGATCTCCTTCTCGGAGCCGGAGCGGAGGTTCCAAAGGCGAAGCAACTCTGCGCCTCCTGTTCCGTTGGCGCCGCCTGGCAAGTTCCGGGCCGCCCCGCCACTTGCCTCCGCCATTGTCCGCCAACTCATCCGCCTCTAAAGGATCTCAGCGGCGGAGCGCCGTTCAAGAAACTTCCCGGACTTCCAGTTCTCCGAACTCTGGTCGCCTCCGGTCCGATCCCTCTTCCGAAAAAGGCAACGAAGGTGAAACTCCTGGAACTCCTTGGCTCCCGGCACTCACTCCCTTTGGAGAAGGTAAAGCTCAAAAAAGCGGTGGAGCACGAGCTGGCCACGATTCATGACGCTATTCGTAGCTTTGTCCTCGCAAATGCCGAACTTTTTCGCCAGGCCACCCACATTTTGCTTGAAAATCAGCCCGTTCTGAAGAATCCAACCATGAAGTCGGTTCAGATTCTGCTCTTTGCGACACTGCGAGATGTGCTACAACCGGGCCCACCCCCTTTGAAGCTTGTTCACGCCTCTAAAAAGGTGAAGGGCGCTGCTACGGCCACGGGAGACGCCGGATACAAGGGGCGCAAGGACGCCTCCGAGGCCCGGGTGGGGGAGGTGCTCGGGCGGGCTGTGCCTCTCGTTTCGGATGCTGGCGGCTGGCTGACCCGATTCAAGGCACATGCGAAACGCTCCGACTTGGCGGATGCGTTCTGTATGTGCGCAGACTATGCGGCACTGGCATAGATGTCGCCGGCGGCACCCCCCTTTCGCCTCTTTGTTATCTATCATAAGATCCTTCATGAAGGATGCTATGATACTGTGTCTGGAGAGGAGCTATCTAAGTATGTCCGCTTTCTCGGAGTCAATGGAGCGATTCAAAAGCAGGTGCCAGACAGCCTCCTGACGCTCACGATTCAAGAGCGTGATTTGCCCTGGTATAACCCCTTTTTACAAGTGAATCGTTTCTGTGAGACCAGCGCCTTTACACATGTTCTGCGTAACGCACCACTCCTTTTGAGAGAGTCGGGAGCAGAGATCCCCTATGTCGGATTCTGCCACTATGATATGATCTTGCGGCGAGAGGCAGTTGAGTTTCTGGACAGAGAAATCCGGGCAGCGGAGGCGGAGGGACGCCAGATGTTTTTCCCCCATGCGGCGCTAGTAGCTCGTCCCCATCTCGGGCAGCTTCTCTCCTGGCAGCAATGGTCGGAGCTGGTCACAATCTACAATGCCATGTTCCGGTCTCAACGGAGCATTTGGGATGTGGTGGACAAGGAGATTCCCCTCTATCACACCTATGTCATGCGCCGAGATCTATTTCAGCGGATGATGCTCTATGCCGAGTTCGCCATTCCTCGGATGTTTGAGATGTTGAACTACGAGACTCGCCATCTCCCCTATCAGATTGAGCGGCTTCACGGGATCTTCTTGCGGCTCCAAGAGTTGGATGGACAGACAGGAGAGTGGAAAGTCATTCCCGGTCTCATTCATCAGGAGCACCTCAAGGACGCCTGGCAGGCTCAAAGCCCAGTTGCGTAGACAGTATAAGGGGCTCCGTGCCCGTATTTGGCATTGCCACCCACAAAAAAGGCTCCACCTGCGCTCTTAAAAGGGCAGCAGAAGCTGGACCTCTTTTTCCGGAAGACGCCATGCGCTAATTCACCATCTAAAAAGAACGAATCCTTGCGAAGAAGAATGAGCGGCGGTGTTACCATTCTTGAGATGGAGAACCTGGCCACGAGCCTGGACATCCCGGACGTCAGTCTGGGTGCGGATCTCGGGAACGTGATTGACATTCAGGACTCTAATGATGCTCTTGGCCTGGGTATGCTCGCCAATCCGGGTCGCCAGCGCAGTGGCAACAGTGGCGGTTCCACCTACACGATGCCATCGGGGCCCAGCGGCGATGCCGGTCTGGCTGAGGTGGAGGTGATGAATCTTGAGACGGTGGAGCCTGTGACTCTGAATCTGGGAGGCGGCGGATCCAGCAGTGGCCCCGCAGCCCCTATTGAGATTGAGTTCAGCCGTGCGCCTGATACGGGGGCAAGTGGTCTGTTCGCCAACTCCCAGACGGCTTCTGGTCCGAGTTTCAGCCTCCAGGCTGCTCCTGCGCCCCGTATGGATCCGCAGGTGGAGAAGGAGAAGAAGATTGACTATCTGAACAAGCTACAGCGCCTGGAGCAGAAGGGATTTACGGTTACGAAGCGCTATACGATGGACAATACGCTGGATGAGATGAAACAGGAGTATGATCGTCTGGTGGACGCCCGCAATCTGGAGGCGTCTCTGCGTTTCCAGCGCCAGGCGCTGATGTCTGTGGTGACGGGTCTGGAATGGGCAAACGGCCGGTTTGACCCCTTTGATCTGAAGCTGGACGGCTGGTCGGAGGCGGTTCATGAGAACGTGGAGGACTTTGACGAGATCTTTGAGGAGCTGTATGACAAGTATAAGGAGCGTGGCAAGATGCCCCCTGAGGCCCGCCTGGTGATGGCGCTGGCTGGATCCGGCTTCATGTGCCACGTGAGCAACACGTTCCTGAAGTCCCGTATGTCCTCTGTGTCGGCGGACGATATCCTGCGGAACAACCCTGATCTGGCCCGCCAGTTTGCGGCTGCTGCTGCGTCGCAGGCCGGCCCGGGCTTTGGCAACTTCATGGGTATGGCCATGGGTGGCGCCGGTGGACAGGGTCCTGCGGCCGCTGCGGCACCGGCCTCCGAGGCCGGCGCCTTTTTCGGATCGTCTGCGGAGCGTGTAGCCGCTGCGGCAGCACAGGCGCAGGCGAGGGCGCAGGCGGCCGCAGCCTTCCAGCAGGCGAGCCAGGGCAACGGCGGCCAGCCGATGGCCCAGGTGCCCCAGTCCGTGGCGGCCATGGAGCCTCCCCGTGCGACGGCCCGTCGTGAGATGAGCGGCCCCAGCGGCGTGGATGATATTCTGCGCTCGTTTGAGGAGGCCCGTCGCAGCGAGTCCATGGACGGCACGGCGTTCCCTCAGGCCTCGCCAAATGCGCAGCAGCAGCCGGCGATGGCGGCGGCCGTAGAGATCCAGAGCATGGCCTCGGATGATATCGGCAGCCAGGCAGAGTCCACTCGCACGGGTGGCCGTCGGGGCCGCCGTCGGGCGCCGGTCGGGAACACGATCAGCCTGAATGTCTAACCAGTCTCTTCAATGAGGTTTGAAACCCCTGAAAAGAGAGTGTTGTTTATGAGATAACGGTGCGGAGCAGCTCCATATTCTTCTTATACCAATCCTCTATCTGCTCTACACCCGACTTCTCCTTCGTATCATCCTTTAGAGGATCTTTCTTGGATCTATTGGCCTTGTCGTGTAGCTTTTTGTAGATGTCCTGCTCTTCGGGTGTTAGCCCAGTAGTCGCCGGGAGAGGCTGTGCTTGCGGGGGCAGCGGCTTGGGCTCTCCAAAGAGATAGAGAGAGCTGTGTTCGTTCAAGAGATACCCTATTACTAGGATAACGGCGATTGTAAGCCAGAGAGCCGTAAAGACATTGCGTGTTGCTACAAAAATCACAACGAACAGCATGCCCCGCCGGATCCAGGGGCCCTGAAAGAACTTGTCCTGATCTGGAGTCAGTCCCATGGCGAGATGCCTACCGCCCAGATTGAGCAGAAGCATACTCAGTCCGATCAGGTATGTATTTGTATTCAAGCTCAAGATGCCAGCCTCCAAAGGATTGGATGGCACCACGGCCGCTACAGCAGGGGGAGGAGGCATGCTCATTCCCTTCCGTTCCTACCGTTAAATACGAAAGCTTATGCGCTGCAGCCGTGCCAAGCCTCAGGCGCCCCCGTGCCAAGCCTCAGGCGCCCCCGTGCCACTTGTCAATTGTAACTTCCATATCCATTACGTAAAAGAACATGGCATACGCCAGCATAAACCCGACCGTGGGGCACCACATGGCGCCGGTAATAAGGAGCACGAGTAGCACCACACGCCACAGGGGCACTTTGTAGAATCGGACAAAGGGACCAGGATACTCATTTTCAAAGACGGCACCTTCCAGCCAGTTCCAGCCGAAGAGGGCCAGTGCCACAAGGAGTCGGAGCCCTGCATCCACTTTATTTTCCGGAATCATTTGTGCTAATGACGCATAGATCTTGGTCACCTTCTTTACCATTCGGCAAAGGCGCCTCTCTGCTTCTGGAACAGGTTTCATCTGGCCTGCGAACTATTGGTAGAGGCATTTCCCATGTCCTGGACGGCGCTGGTCCTCACCTTCTCCTCCGTAATACTGAGAGGATTCTCCTTTAGAGCACTTTCTACAAACCACTTCCGCTTCTTGTCCACAATATAGATCTCCTCTTCATCATCTCCGGCCTGGAACCCCTCACGAGCCTCATTGCTCCGGGGAGCCTGAGCAATCAACAGCGCTGCCAGAATCGCCATGAGAAGGCCGTAGACCCAGGAATAGAGGTCCGCCACTACGATTGTAAGAGTAAAGATGAAAATCCGACCGATAAAGGAGTTGGCCTGGGCCCGAATAGACGCCGGAATCTGGCGAACGTAGATAATACCGATTACAAGGGCCGCTCCCACATAATACTGAAGAGGGGCTGTATACTTTGCCAGAATATCTAACATTTGTTCTTTTGCGCCACCGACCATGACAGGGGCAGTGGATCCGGTCATTCCACCTTCTGCTATCCTACCGTCGTGTGCTATTATTTTGAACGGCCTTAACCGTTCAAAATAATAGGCACTACGACTATTAAGTGACGTGTCCAAA